AAAATACCGGAGATTATCTGATAACCATTCTCTAAAATCATCCAAGTTCTTGTCCTCCTTATGAGTTACCGTTTGCTCCGTTCACTGCCGCCATACGATTTCTGACAGTTCCCGATTCTGATAACTCCTGTGATACAACGCACCGGAACTGTACATACGTCCCAGGCAGCACGCCTGAAGGGAATCGAACCCCCGCACATGGTACCGGAAACCACTGCTCTATCCACTGAGCTACAGGCGCGTATCTTGAAAATCAATCTTTTGAACCCCTTATAAATACTGGAGAATATTGATTTTACTGGCTTTAAAGCCGCTTTATAAGAGATATTCAGTTGTCAAACTTGACACCTAGTCGTGTTAGTTTATACCCTTTTCACCCTATTAAATTTAATTCATAAGGGGGAAATAAGGGGGAATATTTCATTTCCCGCATTGATAAGGGGGAAATAATTATTGCTTCATCCTTATCCGTATGCTATAATTTACTTAACACATAATTCATATTATCATAATTTTGGAAAAAAGTAAAGTTTTTTATTTTGTAAGTAAAATTAGTGTAAATTTACACAACGGAGGGATGTATATGGCAAGAAGGGAAAAAGGTTCAGGATCATGGGATACTGTAACAAAGAATGACATTACATACTATAGGTACCGTAAGAAATATGATGGTATGACAAGCCGGAAAGAATTTGTAGGAAGGACAAAAGCTGATGTAAAACGCAAGATACAAGAATTTGAAGCTAAGAGTATGAGGGTTAACCAAAAAGATTATCGTAAGATGACTCTTGGGGAATGTATAGATAATATCCTGCAGACGTTGGAGCCAACTTTCAAGACAAATAACTATGCTACTCTTCAGTCTACAAATCGCTGCTATATTAAAACTAATCCGATTGCTGATGTACAGATGGCTGCTATAGACAAGATTGTTATTCAAACATACTATACAAATATGTCGAAGAAATATTCTGAGAGCACTGTTAAAAAGACACGAACTCTTTTCAATATTGTTTTCGATTATCTTGTATCCTGTAACATCATCACAGAGAATCCTGCAAAAGGGATTAAGATGCCGCATAAGTCAAAATATGCAGTACAGAAGAAAGAGCACTCTTTCTTATCTTTAGAAGAAGCTGAGAAGTTTTATAAGACGGCTCTTATGAAAGCAGATTCTGCTTTGCCAGGCGTAAAGACAGGTGATTACATCTATGGACGTAATGCTAGGTTCTGTCTGTTAGTTCTTTATACTGGCATGCGTATAGGAGAAGCTTATGCTCTCACATGGAAAGATATAGATTTTAAGAATAATACCATTAACATAGATAAGACAATGGAGCGTATCAAAGTAGATGGCAAATATCAGTGGCTCATAGATACACCAAAGCGTCCTAAGTCAATCAGAGTCATTCCTCTGGCAAATCGTGCAAAGGAACAGTTGCTCTGGCTTAAAACTGTGTCTCCTGGCTTAAAAGCATCCGGAGATGATCACATATTCGTAACTGAAAATAATATTCCACCATCACAATCAACTCTTACCAGAACACTTAAAGCGATTCTCAAGAGAGCTGGCATCGAATCTAATGGCTTCGGCCTACATGATCTTAGGCATTCGTTCGGATCTATGCTGCTGCAGAAAGGATGGGAACAGAACCAACCTGTAGATATCAAGGTAATATCAGAGATACTTGGACATGAAGATGTTTCCACAACTTATAACATATATATGCATATCATGAATAAACATAAATCAGAAGTCATAAATTTACTTGATTAAAAATAAGGGAGTTATATCATTTCGATATAGCTCCCATTTTTTACTATAAAAATATTGTTTTACGTATATTATCAGATATCCATTTAAGATACTTTTCTTTAGGAATCCTGTATGTATTTCCTATTTTTATTTTAGGGAAAGAACTTAGTTGAATAAGCTGATATGTTTTGTTACGTCCTATTTTTAGATGTTTTTGTATATCTGTTGGAGTTAACATTTCATCCATTCCATACTCCTTTTGATTATATGAGCCATATTTAAAGGACTCCATGAATAGCCTTTATTTGAAATTACATAATCTACTTCATCCTTAATACCATCAAATTGACCCACATCAGATAGATTTCTCCTATAGGCTTCTTCTATGTCGTCACCACGTTCCAGAATTTTAATTAATCTATCCCTTCGAGGAACATCAATATAGAAAGATATAATATGCAAATCTTTGTTCTTCTTTAATTGTCTGAGCCCATGAGGAGTCAAGACAACTACTTTATCATCTGTACAGTCTTCTTTGGCTGTTCCATATTGCCAACCATTGTAAGAAGCATGTTCAGCAAAAAGATCTTTTTCTATCATATCATTAAATTGCTCTTCTGTAATAAAATGATATGTTTCTCCATCTACATCTTCTTTTCTCATAGGTCTAGTAGTATATGTAACTATTTTATTAAAACCTAAAGCAATAAGCTCTCTTTCAATAGAACTTTTACCTGATGCTGATTCTCCTACAAGTACTATCATGCGGCATTCTCCTTTGTATAAGTAATTAACTCCTTAGCATAAGGAAGAGTTAAAATCCAGTCACAAAACTGATGCCATTCAGTTAATTTATGAGACTTCCTCTGAAAATACATAGAACGAAGATTCTCATAATTCAAACTGAGAGTTCTTGTCTGAAGCCATCCATTAGGTAACCAACGTACTAAAGCTTTCCAATAACGCTTGTCTTTAGTCTCAAGATATTTCTGTCTATAATACTCACACTGATCAATAATAGCTGCTGGATCTTCAATCTCTGAATTGAAATCGTCTGTTTCAAAACATTCCAAAGTAATAGGTGTACTAGCAAGTTTGTGCATTGTACTGGAACTATTAGCTACTGTTCCTACTTTGTATGTATCGTACTCTTTCCACCAATAAAGCGGTGCGGTAATAGTAACAGCTACAGAAATCTGTCTTAAAAATTTTCTATGCTCTGGTCCGGCACTGATAAGTCTCTGACATAAATCCATGTCATTTGGACCAATAATATAATCCGTCATTCCGCACTGGTCGTAAGGCCCGTCATCAAATGGGCATTCACCACATTCGGCAAGCACACAAGAAACACTATCACTCTTACTATGAGACATTAACGGCAGTCTCATTCCATAAAGTGCTTCTTCAAAGTTATATACATGTGTTCTTTCAAATTTCATAGTTAAACCCTCCACTTTTTAATAGCTTTATTAAAAATTTCTATATCTATTTCTGGACCCATAATATTTATGTCAATATCTTTTGGTAATCCAAAAGATAAGACTCCCAGAATAGACTTTAAATCAATAACATATCTTCCGAACTGTGCATCAATATCACAATTTTTAAATCTATTGGCAATACTGACAATTTCTGTAGCATCTGTCGAATCATTTAGTCGAATTTTCATCTTTATCCTTTCTTTTTGTTAAATAGTATGATATAGTGTAGATGGTTGTTCTATACACTTCACTTGTACACAACCAACACACATTTTTTTTAGAGGCACTCTATTCAGCGCCTCTATTTTTTATTTATCTGTACTTCCAAATCCACCATTACGAGTACCCTCAGTTTTATCATCTTCTGTAATTCCATAAGGTAAGAAAATCCCCTGACAGAAGCCATCACCTTTAGCTACTTTCATAGTTTTAACCCCTTCATTGGTAATTTTAACCATAATATGCCCTTCGTTATCTGAATAGAAATAATCACTGTCAATGATGCCAACTGTGTTCTCAAGTCTTATTCTATATTTAAAACCTAAACCACTTCTTGGAAACAACATTAGTACCCAATCATTGTTCATTCCGCAACGAATACCAGTTGGAATCTTAATTGTTTCTCCCGGCTCTAACACAAATGACAACGGTGAATAGAAGTCATAGCCAGCACTACCTTTAGTTGCTCTCTGAGGAAGTTCAATAGGGTAATATGCATCTTTAATTGTTTTATCAGTAATCATTGACGGCTTACTGAATGAATCTTTCCATGCTGTTTCAAACTGTTCATAAGATACTTTTTCAAATTTTGCAACTCTTTTTGCCATATTAATAATCTCCTTTGTGTATGTAATATTGTGATTCTTTTATTGATAAGTTCATGCTAAAAATGTAATTCTTCATCACTTAGTCTGATTTGAATATAAACATTTTTATTGTCTTTAGGAATAAATCCATATACATGAACTTTTTCATTTGGATCATCAAAACATAAAATATTAGTATTTTCATCTTCTGGTTTTAACAAGTCCATAGCAAATTTTCTTATTGCTCTTTTCTGTAAAATTCTTGATTTACTACGTAGATTATTAGCACACCATATCCATCCATAACCAATACCTTCAACATCTATCCAGCAACATATATCTGGACGACTCTCATCATCATACCAATACTCACATACTTCTATATTTTTATATCTTTTTATTGGTATTCTAATATCTTTCTTTTTAAGAATATAATATATATCATCAGATAAATTGAAGTCTTTTATTACTCCTTGCAATGTCATAAACTAATCTGACCTTTCATTTTATATTTTCTTTTAAATACTTAATATATTTGTCCCATTCACCTAATGAATGGATATATTCTTTAGTTTTTAAACATTTTTTCTTCATATCTTTTTTCAAATCAATTGTCCTATACTGCTTACTTTTTTGAAGTTTATTGGTCAAAAAAGCGTCAGTTACCCTAGAGACTAACAAGTAATCCTTGTTGTCCATAGAATCCAAAATAGCGTTGTATTCTGCTAAATCTTCATCAGGAATAGGGTAATCACATTTGGGTAAGTTCTTAGTCGAGAAAGGACTAATATCTGATCCTGCAGTTGCAGGTTTAAGAAAAGATGCTATGTATTCTAACTTACGAGCATGGAACTTAAATTCTATTTCTTTATCATTTTCCATGATACTTCGTACAGTTCCTTCATCTTCAAGTGCTTTGTATAATTCTTCATAAGTCTTATATTCCGGTAGTCCAATATCATTAGCTATAGCTTTTAAAATATTGTGTCCTCTTCCTATAGATGGAATGTAAGCCACAAGAGTAGAAAAACCATAATGATATATCTGAGCACCACCATAGCATTTGATATAAATATCATCAAAACTTGGGTCTATTCCTCCAGAATCATCTCTGGGATAATCATTGGTACTTTGATCTATTGCAGCTTTTAGTCTGTAAGTACCTTTATATTTCATTAGATATTTTGCCATTTAAAAACCTCTTTAGAATCAGTTCCTTTCTTAAATCCAAAGAACGGAATATCTTCTTTAAAAGTATAATCATCATTAATATAGTAACAAGGATGTTCTTTTGTTTTAACACAGAAACATTCTTCTTGTGTCAACTCACAATAGTTGAGCATATGGTTCTCTCTGTAATAATCACAATTGAAACAATTCATTAAATCACTGTCCTATCATTTCCTTAGTAATTTCTTTATATATTGGATTGCAATCTTTATATTTACTTGATTGCAAAATTTCTAAGACCAATGTTTCTTTGTCTGTATTAAATCCAAGCGTAAATTTAGGAAATAATATACCTCCTGATACTCTAAATGGAGGACTAATTTTTACTGAATTAATCTTTTTTAGTCTTTTGATACAGTCGTGATATGAATATACTGGATTCACTTGATAATACTTTCTATTTCTCCAATCCATTAAATCCTTGCCTCCATATTTATAAAATCTATAATCTCACCATTGTCTTTCTTCTCTTCCATATCCTTTATAGCATCTTCAATTGAATCAAATTTACAAGTGCAAATGTGTCCTTTTGTAAGATTTACGAAAGAATATGTATGGTCTAATTTATTCATCATAATAGACACAACTACATTATCTTTTTCTCTTATAACTAAATATATATTATCCTTCATCTTTTAAACTCCTCTGCTAAGATTTCAAATTCCACATCCACATTATCACGTAACTTTAACTCATTGACAATGGTAATAAAAACGCCCACAAGCACCATGGAGATTCTGTAATTTTCATACCTATTATTACTGCTACAGCAGTTGAAATCCATGCTATTGCTTTTGCAAATTCCATATATTAATTCTCCTTTAATACCATAATAACTGCATTACACATACCAATAATCTTTTGAAATTTTTCATCTTTCGAATGAACGTTTGCGCTAGACAAGGCATATCCATTTTCTGCAATTTCTTTTATTGCTGACATCCATTCAACAACAATGTTACTACCAGATTTTTCTTTAAGCTGATTTTCAGCATACATTCTTTCTTTATCAATAACTTCTTTATCAATCATTGTTAATATTCCTCATAGTCAGTCTCATCACTGATATTTAATTTATGTTTCTCAGCTTCATGTACTTTATTCAATGCGACTTTTTTACTATCAAATACTACTTCTCCTACAGTATTAAATCCTAAGAGATACTCATGTTTATCTCTTTTATCCATACCTACAAAGTAGGTGTCTGTGACTGTACGAACAGTCAAATCACAGACATCATAGATACCTACTGTAGGGAAAATTCTTGTATAATAGAGCTTGTCACCTTTTTCTATTACTTTCATTAATCACATTTACTCCATCCACAATTCTTGCAAGTGTTACAGCCACCTTCAAAGACTAATTCTCCACCACACTGAGGACATTTCGCCTTAGAAACTGGTACAATTTTAGGTGTAATAACTTCTAATTCTTTTTCTTCAATATCTGAAAAACCTACTTCATCCATCATCTCTTCATACATTTCAAGAAGAGCATTTCCAATAGCTACAGGGCAACTGCTGCCTTTAGATGTATCGTGCTTAGTAGCTGTTCTAACCGCATATGATGGACAGGTACCAGAAGATTTTAACTGATCTACTATGGAATAAACATCAATTCCGCCTCTAGCTGCCAAAGAAATCATTCTCGAAAGTCCAATCATAAAATTATTACACCCACCGGAAGACCCTTTACTGAAATAAGTTTCAAGCAACTGGCCATTGTCTGGATCAAAGAAAGCTTCACAATGGAGTGTTCCACAACCTGTCCTAAGAGTTCTCTTTTTGCCAATGCAATTATCATCTGCTTTGATGATCATTCCTCTTTCTAATCTGTGAGGTTTTTCTACAATATCTTCTACATTCTCTTTAATAGTAAGAATACCTGCACGTTTACATCCATCTCTAAAGATAGTTACACCTTTTAATCCTGCATCCCATGCAGTCATGTATAATCCTTCCACCTGTTCAACTGTAAAATCATTTGGAACATTAACAGTAGAACTGATAGATGCATCAATGTGTGACTGCCAAATACTTTGCATATAGATTCTGTTCTTATAATCCAGTGTCTGAGCTGTTACAAAGTAATCTGGTAATTCAGAATCATCTTTTAATCCATGTTTATCCATATATTCTTTTACAATTGGAGTGTAGACTTTATAATATTCATCATGACCTTTAAGAGACTCTGTTTTTCTTGTATAGTAGTTTGCAAAAATAGGTTCAATACCACCAGACACACCAAGCATAGTTGAAAGAGATCCAGTTGGTGCAATTGTAAGTAACTGAGAGTTTCTAAGTCCAAATGATTCTACTAATTCTTTTGTTTCTCCTAATGCATTTTTACTATAAAACGCTGATTGTTCTACCGCTTCTGGTTTATATTTAGGATATACACCATATTCTTTTGCTAACACAGCAGATGTTTTAATTGCCATATCTGCCATAGTATGTCCAATCATGTCACATAAATCAATGGCTTCTGGACTACCATATTTAATTCCCAGTTTAATAAGCAAATCGGCAAGACCAAAGATTCCAAGTCCAATCTGTCTCCAATCATATACAGATTCTCTTTGTTCTTTTAATGGATGGAGTGGAAGTCCTTCATCTAATACTTCATTTAATGCAATAACAGACGATTTGACACAATGCTTAAAACTCTCAAAATCAAATCCTGTATCACATGCAAATTCAGCTAGGTTAATGCTACCAAGAAGGCATGAACCTCCCGCTGGCAAAGGTTCTTCTGCGCATGGATTTGTTCCTGCATATTCAAACTCATCATCACAACTAAGTAAATTCCAGTTATTGATTCTGTCCCAGAAAAGCATTCCAGGTTCAGCATAATCCCAGTTCATTTCACACATTTTATGGAACATTTCATATGCATCAATTTCTTTAGTGATGGTTTCTCCTGTTTCTAACCTAGTAAATGATAAAGTAAATGGAGTTTTATTCTTTACCGCAGCCATAAACTTGTCTGTAATTCTAATAGAAATATTAGCTTTTGTGACTCTATCAAGGTCTGATTTAATACCAATAAACTCTTCTAAGTCTGGATGCTCACATGAAAGACTAAGCATTAAAGCTCCTCTACGTCCCGCTTGCCCGATTAATCCAGTAACCATAGAATATAAGTCCATAAATGATACAGAACCAGTTGTTTCTTTAGCGGCATTATTGACCTTTGCACCTCTTGGAGATAATTTACTAATATCAACTCCACATCCACCACCATAGCTATATGTACGAGCAAGTTTTTTAGCGCAGTCAAAGATACTTTCAATATTGTCTTCTGGTGGTTCAATTACATAGCAATTACTGAGACTAATTTTACGTCCTTTATTCTCAAGACCTCTATTAGCAAGAATGCGACCTCCAAATAAGAACTTTTTCTCTTTAATTAAATTAGCAATTTCTGAATTTCCACCAGATACACGATTAATCCACTCATCAAAAGTTTCATTTTCATATCTGTATTTTCTTTCCCAAATGTCTTGTCCTAATTGATTCTCTGTTCCTAACCATTCCTGTACTGTCATACACATTCTCCTTAATCGTAATAATTAATAATATAATCAACAGCTTCTTCAAGAGTATCAAACACTACATCACAATCTTCAGGAAGCCATTCATATACATTCTGTTTCCCAAATCCAATAACAGGTATCCCTTTATCAACTGCATATTGTAATTCCTGTCCAGTTCCCACAGAATTTTCAGTATTATTAAGGTTTACTAAAATCAAATCACTATTGGCGATGAGATACTTTATATAGAAATTTTTTGTCTGCTTGGCTGTAATAGATTTAGAGCCATCTCTAGGAAAATACTCTGTTGGATCATATAAGTGATATGCAATAAGATCTAAATACTTTTGTGCTAAAATAAATCTCTCAAAAGCTTCATTCCTCCAAGATGTCCCTTCATCAACTAATCCTTTGCAAGCACCAGCTAAATAAATATTTAATCTTTTCATTTTATTCCTCCATCATATATTTAATAAACAAAGCTGCATCATCAGGGTTCTCACAATGCAATTCAAGAGTATCTAATAAAGTGTCCCCTGACTGTACCAAAGCAGTTAAAACAAATCTGCATAACTGACTGTTAAGGACAATATTGTCACCTTCCGGTGAGACAATATCTACTCTTCCTTTACATTTATCTACTACTTTAAAAAATGATTCAAAATCTTTAATTCTATTAATTTTCACTCTTGTCCTCCTTATCTCTCAAATCATCTTTTCTAAACATACTGCGTAATCAACTTTTCGTGAAATTTCATTGAATACTACATTCTCAGATACTTTGCCAACATACCAAAAATAAGGACTAATACCTTCGTTCATTTTTTCTGCTAATTTATCTGCTCTTTCCTGGTGCTCATATGCTATATTGCCATATTTAAGTTTCTCTGAATCCCATACAGTATTCCCTATCTTTGTTTTAAATGTTAAATATGATTCATACTCTTTAATATATTCTCTAACTACCGAAAGCATTTTAGGGATATTTTCTTCTAGCACTGGATCACCAATAAATTCCACTGGATACACGACAATGATGTTGATATGTGGCGGTTCCATACTAGCAACTTCTTTTACACAAAAGTTTTTGTCATCTAAAACTATTATTTTAGTTACCTCCCTTCTACTAATTCAAATTCTTCTTTAAATTCTTCGTCTGTATAGCAATTCCATGTATAATCTTCTAATCCTAAAACATACCACCGATTATAGAAGTAATATGTTCTATACCAACCGAGATGTTCAACAATACAATGCCTGTCATTATCTTCTTTGATAAATATATGTTCACCATCAATATTAGGCTCAAATATTTTCAAAACTTCTTCTCGATTTTGTTTTGTTAAATATATACACTCATATTGTTCTTTCCTCACACATTTCATTGTTATCTCCTATGAATAATTGAAAATCATTAGCTTCACAACAAGCTGTTTTATATAGAGTAGCCATAGAAAATACTTCTCCTGGCTGGAATCTATCTACTTCTTTGTATCTATAACAGGATTCTTTTTTAGGACAATCCACTAACTCTCCTGCACAGAAAGTAATATCGTGACTAAACGCCATAATACCCGCCTCCCATCGGTTCATTAATAAATTCATCTATTGATCTATAGTCTTTAAGCATAGCAATTGCTCTACATAAGATGCCTTCTATTTCACAATATTGAACGCTATCAGCAATATCTGATAATCTATCAATCACCTGTGTAATTGTCATATTCTTATATGATGGCTCTTTGTATTCATCCATATTTATACCTCCTAAAAATCAAATTTCTTGTTACATAATTCATCTAAATCATCCATAAGATAAGTTTGTCTATGGATAATCTGTTCTTTAGTAATTGCGTATTGCAGAGCCTTAGTCTGAGCACATAGTATAAATTTTTTACTGGCTCTAGTAATCATGGTGTATAAGAGTTCTTTATTAAGCATAATAAACATTGAAAAGTCTATTCCTCCAATAACTGTATCAAACTGACTTCCTTGAGCTGAATGACAAGTTATTGCATATCCAAGCTCTATATAAGGAGCATGTGATTTAGGTACTTCTACATAGCCAATTCCTTGAAAATCTATCAGGATATAATCATCTTTTATATCTTTTATGATGCCTAAGTTTCCATTAAAGATATCTACAACTGAACCATCAGAATTAATTATCTGATACTTATTCTGTTTGTTTATAACTTTATCTCCTACTTTTAATACCCATTGAACTACTCCACTTTTCATAATTTTGTATTGCTTTTTTGATTTGGGGTTGTATATCTGTTGAGCTATATGATTTAAAGAAGCTACTGAAGACACTCCTTGTTTACAAGGAACAATGATTTGCACATCCAGAATAGATTTAGCATGTTTGATTTCTTCTTTAAAATACTGCACTATATTATGATATGTATTAGATTTATCAGTATAGCAATTAAGAATCATGTCCTGAAGTTCACCTCTTGTTTCTTCTCCAGTCCACCCATCAGAAGTTAATTGTTTTCCTTGTCTCACTCGAATACTTTCAGTAATAATCGCTGATTTCTGAGCTTGTCTATGAATTTTATCAAGGAAAATTGAAGATATATATTTAGATTCAAGCATATCAGCAGCTACTGCACAGGAACCTATAGATTCTAGCTGCCCCACATCTCCAATAAAGATTACTTTTGTTCCAGTAGCACACGCTTTCAGTAATTGCTTAAAAAGATAACCATCAATCATAGACATTTCGTCCACTACAATAATGTCATAATCTAAAGGATCATACTCATAGTCAAATGGTGTTCTTGGATCTCCATATTTGAGTTTGAGTAACTTATGAATTGTTTGACTTTCTTTACCAGAAGCTTCGCTAATTCTCGCCGCAGCTCTTCCGGCTAAAGCTACTGTTACACTTTTATAATCTTGCAGGATAGTAAGAATACCATCAATAATACTCGTCTTACCTGTTCCGCCGTAACCGGAGATACAGCATAACTGATTATCGAGAACCATTTTAATACCCTCAAGCTGTTGCTCTGTATAATCCCATCCTTGAGCTTTTTCTTTCTTTTTAATTATCTCTAGCCAGTTACTATACTTAAATTTATTAGGGGCATTTTTTAATCTTACTAAATGTTCAGCTATCGAATATTCTAAGTCATAATACCATTTCAATCCTATCTTAGTTTTTTCTTTATTCCATACAATCATTTGGGAATCTTGTAAATCATGTATCGCTTCAGCGATATTCAAATCAGGTACTTCTTCTCCTATTTTATCTATTAACTCTTGCATGATTTCTTCTGAATAACTAAATGATTTTCCATTCTCTCCTTGATTCCTTAGAAACATTTTAATACAAGTTTCAATCCGATCTATACCATAAGGATCAGCTCCATTCTGCAGTGCTATATCATCGGCTGTTTTCCAACCTATCCCTCTTATGATTGTCAAATCATATGGATGATTTTTTACTACATCAACGGCTTTATCTACATCTTCATGATAGTATTTAATAATCTTTTCTATCAATTTATCAGTAATAGAATATCTGGCTAAATCAATATAAGCTTTGTGTTTGTCATAAGTATCATTAAATTTCTCAATCCACTTAGTAGCTACGTTAGGGCCACATCCTTTAATTTTTGTAAGTTCTTTTACGTTCCCTTCTTTTAAAGCTAAGTAAGGATTATCTAAAGTCTCATACATTCTTTGTACATGTTTGGGGAATAGTTTGCAGAGAATATATTTTTGACCTCTAATATCAGTTTCAGCTAAATCATTATTCATAGAGCTTTCAAGAATACTAATTTGCTCTCCCCAGGTGGGGCTGTAGTCCATTTCACCTTTTATGTCGTAAACTTTTCCTATAATAGGCGTATGAATATTTCCTTTAATACAATATCTCATGCCTTTTGTAAGATTTCCTACAGTTATTTCTCTCACTGTTGCATAAAATATGCCCCAGTGAGTAGAATCATTATAGTATTTTTGCTCTTCTAAAAGACCTTTGAACTGTACCTGTTCAACTACAGTTTCTATTATCCTTCACCAACTTTCTTTCTATCTGTTTGAGCCAATATTGTTCCATCATTGTAAATTTCCTCAATTCTATTAGTTGTATGAGTATAAACAGTGTCTGGATATTTCATAATAACAAATTGATCTTCACGCCTATAACCACAAACAATGATTTTAGAACCTCTTTTAAACCAAGACTCTTCCAGAACTTTTTTCTTGCCTGCAGGTGTCTGCTCAGAAATTCTTTTATTATAATAACTATACTGACCTTTGTTATATTTACAGGTTACGACACCATGGTTAGTCAGCAACGACACCAAATGTTTATTATTATCAGAGTCTAAAACAGTTCCAGCTAATCGAAATATTTTATATTTAGGAAAATGTTTAATTTCTCCTCTAACTCTTCTTGTGGTATGCTCATACACTTCAGGAATCTCTGGGAGTGAATTATAATCAACCACTCCATACTTTGGCTCATTCAAATTCCACAACTCATGCCGATCCGGGTAATAGCTTAATGATTCCATATCCCATTGTTCTAATGATCCAGATGCATAAGATTCCATTGTTGAGTCAAGTTTTTTCTGGTTATATAATTGAAGTGTCTCAGGTAAAGCCATATAATCTTTCAATGGTTGGATAAGAGCATCCCATTCTTTATTAAAGAGCTTCTCTGAAATAATTACTCCATCCTCCTTTGTACCCACAATACATGTATTAAAGTGCTCCATCAAAAATTCTGTACCTCTTTCATCAAGAGCAAAATATCTGTCATGATATCCTTTTTTAGGTACCTTTTTTCCTTCATCTATTATATTTTTTAAAAAGAAACTCTCATGTAAAGCATACGCTTTGAAATTCTTGATTCTAATCATTGTTTCCATCTCTTTTGGGAAGATGTCATATTCTAATGCTGAGTTAAACTGCTGCATAGTCAGCTTATCTATAGGTGTAAATACATTACGAGAAAGAAACTTTTTCATTGTTTCCATGCGATCTGGAGAATCAAGTTCATTGAAACAACCAGCTTTAATTAGAATAATCATTTTAGCAGTACCAATAATCTTAGTGTCTACCATACGTTTACAGAAATCTTCAAATGAACTATAAGGCTGATGCTCTACAATGGCACGAGCTATATCATCACCTATTCCACAAAGTCCTTTAAAAGAGAAAATAATACGATTGTTCTTTTCATCTGGGACAAAGGAAAACTTTGCTTCATTGATAAGAGGTCTGTCTACTATGATTGAACGCTGCTTAAAATTGGCTATTGCTTTCGCAATTTTCCCATATTGAGTGGACTTATTATCATCAAGCTCTTCGTTGGCTCCGGCATTGATAATTAAACATGCTGTATTCCAATAGATAATTGGATAGTGATATCCTAAATTCAACTCTTGCAAACCAATACAGGAATAAGGGAAAGTGTGGTTTTTAGAAAATGAATCGGTGTACCGCTACTTTCGTAGTATTTGTTCGGACTAGACTATCTCTTGAGTGACTGTATTAAATAAATCTTTGTCCACATATTCCCATTTAAACCCGCCAGCTGAGTCTCTATTCCCTCTACATACTTCTCCTATATTTTGTTGAGGAATGTTTGTAATCTCACCAGCAATTTTTATACTTCGAAAAATACTCAAAATATTATTTTCATCATCAAGCAATGCTACAGGTCTTAGTGCTTTTTCAACTGACTTTTTCTGATTTAATGCTGTTGATATTTTCCGTTTTTTACTATCTTTATTAATCAAACCTGTACGAGAGGCATGAAGCATATTTTCTTTTCTGTCAACCCATTCCAAATTTCCGTCTTCATAATTATTTTCTTTGGTCCCTGCAAAATTGAAATCTTTCCTATGTCCATCTTTATGATTTACTTCCGGTAAATTTCGAGGATTCGGCAAAAAAGCTTTTGCTACATCCCTATGAGTCAAATCTCTTTCTGTTCCAAAACTTACTCTCGTATATCCGTTATTTGCTTTATGAGGATGAAATATTTTTTCAGTATAATGCTTGGTTCTTCCTAAACTATCTGTAATATCTCGTTCTAATCTTTTAATGTCTCCATAATTGGATACTTGATATTTTCCTTCCCATCCTTCAATATCCTTCCATTCTTCCATCGTAACCTCCAGAGCACAGTCACCCTATCCTTGCGCTTCCCAATGTGCTAATCTCATCAGTACTAATAGTCGTTACACCCGATTTAACTTGGCACGGTATTGGCATTATCAGCGTCCACCGTTAGCCCGTAAAAAGTACGGACACCGTTTTTGCATACGTTCACAAGGTTTTACTTGAGCCGTATTCAACCCAAGCTGCTTTCCTATAACTTCTTTCCAGATATAGTTCAGCAGATTCTCTGAAGTTCCAATCTCTTTGCCATGTTCAAAGAACATCTTTTTCATAGCTTCCTGCAGTTTTTCATCTTTTTTAGCAATACCTTTTCTTAACTTATTACTCTGTGTAACATTGAATCCTGAAATATGATCATCCATAGAAATTTCCATTACAATTTCCTGTGTATCTCCTACTCCATATACAGGTAATAGATATTTCTCTAATATTTTTATTTCACTTTCTGTCAAACGGTACTCATCTCTCATGCATTTGTACCATTCATTAATATCATTCTTATACCTAATATAAGTGTCAATGGGCTGTTCAGCGCCTTCTCCTGATACCATAAGTCTCATAATTGAGTTCGCAGTTGCAAGCTCTACTAAGGAATGGGGTTTGATTCGTTTAGCTGCCTGAAGCCCAACTGCAGTATCAAACTGAAAGAGATCTGTCACATCATTCTTTGCAACCATATCCCACATTTCTTTAGTATCATAATCAAGTACATCTGGATGTAAATATTTATTATATGTAGCTCTCAGTGATCCTTGCCATTTCATATATCCCGCATCAATTAGCAAATTCATACAAGTTCTAATCTTATCTAATGCCTGAATGGTTAAGAAATCCATTTTAAGACCAGAACAATAATCAGAATCTTTCATATTAAATTGAGTGATATAAATACCGTTTGGAGCTTTCATCCTAGCATTGTGAGCCAAAAAATCTTCATTAAACAAATATACTGCTGAAGCATGTATACTTCTTCCACATATAAGCCCTTCAATAGTCATAGCCGTTTCTAAAAGTTTGTCGTATTTTTTGACTTCATTTGCAAATTCAGTTTGTCTCTGACGTTCTTTCTCTTCGTTCCCATAAAGACAATCATGCAAACTCCAAGTTTGACCTCTGGTAACAGGAATAAGATTAGATAAATACTGAGTGATATCTGAATCTAATCCTAATCCTCTACCAGCAGTAATAATAGCTGATTTACTACCCTCTGTTTTAAAAGTACTACAATTAAGTACTTTTCTTTCACCTCTGCGACGTTTCACAGCTTCAATGATTTTTAGTCTTCTATCTTGCTGTGTGTCGATATCTACGTCACTGAGTTCAACTTTTTCATGGGAAATATGTCTCCAATGAGGCAGTCCCCACTGTAAAGGATTCATCTGAGTAATGCCAATGAGATACATTGTAAACATTCCTGTTACTGAACCTCTGGCTACACCCACTAAAGAATCTCCTTCTTCCCACATAATATTAACCAACTCAAGTGTTGATATATAATAGGAAGAAATACTTGTACCAAGCTTTTCAGTAACAAGCCACATTTCTTTTAATTCAACTTCAATTCTATCTAAAGTCTCAAAAAATTTTACTTTACCGAAAGTAGCATAAGGAATCTTTTCATAATATCCATCTTCTATCAGTTTTAATAAATATCTATCATAAACATTATCACTATGAGCGAATTTAGATATGTATTCATAGCGATCATAATAATTGCCAAAGAAATCACTTAACTCAAAATCAGGGATGTCAGCTCCAGGAACAATAGTTGGACAATACAAATCATACTCTTCAACCTTCTCACCAATCTCCAGAGAACACTTCAATGCATCTTCCACTTCTTCATACCCAAGATAATCCATCCTCTGATGAATTTGCTCATTGGTCATCATCCAAGTTGATTCATAGAAATCACCTAACTCTCTTTCTTCATCATCGCGACTATTAAGATAAGCAGCATGAATTTCTCTATCCTCTTGTTTCAAATAGTGAACATCACAGGCAATAGTAGCTTTTATTCCTAATTGATGCTTTAATTTTACAATCTCTCGATTCAACTTTATCTGTTCTTCTGACAGTCCCGGTTGCATTTCCAAGTAAAAATCTTTACCAAATAACTGCTGGTTCCAGAGAAGAAAATCCATATAATTTTCTCCTGCTAATAGAGACTTGCCTAATTCTCCTCCTAAACATGCTGTCGTTGAAATCAGATGTCCAGGATTAGATTTAACCACATGTTCCAGATCACTTTTCAATGTAGGAACACGTTCCATCCTTCCTGTATAAAAACTGTTGTCCCATGCTAATGAACTAAGTTCTCTTAACTGCTTATGCCCTATTTCATCTTTAGCCAGAAGAATATAATGATAAAATGGAGAATCACAAGACTTCTTTCCATCTTCTGATATATTTAATTTGTCAACTAAATATATTTCATTACCAAGTATTCCTTTGAAATCTTCCGGCAGTTCACCGGAAGACTTCATGGATTTAATTGTTTGAATAAATCTCACATGACCAGATACAGACTCATGGTCAGTGATAGCAACTCCTGAAAGTCCAAGAGATGCAGCTTGTTTTATTAATTGAGGTACTTTTACGATGCAGTCCAACATACGAAGCTGACTAAATTCTGTATGCGCATGTGTCTCTATTCTCACTAGAACACCAACTTTCTCTTAGTTTCTTTCTTTATTTCTTGTCCATAAGGATTAAGTACTGCAAATGATTTTTTCTCAGGTGTCCATAAGCTATGATACTGACATAGACCAGAAAACTTAGGATCAGCATTTGGGGAAGTGCTGTGGAATGGACACCAGTAGCATAATGGAGTTGGTTTGGGAGGATACTCGCCTTTAATTTCCATTTCATCCATTTCATTTAACACCTTGTCCAGTTTCTTAATTCCTCTGTTAAGATAGCCTTTGGTACATACACCTTCGTCAGCTCCTTGAATAGCATCTATAAGAATAAAATCATACACATGGTCTGTTGCAGGCTGTCCATATAAATGAATACATGCCAGATCATAAATTACATGTTGCATAGGTGTTTTTATATCTGCATCTCTAAACACGGCCTTTGAGGATTTATAGTCAGTAATCCTTAGCTGCTCTTTTGCATTCTTATCCACTCTATCAATAAAACCATGTATAATAACTCTGTCGTCATATACAAATTCAAATCTCTGTTCTACTGCTACGGGAGTCCACTCTTTACTATCAATCCTAGATGGTAATACTTTGTTATAAAAGATATCCATCTTTTCTGAATAGTTCATACCTGACTTACTATCAGCAGTAAAAAACTCATCAAAATATTTCTTTTTGAGGTCTTTTATACCGAGAATGTGATTATCCGACTTCTCATCAGTCTCTAAATAGCCCTCTTCTGTAATGCTTTTAAGATAGTCATAATCTACTGTCTTACCTTCCATTATCATTCTTCCTTTAAGCTCTAATGCCTTATGTAAAATAGAACCAATTTCCATAGGAAGAGACGATTTCTTTGAAAAGTTTTTGTCTATATACTTTAATTTGTGGCTCAGTGGACAGTGATCAAAGTTACTCTCTTTACTGTAGGAGAGATAAGGTAACCCCTTATCCTCCTCAGTTACTTGTCGGATTTTCTGACTGATTTCAGTCAATTAATGCCTTTCTATACATAATACGTTCCCTCCAACGTGATATCTTCCATAGTTATTTCTACTTTGTTGTCAAGCAGTTTTAATAATGTTTCTTTGCCTTTATCTGTAGGCGCATCCTTATAATCTAATACCCTATCTTTATCCCATAAGATTGATACTTTACAATATGGAATAATCGGACGTATTTTCTTAAACAATTTATTTTTGTACAGCTCACCGTCCCATCCATACGGATCCTTATATTCTTTGTCAAAACCAAGAATTAATTCTTCTATCTTCAAATAATCGAGTAGCAATTTGATTTGTTCATCTGAAATTTCACTGCCACATACAGCTAAAGAAAAGTCATCATCACCAAAATACGAATGATTTTGCATAACTCCTTTCTCAGACTCAAGTAGTAAACATTTCCTACAAGTCTTAATCTTATTCTGGTTAATATGAATACCATAAAGATTATGTGATAACTTGTGGCTTAGAAATTTTCCTTCTATATTAAGAGGTACATATTTTCCAATGTTCTCTACGTCTTCTTCATCGAGATATCTTCCTCTTATACCAATAAGATTTTGATGTCTATCTCTATGAGGAATAACTATTTGATTTGTATTACCCCAATAAGATATTTCAAATGTAGATAACGTCTCTCTGGAAATATGGTCGTTTAAAAACACTTCATGAGGAGTATATTCAAACATTTCTAATACATGCTCATCTATAGGTTCACAGTCTATAATGTCTGTAGATTTGTTTTTCCCAAACTTCTTGAGCCACGACATATCACATATATGTTTTGGTCTCTCAATATGTTCAACAGCTTTCATATCTATTTGATTAGCAATATAAGATACCGCCTGATACCAAGTATAAGTAATCCCTTGTACTCTTTTAGCTCTGATTACTAATTCAAAAATAGAGAATGATTCGCTACATGAGGTGTAGCAATGAAATGTTCTTCCAGAATACTGATCTGTAGGTTCATGATAGTAATAAAGCTTATAACTATCGCCACCATGACAGATTGTTTGAAAGATAAGATTCCCAGATGAGTCTGTTCTATATCCTTTTGATCCTAAATCGGTAACTATCTTGATTACCTGTTCCTTTGTAAGAGCCTTTAATATTGCATTTTTATCATAGTAAGGCATCAGTACACCTAAAAATCAAATGGCATTGATCCCAATAAAGTACTCGTAGCTTCTTGTTGCTCATCATCAGTAATCTGGATATCATCAAGGCTCTCAGAATGTTCCTCAATTACTTTCTCAATTTGAGCTACAGCCACTTCAGTTTCGATCAGGTTATAATAGTTGTCTGTAATAAATAAATCTTTAGTTCTACCAGTAGAGAGATCAGCATATTGCCATAAACGGATTTTTGTCAGTTTTCCTCTTCGTACTTTATATATGTGTCTTACAAGATTGGGTATTGGCACTCCATACATATTGTGCATAAGTTTCTTTACACACTCTAACTCTGCACTTGTTGGCCTCAGTGAAATTTCACCTAAGTCAATTCTATCTGCTAGAGATTTTGCACCTCTTAACATTGTTTCGTCTTTAATCTGACTATCTTTGTATGTACCATTTAACTGAGTCATTGTTAGAATAAAGATATCCAATTTCATAGCCAAATTCTTAAGAGTGTCCATGAATAAGAACAAAGTCTGATCTTCTCTCAATTTCATTCCTTTACTCATAGAAGCAACTTCAGCAATTAATTTAGCTGACATATGTATATAATCGAATACGAAATAATGACATCCTTTTTCTCTCTTATAAGTTTTAATGATATTTGATATATCTTCTATACCAAAATCATTAATAATTTCTATATATAAAGGATAAGTAGCAATATATTCAATAGCTTTATCTACTCGTTCTTCCTCATCTCCTTCATAGTCTCCATCAAGAATCTTGTTCTCTGGTACTCCGGAAACGTATGCCATAATGATAGTCTGTACTTCGTCTTCCTCTAACTCAGTAGAGATGAATAGAGATGGTTCCTCACACCCAGTGTAAATCCATTCTTTTTTATCTGTATCATAGAAATAAGGGATTGAAATATTACAGATATCTGCCAATGCAGTCCTTGTCTTTCCTCCACCAGAATCAGCAGAACGAAGATAGACCTTTTTAAGTCTCGCCCCTCTAGCAATAGTAGTCATCATAGGGCTCTGTAAAGGTATTCCAAACTCTGGTTCTTCTTTCAATCTTTCTTTCAGTTCTTTCATTCCCTTACCGGCAAGCTGACCCCTTCTCGAAGAATCCATTCCATAGAGCATTTTTGCTTTCGTAATGAGCAGATCCTCTTCTTCCAGAATCATATCATTTATTGAAGTTGCATCTAATTTAGCTGCTTGCTGTTCTTGTCTGCTAGGATCAATGATTGTTTGATCATAGATGTTCCTTATGTCTACTCCACATGAATCCCAATATCTTAAAAGACTAAATTTCTTCAAGCGTTCCAGGTAGTAACTAAAATTTTCCAATTCAGCCAAACGAATGGCATCGTCACAATAATCAATTCCTTGATTATCGTTGAAAATTTTATATTGTTTCTCATATCTTGAAAGAAAACTATCTATAGCAAATGTATCTATAATCTCTACCCCTTGGTTGTAGAGATTATACACACATGAAAATAATATTGCGTAAAATTGTTCTTCTTCAAAGTCATACTGTGTAAGTGTGTATTCTTCCAAAAGGGAAGGTTTCTTCATAATACATCCTAAACATTGAAGAGTGGCGTGTTTGTCAATTAACATATTCACTCCCCTATTTTGCTTATATCAATCAAATCTACATTTTTCTTTTTAGGCGATACTTTTATATGCTTCTTTTTATAAATCTTATCCAAATCTACTTTTGAAGGTTCTATACTGTCTAGCTGTGCATAAAATGCCTGAGCTTGGTCATAATACCAAGGAATTAATCCAACAATGTCACTATCTTCATCTTTCCTGGCTTCTAATCCAACTATAGAAAAACAATATTCTAAAGTCTGTTCCATTCCTTCCCAAGTAAATCCTTCATACATTTTTTTGTATTTATAAGCCATTGCTGAACTTTTCGCTGTGCATTTACCCTGTATTTGCTCCACTTTACTAAAGAATTTTTCTGCTGCCTGGGCTTCACTTTCTGGAACTGCTTCAGGGATTTCAGGGAGAGCACTTTGTTTCAGCGCTCTCTCATATTGTTCCCTTTGCTTCTTCGTCAGTTTATCATTGTCAATCTTTTCTTTTTCTTTCTTGATTTTTTTATCAAGACAAGCTTTATGATAGTATCTGGTTTTTATATGAATAGCTTTCGAAGCAAGTACATTTTTATGACATACCGGGCAAATGTACATTGCCCTTGGCATTACGCCACTCCTAATTCAGCACAAGCATCCTTAATGTCTTCGAGAATAATACTCATAGCCTCAGTCTGCTTTTTAGTACACTGAGATACTTTCTTCCCGACACCAAGAGTCTGCTCTACAATATCTGTCAATGTTTCCATATGATCTGAGGCAGCTAGTTTACCTCCCCAAAGGGCAATCTCTTCCTGAAGCTGTTCAAAGGACATTGTTTCTTTTTCTTCATACATAGACTGCTGCTCATCATAGGATACTGATTTAATACCGTCAGCTTCTTCCTGTTTAGTGATTGCATCAGAAATTGCTTTCTCTAAATTATCTGCTGTAAACTCTTCAATTTTAGTTACCATGAAATCATATCTTGAACGAGCGAAGAACTTATCTGTCTGTGCAAAATAAGCAGAAGATTTAATTACATGTCCATCTTCATCTACGCCATTTGGCTCAAGGTAAGCCACTACGTCACAATTATCTACAATTGGTTTAATACAGCGCTTGTCTCCCTTAGGCTGAATAAAGCCATCTTTTTCGTCTGCATGTGCAACGAATACCACTGTATACCCGGAAGTTACTAATTTCTGAATCTGTTCCCAATAAATACGTTCATAAATCTGATAAAGATTTACTTTGCTGTTTTCATTGGCTCCAAGAGAAATGCATCCTCCACCATATGTGTCACATACGAATTTCTGGCAAAACAGAGAGGAAGCATATACTTCATCAATAACAATAGTGGAATAAATCTCTTTAGCTCTTTCTACTGTTTTAGGATCAGTAAGTTCTTTGATGTACTTAGTGAACATTCTCCAGTTGTTAATCATTTTATGTTTAACTCCTGCCTGAGCACCTAAACCATTCTCACACATGAAGAACAAAGCATTCTTCATCTTTGCGCAATTATAAGTTTTTCCCGTATTGTTTGTGCCATAAAGCATAATTACTTTTCCTTCAAGGCCATGTGCTACAACGCTTACTTCTGGTTCAAAAATACTATCTGTCATATGTAATCTCCTTTAATTTTACTATTTATATTTTTACAAACTTGTTTATAGATTAAAAATTAGGAAGTTTTGGTCTAGCTTTAGTTGTTGCGGCAGAAGTTGCTGTCTCTGGCTGTTTAGCTTTTGCTTTCTCTTCCTCTAAGCGAACTTCTCTATCAGTAATTGCCTGAGAAATTGCACCAATGTCATATGGTTCTGGAGTTGGTGTTTCACTATCCTCACCGTAAGCATCAGAAGCATTTGTAATAATCATTTCATTTTTATAGATCGTTTTCTTCTCAAATCTTGGTTTACCAATTTTTACAGGAATTTCTTTTGTGATTTCTGCACGACTATTTACAATATCACCATAGAACTTAACAGTCTGATTTGGTGCATAATCATCTAAAATTGCTTCTGCAATTCCATCTTCTGCTGGAGCATATAAGGTCATTGGCTCAATTCCTGCGTATGTAGGCACCCATCCTTTTACGATAGCTCGGCCTGTTTCTTCACCTTTATTCTCACCAGATGTATAAAGTTCTGGAGTAATAGAAGCAATTGCCATTTCTACTTCAAACCAAGCACGAGGCTCGAATTTCTCTGGGGCTCCATCATAACGCTTAAAAATCATTGTCTGATAAGAAATACCTACATGTACCTGTTTATCTTTTCCAACGTAAGAACGAGGTCTGATTTGACCATCTGTAACAGTTACTCTTGTAGCTGCGTCTTTACCAACTTTAGCAATAGACTGATATTCTCTCATTACAGTTTCAATGCCTGCATAATAGCCATTATCTGTGCCGTCATTCTTTTTCTCATTGATATACACTCTAAATGTTACAAAGTTAATGTCTCCTGTCTGTACTGTAATGTCACCGCTAATAACTTTTTTACCATCTCTTACTGACTCTTCCAGTGTGTTTTCGCTTACAATACCAACTACTTCTACTTTTGTGTCTGCCTGTCTTAAATTTGTTTTTTCACTCATGAATATTGTCTCCTCTTATAAATAATATTGTTTGGTATATTGATAAGCGTTCATGATTGAACGACTTATTCACTAAATCTCATGCTAACTCTATCTAAATATTCTTCATCTGACGGGTTAGCGAATCTAATAACTGTATATATGCCTTTGCATTCTGGACATCTATTATTTTTTCTTTCATTCCATTCAAACACTGAAGCACAACGAGTGCACTGGCATAATGTTGTTCGTGTTTCCATCTCATTCCTCCTCTTCAAAGATGCTTCCGCTAATGCCTAAAGCTTCAGCAAGTAGTGTTTTCAGAGGTTCTGATGGATTCTGATCATTCAACCATCCTAAATAACTATCTGGAATTTCAGAGAGTGGTTCTCCCTTATGTTTGCCGAATGGCATAAGATATGTTTCTGGTGTAGGTTTGAATTCTTTCATCAGTTCATCTACTTCAGTTTCATCAAAAGATACTGTTAAATCTTTTCTTGATGCTAAATAATCTGCTAAGTGAACTATCATCTGACCTTTTGTTTCTGGTAATGGCAGCTCATCTTTACTTCTTTTATCTGTGTTCCATTCACCCATATGTGAGGCGCAACAGTCTGCAATATAATCCAATTCTTCATCCGGCAACCATTCAAATCCTTTATAGGATTTTATTCTCTCAGCTATAAGTAACGGGTGTTTAAAAAGAGTATATTGACTGCCATTACGCCCAAGTTTTTCATCATCATGGTTCATAATAGCTGTTCGTAGCATATCTCTTTCTCTTGATGTAAACTGACTCTTGATACAATCAATTGACAGCATATGATTTAAGAATCTAGTTGCTCCTTTTACATGTTTAGCAAGTCCCATAAAACCAACTGTATAATCAGGGTGATACTTGTTAGTACTTGAAGCAGACACTTGCCAGAAATATGTAGGCGCAGTATCTAGTAATTCAATACAAAATTCCTGAATATCATCATTTTCAAATACTTCTAATTCTTCCTTAAAAAATCTCTCTGCTAATGTCATACAGTTTCCTCCTCAATAATTTCTTGTGCCTCTTCCATATCCGGTGTATCAGAGGAATCTTTTATCAATCCTTCAAGGACCTTGAAAGTGAAATTCTTGTGTTTATAAGCCTTAAAGCTACTTCTATTATCAATTCTTACAACTACACCTTCTCTAACATGTGTCGCCCCTATTGGATCAGGCCCATCATAGTATTTTTCTACACGCTCCATAAGATCTTCTTTAGTAGTAAACAGGAATTTATCAAATTCAGGTACATGTTTAACTCCTAAACGATCACACCAATTCTTTACTTCTTCCCATGGAATCTCTGTAATAATCCCATCTTCATTGGTCATAGTCATTCTATAAACATAAATATCAGAAGTACCAGGAGTACACCCATAAGAGAACACTGTTTCATCACCGTAAAGCTTCTTAACTTCTTTATCTTTAATTTTAGTGTTGGAACAGGTTCCCATAATGGTCTGCTCTGTACCATCAACCCACCCTACGATTTCATAAAACACTTCCATTCCTTTTGGCAGTTTGTCAATAAAGTAGTCATGATATTTCTGTCTAAATTTATCATTCCCATAGTAACCGCCTTCAAATGTATTGAGTACAACTCTTCTTGTTCCAGTAACTATTTTCCATTCTTTGATAACAGGAGCCGGTCTACAAAAAAGTTTCTGTAGTAGAGTCTTTTTCTTAGTAGTTACTTCTATTGCATTTGCTGTTCGACCAGATGTGCCATGCATTTTCAAAGTAATGTAACAAGTATCTCCTGGCTTAAAAGCATTTAAGTTATATGCTAACTGTTCTGTATCAGCATGTTCTTTAAAATAAGGAAATTTGTTTTTTAAATTCGGAGTTTTTACTTTCGGATCATTATTAGATTTTTTATGATTTGATCTTGGAATATATTTTTTACAGATAACTGTCCCATCAAGTACAGTAATTTGATCTCCTAAAGATAATTTATTTATATCAGTCCATTTACTAAGAGATTCTACTGGTAAAACCAGTCCTTCTGATTTCTCACCTCGCAGTCTCATAGCTTTAATGTTTCGTTTTACAGGATCAAGATATCCACCTGTAGTTGTTCCATCTTCATTTTTAATACGCAGTAAATTGTTTTCTTTTGCAAATTCTTCTCCTAGCTGACCATCAACCGGGAAAAATACAACTTTCTGCCCTTCGTAATAACTTAAATCAACAATAACCGTATTTCCAAAAACGGTACCAAGCTGGAGCCTATCAGCATTGCTGTGTTTACGAAGTTGCTTAAGCTCAGTAATGTAAGCACAATACATTAAGTATTGAATACCTCTTTCTCACTCATAATTCTCTTGCACAGATCAATTACATCTGTGTTGCCTCCTTTTACTTCGTTATATATTTTAGTAACACCATAAAGTTTTCCTATATGGAATCCTTTGTTATATGTATCAGTAATTTTCTTTTTCATCTTTTTTCTAGTTATAAACACGTAGCTCCCCCTGTTATTTCTTCTAAAGTTCTAGGAGTATAATTCAGCAGCATTGCTCCGACATTATACATTTTACATGGTGTATTATATAGATTTTCCATTTCATACTTTGTTCTTTGCATCATATTATTTTCAAAACCTGTATGTACATGTCCATATAAATGATACCAACCATAGTAATGATTCTTAAAACAAGGAATCGGATAATGACAAAGAATAATACTCTCTTTTGGATTAAGGTATAGTTCTTTATAATCAACTATTTCTACAAATAAATTCTGTAAATCTTTGTTTTTCAGAATCTTATTATCATGATTTCCTTTTATTAAATGAATCCTACCATTTAACTGGCTATAATACTCCAATGTTTTAGTTGAGCCATACCAACTAATATCTCCCAAAAGATAAACATCATCATCTAAGCCAACTACTGAATTCCAATTATTTTTAATAGTTTCATCGTTCTCTTCTATTGTCTTAAATGGTCTAGCATCGAATGCCAATGCATTTGTGTGACCAATATGTAAGTCTGAAATATAATAATTCATAAGCTACTCACCACAACACTAAGTATATCAATAACGCCAACAATTAGTAATATTATATAAAATCTTGTTCCATGTATCCCTATTGATGAACAATAGGCTCCTAGAATACCCCAGCATAGAATATTCAAAATTGATAAAAATGTTTTCATAGCTCACCTATCCAATCTTCATAAATATTATCTGCATATGCTTCAATATCATCATGTAATGTCTCTTCTGGGTAATCAATAAGAGACTCCATAATATAAGAAGTTGCAATCATATCTAAAGCTTTCTCACCTGACAGTAGATATTTTCTTTGTAATATATCTTTTAGACATTCAATATAATCTTTAGCGTTTTCTGTAGGCTCTGCCATTATGCGATCCTCACAATCTGTTCATACAAGACATAATCCTTTACTGTTATAGCTTTACTATCATGGTAATGCCCACATGTCCAACGTCCATAGTCAACATTACATCTGATCTCTTCCAGATAATTAGTTAATTTATCCGGTTTATACAATCCATGTGATAATAATGCTGCCGTAGAAGAAGCTGTACAATGCGTTAAGATAAAATCTACCTTATTATTATGTTCTGCCAAATTCTTTATGCCTTCATCCATCTCTTCTTGATTTGGCATTTCTCGTTCCCACCATGAAATGTGATTAATTCGGTACATTTTATCCGGATCATCCCTCCATTCTTTTACTCTTGGATCGTCAATCTCTAATACTCCATCTGAAATATCATGACTTGAAGCCCCTCCAAAGGTAAAGAATTTTAAATCGTCTATCTCAAATACCTGTCCTCTCATAAGATGAATTACTGATGGTTTAATAAAATGTACCTTACCACCATGCCATTCTTCTACCGGATAAGCATCTAATATATCGTAACATTCATGATTACCATCAATAAAGAGTGTAGTAAAGTTTCTCTCTTCAAGCCAATTCAGATACCACCTTTGTTGAGGTGAATCTCTCCATATCCCAAAATCTCCAAGAACAATTACATAATCATCTTTAGTCATCTCTCTTTGTTCCGGAAACGAGTCCATATTTAATCTATGGATCCAACCCCCATGTGTATCACCCGTAATCCAAATTATTTCCACCACCTCCAACAATATGTAGCGATTGAAAATCCTATAAGAATCATGAAATATGCTATAGGTATCGCGAAGAACATTTTCATAATTGAAATTAGTAAAATACACAGGTTTAATTTTTTATCTGCAATCATATTTAATATTGTTACTACTGGCAAAAGCATTAACTTCCAACCACTACATATAGCTCCAATTACTCCACATATAGCAGAAATCCATCCCATGGTTTGCTTAATCACTTAATTCCTCCTAAACTATCAATCCATTGTTTTACCTTGCCATTATCGTATGTTTTTGTAATCAATACGGCAGACACTGTTTGCCCTATTCTTCCATGATATTTACGATATGTACTTTCATCATTAAGTGAATATTCAGTTCCGTTATAATTTACCGTAATTTCATATTCAGCATAATCAGTTCGAAATTGCGGAACATGATTAACCATACCTGTAAAACGGGTTTCTTTAGGTTTATAATATTCATTTACAACTGTGACCTTCACGCTTTCCTCTTTTTTATCAATGCATTTAGCACAACCAGTTAATGTTGAAATACTTATCAATAGAACTCCTAAAATACTTAATACTTTCTTTTTCATAAACTCTCTCCTACATTTGTAGTTAAAGTCCAATCCTTCTGAGTTGTCCCATAGGGGTAAGAACTAAATGTTATAGTATTATCCTCAGTAGTTTCAGTTCTGGTCGTCTCCTCAATAAGATGGCCTTCTTTATCATATTTTTTAGTTGTCTCCGTAATCGTAGTTTTTATCATTGTACTCTCCTTATATTGACAAACCACCTCACCTAAAGTACAATACTATTGATCCCAGGTCTGTACCGGGTGAGGATCTTCTGAATGGGTAATGTGATATGGGATTGTATCACACATTATTTTTGAAGGAGGTGTTGCCTATGGCAGCAGATATCATAACTATACTTACTTGCTTTGGGCCAACATTACAATTCGTAGTTGTTAACGTTATCCTCACCCTACGCAGCCACCTCTTTATACTGACGCAAAATCCCTACGCTACCGTCAGTGTGGTATATGTCCACAGTTCTCACTATACGTTACCCTCATTATTAATTATTTATTTTCAACAGTTGCTACATTGCCTGATGTTAATTCTCCTGCGTCAACAATTGTTGCAGCATTTCCACCTTGTACCTTCGGCACATCACCATTCCACTTATCAATCTTCTGTTTCTCAATAAGTTCTGGAGTAAGTGACTCAGCGATCTTTTTATTTGCTTCTGCTTCAGCATCCGCTTTAATTCTTGTAGCTTCAGCTTTACCTTCCGCAGTGATTTTCGCCTGTTCAGCTTCAATAGCGGCTTTCTCTTTATCCTGCTCCGCTGCGATGAGAGCAACTTCCTTATCTTTATCTGCCTGTACCTTTGCAGTCTTAGCTTCAATATTTGCAAGTTCCAGTTCCTGCTGTGCATTTACCTTCTTCTGAATAGCAGCCTGAGTTTCATCATCTGTAGAAATTGAAGTAAAGTTTACAGTATCAATGACGATTCCATATGGCTCAAATTTCTTTTTCAAGTATTTGTCAAGTGCTTCATTCAGTTCCTGGCGTTTATCACCAAATACATCTGTTACCGGATACTTAGCAGTTACTTCCTGTGTCCACGCTTTCATCTTTGGCTTAATAAAAGTATTCTTTACACTTTCGCCAGACTGACCTTTAAATCTTGTAAATACATCAGCAACTTGATCCTGGTCGAATTTATATGAGAATTCAAGATCTACAAGAAGTTGCTTTCCATCAGCGGTAGGCGTTTTAAAACTCTCATCCTTTGGTGAATCACCTTTATCTTCTGATGTAAGATATGACTGCTCAATACCAATTGAATACAAAGATGTTTTTACTGTGGGTGAAATTAAATGCCATCCCTGTGAAAGAGTGTCGTTTGAAATTCCACCATTCATCTTGTATTCTACCGCTACATAACCTGCTGGTACTCTTACGCTACACTTTGCTACGCAAATTAATCCTGCTACAATAATTACTGCTAATCCAATACTACCTAAAAATCCTTTTTTCATTAATCTTTCTTCTCCTTGTTTTGACCTTCTCTATTTATTTCATCTGCTGCATCTTTCCAGATCCTATGTAAGAATCTCCCAAATGGATAAAACAGTGCAGATAATAGAAACCATAAAATTACTGCTCCAACCAATACTAAAAATACAAATACTGGATTCATGCTCTCTCCTTTATAATTCAATACCTTCCATAACAGCTCTAGCTTCTAAAATAGCTAAATAATTTGCCATAGCATCAATCTGAATATTATAAATGCTTCTTGGGCATGTTGGCTCAAAACTAAGACTTCCATTGTCCCATTTAAAAAGTATAGACTGCAAACCTCTGAATCTAAGCATTAACTGGTAATATTCAGCTTTGAATCTCTCGTTATAATCTGGGCTAACCATCATTTCTGTTGTTTCTTTTAATGTTTTTACCATGTTATTTGTCTCCTTTATGTTCTTTAATATCAATTACAAGTGTCCAAGTGAAAAAGACTACCAGCATTAAACTAAGTAAATTTTTATAAGTAATAAGATCTACCAATGATATTGCTATAAAAATAGCATCAAGAATGATAAAAAATTTATTAAGCTTCATTTAATTCATCTCTCACTCTCATAAGTATCTTCCCAAGCCTATTTTCTCCAACTCCATCTACAGTTCCCCAAATAGTATCTCCCCAAGTATTACCCTCTTCCAGGTGCTCGTCATCTGTGGCAAGTAATTTTTCCTTAAGGTCTGGATTTTGAGTGAATTTAGCCAGTACGATTTCATACATTACTTTATCTTTCACTTCTTCCCAATCTGATCTCAAATCAATCTTTCTACCTGCTGCCTTTGCTTCTGATGGGCTAGCTTGAGAAAATAACTGGAATTTTAGTCTACGATTTTTTGTTTTCTGTGCTTGAAAAGCTGCTTCATTATTTGTATAGTCCCATCCGTTATAACTTACCGGTGCCATATAAAAGTTACTTAAAAAGTAATAATCTCCAGTAAAACTATTAATCATTTTTCTCCTTCCTAATAATCACTACAAGTTACTGTCAAACTTACAAATCCATCATTTTGCTCAAAAGATGTAATAAACTCATCTTTTACCAATTCTTCTACTATATCTCTGTCAGTTATTTTTGCTCCAATTAATTCAGGATCAGTCAAGTCGTATTCAGCTTCTACAGTGATCACTCTTTTTGTTGGTATCAAAATTTCTTTCTCACAGGCATCATCAATTGGTTTATTTAATATTCTTTTTCCTCTTTGCGTAATATCACCTCCATATTTTATTTCATTGTTTAACCTCCTTAAGCGTAGGTGAGGAATTGGACCTCACCTTAACCTTTTGTTACTACACTTATTTTCTCTTCCCTGCAAAGAATCCAATTAAGAAACAGACTAATAGACATACCGCAAACACGCCTATATTTAACACTATCATTTTATTTACCTTTCTTTGCTTTCAGTTCCTGCAGCTTTTTATCAATTTCATCATCTTTCATTTTCTTATCCAGACGCTGTTTCTGTACAATAGTAGAACTTTCATAAACAATCCTAGCTCCATCAGCAGCCTCTTTCTGCTTTTTAACTCCGTCACGTACTTTCTCTAGCATCTTTTCCTCTTCACTAGAAGATACTCCCGGTGTTACATTAAAAGCTTTTGATGCCTGAGCTGTTTCCAGAGTTAAAACTGCACTCTCTTTTTCTGCTTTTAAATCATTAAGCTGTTGCTGTAGTACTTCTACTTTTTCTTTCTGCACATCAGCATTCTCTTTCCATTCTTTTAATGTATTTTTAATAAAATCAATTTTATCATTAAGTTCCTGTTGTTCTTTTAAGTAGACTTTTGCCGCTTCGTCATCTCCTCGATCCACACAAGCATTTACATTTACATCTGCTTTCATAGCATCTTTCTTCAAATGAAATAGATCATCTTCATAATTAGAAATCTTACCAAGCATCTGCTGATATCTTACATTCTCCTGCTGAAGTTCATCTTCTTTTTTCTCAATAGCGGCATTATAATATGCTTTAGCTCCTTCAGGTGTAGACGCATCTTTCTGAATCGCTTCGTTTGCCGTGCCAGATGCTCTTAATCTTACTCTTTTTCCAATTTTACTATTAAAAAAGAAATAAAGTCCTACGAGTACTAAAATAACAATCATAACAATTCCTCCAGCTGTAATATTCATTAGTCTCTCCCCTCATCAATATCAAGCCCAAAGTTTTTAAACAGTTCTGTCATACCTCCCACATAACCGGAACCTAATGCCTGGAATTTGAATCCATCTCCGTAACGGTATAATTTACCCATTTCTACTGCATTCAATTTTTCAAAGTTTTCATTCTCAGACAGATCATATTCATACTTATCACCATCTGGATTGTCGTAATCACAAATTGTCATAACTGCATTGGAGACCATTCCAAAATTCTGCATACGCTGTAAGGCCCTAAAAATTGTTAAGCAGATAGTAAATTCTGTTTTATCTTTCGGGAAAGTATCAGCATGCACAATGAAATATTCGTCATAATGCTTTCCATTGAAAATCATTCCCTGGGAATCGTCACCAGTTTTATTGTCTCCTGAATAGTCTACCCAGGGATATGCAGAGCCATCTTCATAGGTTTTATAGTTTACTAAATCTTCTGGATACACTACTTTACGGCTTGAATCTGTTAAAAATCCATTGATATCAAAGTCAATATCTGCTTCACCAGCATAACGGTTCTGATCCCAATTGACTCCAATGAAGAAGTTCTTAATACCTGTACCATCCTCTTTTACCATACTAATTTTCTGATTTTTGCTCATGTTGATTACTGCCATATCTCTTTATCTCCTTTTTATTTATTATTCAGCCAGTCTTTATACTGACGAAGAATCTCTGTATATAACTGTTCATCAGACATTTTATTCATGTCTTTTACTGCTGTAAAACCGGTGTTGTCATGTTTTCTACCTTTCATATCATCAAGAGATTTTAAATAGTCAAAATCTTCATCTCCAATTCCTATGAACTGCACGAAGATGTTGTACTCTGAAAGCTCTTTAATAACTGCATTGGTGGCAAAAGTATCACTGTTCTCACCATCTGTAATAAAGATGATAAATGCTGGAATCTCACTTGGCTCAATATCTTTATAATATGTAACCATTTCTTTCAATACAGGAGCATAATTAGTACCACCCATATACATATGAGCTTTTTTCATAACATTTTTAACATAACTACTATAATTATCAGCGTTAGCAGCTTTTAAGCGCTCTGCTCCATTTGAGAACAGCCAACTCTCAAGTTCTCCATTATCGTCAAATCTTAGAGCAATAGGCAACAAACGAGAAATGGTTTCCTGTACAGATCCATTATCATACAGCCAATCCATACTTCCTGAATAATCCATTGCAAGAGCTACTCTAGCCGTATGTTTTGTCATATCAATCTTGCTTCCCTTAGACATATCAATAAGTACTTTGCCAAGATTTTCATTGTGCTTAGACATATCAATTGTCTGTAACTTTTCTTCATATACAGGTTGCTGAGTTACAGCAGAAGATAACTCTACTGCTGCTTCCTCATCTTTTTTTCCGAATAATTTTCCCAAAAATCCCATTTTAGTTACTTCCTTTCTTACAAATTGCTTTTCTAATCCAATCTACAGGCACAACCATAAATGCTGTCACAAGGACTACAATCCACTGTTTAACATCCATTGGAGTTGTCTGTACTAGATTTCCTACAAAATTACACAAAACTACAGCCATTGCAAAAATACCCAATGCGATATACACAAATAATTTGTTATTTTTAATTCCTTTGAAAAGATTCATACTATCTGTTCTAATAGTGAATCCATTAAATACTGCCATTAAACACAATAAAGCGAATCTCGCTGTCATAGCCGAAAGTTTTGTTGCAAACATATTTCCAACTGGACCAAATGTAATTACACCAAATAAAGCAATAAATACAATTGAACTTAATGCAATTCTCCCTTTCGCTCCACGGATAAATAATCCGGATCCTTTCATGATAGGCTCTTCATTCATATATTCTTCTTTTGGTGGTTCTCCGCCAAAGCTTAATGAGTTAAGTGAATCCATGATGATATTTACAATAAGGATCTGAACTGCTGCTAATAGAGCAGAGCCACCAGAAATAATTGGAAATACCATACTTAAGATTAACAATGAAATATTGATAGGTAGCTGGAATTCAAGGAACATCATAATGTTATGCATAAATGTTCTACCAAGTTCGACTGCCTTTACCACACTTGCAAAATTATTGTCTGTCAAAACAATATCTGCTGCTTCTTTTGCTACATCAGATCCGTCTTGCATTCCAAAGCCTACATCTGCTTTCTTTAGTGCGGGAGCATCGTTCACACCGTCACCGGTCATTGCCACAGACATTCCAATTTCTTGTGCTAATGTTACAAGGCGAAGCTTCGTATTCGGTGAGCATCTGGAAATTACTCTTAACTGTGGAATAATTTCTTTTACTTTTACATCTGACATTGCCTCAAACTCATCATTGGTAACTGCTAAGTCTCCAGGCTTATAAATGCCAGCTTCCATAGCAACAGCCTTAGCAGTCTCCATACAGTCACCAGTAATTTCAATTACCTGAATTCCAGCTTTATGAGCAATTTTTACTGCTTCTGGAACTTCATTCCTAACCGGGTCAACAACTCCAATGACTCCAAGGAGATTCATTTCATCGGGGAGACCATCATCAGTTTTATCTGAGATAGTCAATGCAATACATCTCATTGCCTTCTCTGTCAATCCCTTAATATGGCTCTTTAAAGCTTTTCTTTTTTCTTCTGTCAGCTCAGTTGCAATGCCATCATTATCAAGATAAAATTTACACTTCTCAATTAATTTCTCTGGTGCGCCTTTATAAACAGTAAAATCATTTGCTCCATTATTTAAAGTAACTGCAGAGAATTTATTTTCACTACTAAATGGAACACGTTTCTTCATAATAGCTTTATTCTGTATTTTTTGTGCGTCTTCAGGAGAAAGCATATCAAGTACTGCTCGATCAATTGAATTGCCACCAGTGATATTCCCATTAGAATCGAATACTGCACTATTATTCATGCAAATGTTTAAATCAATTAGCTCGTTGAGTGAACTTTCCTTATTAAAAATATCCTGACAGTTACCGTTAACCATAACTGTAGAAGTCATTTCACCTGTTGTGAGAGTTCCTGTCTTATCCGTACAAATTAAATTAACATATGCCAATTCAGGAATTTTACCAGTATTCTTCGCAAGAATATTGAATTTTTCCATTGTCGATACATTCTGTTTAGTTACAAGTTTTACAATGAGTGGCAGACCTTCCGGTACAGCCGCAACAATAATTGTTAATGCATTTGAGATATTCTGTGCTACTTTCTGAATATTTTCAAGAATGTTTCCTGAGAAATACTGACTTAAACTTCCAGCATTTAAGATACCTGTAATTGTCATAATTACAAATGCTAATACTGCCGCAATTGTTCCCCATTTTGAAATAAAATCACACAAATGATCCAGAGCAATATCAAGAGCTGTCTTAGGAGGCTCTAAAGTCTGCATTTTGACAAGAGTATCACCGTTAACTGTATTAACACCAACATCTGTAACAATCATTTTTCCTTCACCAGACATGATAACTGTTCCTGCAAAGAGAGAACACTGATCCGTATATGCAGTAGTTGATGTTGTTTTAACATGCTTATAATTAGCACTAGGAATTTTTCTACATTCTTTTGTCTCTCCATTGATAGCGGCGTTATTAACAGAAATTTCTCCATCAACAATAAATCCATCTGCAAAAATCTCTTGTCCAGTTCTCAATAGAACTAAATCACCTACTACCAGATCATCTTTATTAATTGTCTGTACGCTTCCATCTCGGACAACATCACAATATCTAACTGCCGTTTTTGCTCTTAGCTCTGCTGCAGATTTCTGTATGCCTAGACCTGTCTTAACAGCAATTTCAGTAACAATAGCTAAAACTACTATAATCATTACAGGTTCAGAAAGAGACATTACTCCCATAGCTCCTAAAACTAACTGGAATAAAGCAATTATTATTAGAATCATAGTAATTGGTTCAGTTAATGCTTCCTTAGCAAAATGATACCATTTTTTCAATTCAGGTTCCGGAAGCTTATTACTTCCATATGTAGTCCTACTAACCTCTACTTCGCTACTTTTTAATCCATTAAAATTCATTCTTAAATCTCTCCTAATACAATTCTTTCATTGACAGACATTACAAACTCTTCTATAGCTTTATAATTTGGTTTATCAGGCAATGAGGTATTCTTTGAATCATACTCAAGTCTTTTCTCTAACTCGTTTACCATTTCAAAAAATTCTGGGATAGGCTGACCGTTTGCATCCAAATATTCTCCATTACGTAGAGCCATAAGAAGCTCATGATCATCTTCTCTATATGTAATAATTTTGCCTTTTTCAAGAATATCAAAACACATAAGATACAATCTCACTAAATGGCACATATGCTTTCCTAGCTTATTATGTTCTATGGCATGTCTGTTTCTTTTTCCAACTTTAGAGTAATCCTTAACAATATTTTTCATTTCAGCCCACATCCCCTGATAATCATTCAAAGGATAGTGCTTCAACTGGATATCCATAAATACTTCTGTTTCATAATCTTCCTGAATACCTTTATCTACATAAAGCTTTATTGCATCTTCTGGAAAATTGAAATACTTTTCAGGGAAAGTATAAAAAGCATTCATAATACTATTAAGAACATGCTGCATTCTTTCTTCTTGCCCTAGCTTTCTAGCAGCTTTATTATCAAGCCTTCTTAGCTGGCTTGTAGCATAGCCTCCAAAAGAATAGATCGCTTTCTTAGATAAAAACATTTCAGCATTATCAAGAAGTTCTTGACCAATTGGATGAATATAAAGATAATGTTCTGGCTTCAATCCTATCAGCTCAATTGTGTTTGGGTTGCAGTTTGACAATAGAGTTATCAATTTATTAAAAGAATAGATTGTTGTATCTGTTGTTTCTTCCGTTACCTGATCAAAATTATGTATAGGAATCAGGATTTCTTCTCTTTTATTTAAAGCACAACCCCTAATATCCAGATCGGAGTTTTCTGTATCTGTACCATAAGCATGAGACCCACCTAAGCCTAATAGAATTATGTTACTCCCCAGGTGCTCGTTCGCTCTTAAGAAATCATAGTGTTCACTTTTCAACAATTTTTTGATTTTCTCTATTTTCATCAATTTCTCCTGTTGAATAATAATAATTTACTATATCGTCTAAGTTCCTTATCTCTTTTTCTAACTCTGCACACTTTTTCTTGCTATCACATGTCCATAACTGTTTTCGTAGCTTCGTTGCAACCTCAGATACCTTTTCTGCTTCTTCTGTTTTATCAATGGTTTCTATGACATCAACTTCAATTGGTTCTCCGCAAAATGGACAGAATTTAAGAGGGTAATAATAGTCTTCAGGCCATGTATCTTCCCAGTCTTGGACTTCTTCGCTTATGTAAAAGAAAATTCCAAAAGTTTCATCAGTTTTATAGTCACAACCATGGCATTCTATAGTTTCACAAGTTCTACATAAGTAGTTATCAGGATATTCATTAGAAATAACTATCCTAGGATTCTCTTCTAATGCTTTGCAACAGAATTTAGGTTTATAATATTTATAAGATGTGCTCCTATCTACAATTATTTGCTTTGCTTTTATTTTCATGTTTACTCCTCAGATAATCTGTAAGTTTTCATCACCAATAAGCCATGCAGAATCTAAAATAAAATTTTCATATGGATCCCCGTTTTCACTCCAGAATTCATCTGATCCAACTTCCCAATCACCTAATGTTCCATCATTAAAGTTACCGTATAAATAATCTGCTGTGTGTTCTAAAAACGCATCCACAGCCTTATCATAATCTTCTTTTCTTATTGACTCTTCTACATCCGGCTCAAGATCAATCCATTTATGCTGTTCAATCAAAAAAGATTTAGCGTTGTCTCTTACTTTCAACAGTGAATTTTTAATGTCTGCTAATGTTGCATCTTTCTTTTTTGCAATGATATAACTTGAAGACGAACTATTAGTAACAAATCCTCTTCTTATTTTCATTAACCATCTCTCCCTTCTCCTTCAGCAACTTCTATATCAGCAAATCCATTTACTTCCGTAATAGCATCTATTGCTTCATTCATAGAGAAATCATAATCATATACAGCATCACCCCATTCATCATAATAAGCATCGTTCCTGTCCTCAATTACGATATATTCTCCATCAGGGTGCTTTTCTAAAATGTCATCAACCCCATAAATGACCGCTCCGCACCAACTAGCACCAAGCTCACCAGACCAGTTTTTTTCATCATTTACACCAGTAACATCTAATACATCAAGATTGAACTGATCAATTATCTTCTGAGCTTTTTCTTTGTCAGCAATCCTTGCAAAGCAAATAATGAAACTGCTAGAGCTTGAATTAGTAACAAATCCTTTCCGTATTTTCATGAGCCCTCCTTTCTAGTGGCTCTCGCCACTAGATTTCTTATTCCACTTAGGTTTATCAGTTTTCATTTTATTTACATGTTTATAAAAAGCAAGTGACTTCTTAGACTGCTTCATCCCATGTTTAACCATTCTAGTATGTTTCTTTCCGTTTTTATCTACTTTTGTCTCATACTCTTTGTTCCAGGAATTCTTTGATCTCATATTACATGTCCTCCATTGAATAAATTACTTTTTCTAAGCTTCTTTTTGATTTGAAACACTTCTTAAGCAAACACCACATAATGGCTTTTTCAGTATCATCTTCGTCTTCCCAATCATTTAAGACTACAGAAGTCTGTGTTCCATCTTTGAACCCTACAGTAGTTCTAATTTTTCCTGTAGCAATATCTTTTGTTCTTCCTACAAATGTGATATCATCTTTCGAAAGTGTTTTACAAACCTGTTTATCAGTTTTATTTTTAGGTACAATATATACATCAATGCCTAAAGCATCTTTAATCTGACGCTCACAGCTTCTAAGCTCTTCTCCAATAGTATGCTCTTTTTCTTTTTTCGCTACTGCTTTTTCAAGTGCTTTTAAAATCTCATCTGGTGACATATTCATATCTGTTTTCTCCTCTTTATAATTAAAATACTGCATTGGTTTCAGTTTAAACTCATTCTTCTCATGTAAACGATCAATCCGTCTTTTTACTTCTGGATCGTCACACACTCCTGTACGGATGTATTTATCTAATACTGCATAGGTGAATCCAAAGTTATCTTCGTCTGATTTACCACATAAACCATCCGACGGGGTCTTCTCTACATAATTTTTAGGCAATCCTAAATAATGCCCGATTCTTTTTACCTCTCCCTTTGTAAACTGTGCCAATGGAGCAAAATCTCCAGCTGCGTCACCATATCTAGTGGAGTATCCGATGTAATCCTCAGAAAGATTACATGTATTAACCACTCTTCCATTGTGTGACTGTGACACCCCGTATAGGGTGGTCATTCTTAGTCTAGGAGCGAGATTAATTAATGTCTGATCTGTTACATTAAATGCAGCATCAATTTGATCAATAATATCATCATAAGCTGATCCAATATTAATAGTAAGATAATCAATGTTTAATACATGCTGGCAAATGTCATATGCCACATCAATATCATCCTGTTTATAGTTCGGCATGATTACTCCGAGAACTTTGTCAGCTCCAACGGCTTCCACACATAGCTCAGCAGCTACTAAAGAGTCAACGCCACCGGAAATACCTACTATGAGATTACATCCAGGACCATTCTCTTCTCTCCAATCTCTAATCCACTGAATACAATCATTTGTTGCTTTTTCTACATTAAACATTCTGCTCCTCCAATTTCCACAGTTCTACTTCAAAACTACTTAATTCTTCTTCTATAATCTTATAAACCACTTCCCAGTCTGCTCCTCCTCTTCCGCAGCCTATTTTATATGGGAGTGCAATGGTTGTCTTGTGAGGTCTGTTATCAGCATCAAACCAATAAACAGGTATTTGTTGTCGAATAAAATTTAATCCTTCTCGAAAAGCTTTAACATCAGTATACTGTTTTCCATCATATCCATACTTGTCTTGTGCAAATAAGGACAATATCTCTTGATTTTTCCTTCTGATAAAGTACTCGTCATATGTTCCAAGAAGTAATTCTGGATTAAACTCACGTAATTTACAGACGTTTCTATAATGTATATAAATACCTTCGTCATAATCTCTTAATGCTTTAGCGACTCCAGTATTCATTTCTCCTTGGCAATTAACTTGATGAATTATATAATCGGTCTGTGCATCTACAATGTTACCTTCAATAATTTTAATCATAAATCTTTTCCTATAAATCCTGAAATGTAAACTTCTCGCCACAGGAGCAAATCACTTCTCCAATAGTTCCAATGCTTGTGGGAACAAATTGATATGTATATCTCCCGCCACAACATCCGCCAGCTCTCAATCTCTGTTCCATAGTTTTCAAACCATGTTTCTCAGCGTCATGTTTTAACTGCCACTCTTTGATTTTCTCCTCTTCTTCTTTAGAAATTGGAAATCCTCTATGTAAATCATCTTTTGCTTTTTCCAACTCTGTTTTCATTCTCTGCATTTCAGAATCTTTATAATGCTCATCTTTGAGCTTCTTGTTTTCTTCTCCTAAGTATTTAATTCGTTTTTCATAAGTATCTACTTTATCAATAATCCCCTGACAAAGATCTGAAACTGAATCAGTAAAATAACTCATTTTTAATACCTCCCTATATCTACTCCATAAATGATGAAACATGTACAGTTACAAAATCGCTATGTGCACGAATATAATCCAAAGTTTTAACTGTATCTTCTACAATTGCAATCTGAGATGGCTTAAGTCCGAGCTTTTGTTGCAGCGTTTGAAGCACAGTAAGTTTTTCTGTCTTTTCTAAAGTGAAATAGATATTATCATCTGGCAGATCATAATTGTCTTTTATAAAAGCTCTTTTACCAGGAATTTCATTTAAAGGACTCTTTGAACAGGTATATACTTTATTCACGCCTTTCTTCTGAATAAACTCCTGTATTAATTTGATCGGACGCACATCTTTATACGGATTCTCACCGGAAGCTACAAGTCTGTCCCATTCATCGTCAGTCATACTATGACTTAATTCAGAAAACTCATACGGAGCAAGTACTCCATCTACATCCATTACTACAATCACATCATCTTTTAATAAATAATCTGTAATTTTACTCATCTTTGTTTCTTCCGTTTAATCTGTCTCTGATTTCTTTAAATATTTCTGTATGATATATTTCACCGTCTTTAAATACAGTTTTTAATGCCCCATCATAAACAAAGCTGTCATATCCATCTCTGCACCTTAATTCTCCATTTTCATCGTAATATACATGACAACATCCTTTATGAGATTTCTTTAAATGGCTTACATCTGTCTTTGGATCTTTGTAAATCATAATCGGTTGTCCGTTAACTTCTCCAAATGTAGCTTTCATAGCAATGCCGAACATATCTCTGGTTACAACGACCATACGTCCATCAGGTTCTACAACTGCCGAGAAACAAAAAGCCCCAACTCCAAATACAATGTTGTTTGCAGCGAATCCTTTCTTCTCAAGTTCTTCCCATACCTTTTTTACATTGTTAAGAGTACAGCCATCACCATAGATAATTCCAATATGAGGGTCCAGTACTTTGTAACCTTTGCTATTTACTGATCCTTCAAATGTATTCCAGAGTTTTTCGATAGTCTTAACTGAAATCTCTACCATATCACCAGAATCCGGACGAACCAAGAGCTTACCATTGTGCTGCATAATTTCTTTTTTGCAAGCTGGAAGAATATTGTCAATCATGTTCCAGTAATCATATGTATCAGATACCATGCTGAAAGATGCATTCGGATATAATTCTGTAAGTAGTCTTTTCACAAATGTAATTTCGTCTCCGTCCACAGCATAATTTGAAGCCATGACCGCATGTTCGGTAGAAATCGCACCAATTCCAATATGACTCACGCTACAGTCATTGAAATAATATTTGTCCAAATAATCAATTGCCGGGATCGTACTTGTCTTATCAAAGGATAATAGCCAAGCAACGGAGCATCTCTCTGCTTCTTCCATACAGGACATTCCACGCATTCCAAAGTCTGAGCAGGCCATTTCAGGTCTTAAAATGTCGTCGCAGGTCTTTTTATAGTAGAAATTTGCCAGTTCTCTGTACATATGTCCAATTGTTGCATGAGCACACGGCTTCCAAAGCTCAACCTGCAGAATACACTCAATCCACTGCACAACCCATGCAAAATCTGGATGTGTATTCGTGATTTCAATGCATGGCACTCCCATAGGCACTAATGTACCTTCCGGTAATGCACGGATCTGAATCGGAAGATACCCTAATTCGTGAAGTTTAAGGATTGGAGAAATATCGTAATTTCCTTCTCCTAACTGAATGTCCATACTAATTGTATAAAGTTCTTGAACTTCATCAGTGCTTAATTTAAAGAAATCTCTTTTAAAATATGTAATAAGATATTCTTTAATAAAAGCCTGCAGTCCGAAGAAAACCATATGATCCTGCTCCTTTAACATTGATCTTCTCGGAGTCCAATAAGAGACTAACTTCGTCAATCCTCTCGGAAACATATTGTGGTGTACTTGTTTGTAAGTATCGCTTAACAGAATTGCTAAGGTATCCATTATTTTTTATCCTCCTCTTTGTCGTTTACAACTTTATCAATCTGATCAGTAATGTAATCAATAACATCCTTGCCGGTTTTCCCAATTGCTTGAACATTGTCCGATGTTAGTTCATTTGCAACCATCATTGTATAAACGGTTTCGGTAGTTGGTGTAAGAACTGTTAAAATTACAGAAATAATCCCAATTGAAATAAATAACTTGAATCCATTCTTTGTTAAATCATCAAATCCTATCAAACATATTGCAAATGCAGCTACTGCAACAATCAGAAATAAAGTCCCCACTGCATCTGCTCTACTTGCAAAATAAATCAACCAAGGACTAATAATTGGTTCCATACTTTCTCATCTCCTTTATAATTTTATCAACTTCATATTCTCTTAAAATATCATCCACATCTTCTATATGAGAATATCTATTAGAGTGTCTATATGTAGCAATTTCATAAGCCATTGATTCAATCACGTCTTGTAAGCTTAGAAGTCTATCTTCCCATTTGTATGTTTCTGTACGGTAATCTGGTAATTCTCTTAATGGACATAATTTAGGAATCGTTGAATGTTCTTTCCTTTTTAAGGAATTAATGTATTTATTTAATAATTGGCAATAATATCCATACGTTTCTAATTCTGAAAATGGGCATTCGTCACATGAATTAGGTTCTTCTATAGATAACATAACTTTACTCATTATTATCTTCTCCTGTAATTTCTCTCAAACAATCATTCCAACCAATCTTGTAGCTAGGCATTTTTCCATTGCTTTGAAAATACTCTCTTCCGTACACTCCTGTTAATTTCATTTTATCCGGCAATGGATTCAAAGGACATCCTTTCATTAACTCATCCCACGAATCACCAGCATTGAAATTTGCATTAGCATCTTGTACTGTGCATTCATCTGCATCGTTTAATAGCGGACAACGTATACATTTCTCTGGCGTATCAATCACTAATACTGATTTACTCATTTTCTTCTCTTACCTCTTTTCTGCAAGAATGCTGCGTGTGTACAGGACTGATTCATCTAAATCTCTCAACAAGTTCAATCTTAGGACTTTCCAGATTTGTCAAAATCGTATCTGTCGTATAAATCTTCTCTATCAGTCCATTGTTTTTCAGAAGCTCTCCATCATAAACAGTGTTTTCACAATGAGTAACATAAAGATAAATCTTATTTACTCCTGTTTCTTTTAGTTTCTTAGCACTATGATAAAAAGTACCACCTCTGCTACAAATATCATCTACAATAAGGATATCTTTACCTTGTAGCTGATCAATTTCACCTGATAAATCTAAACCTTTAATCTCTCCAGTCTCCCAATCTCTATTCTTAATACCGAAAGCATATGGAAGATGTACTGCTGAAGAATATCGCTTCATTGATCCCGCATCCGGATAAAACATCATAAGATTGTCACTAGCAATCTTCTTGACAGTATCTTCAATCATTCGATTCGGTGACTCTACATGTACTTTATTAAATAATGCGGCAGATACATCAGAGTGAGGATCTAAAACTTCTACCTGCTCAAAATTCAATAAGTTAATAATTTGAGCAAAATATTTCAGTGTAAAGATTTCTTTTCTCTTTTTTACTCTATCCATACGTGCATCAGGAACATATGGCATATCTAAATAAATTTTAGTACCATGATCTTTACAATATTGAGTAAGATAAATAATTGCTGACATTTCTTCCATTGACTCAAAAAACCATTCAATAAGGTTTTTGGGTCCAATAGGAGGAATATCCTTAAATAAGAATGTTCCATCCGGATATTTATCAAGTTTGATTTCTACGTCGTTTAATTTAATCATTCCAAATCTCCTTATAATTTATTTCTTACTGTTTAATAATCCTTACTTAACTTTTACTTATGCTCAATATCACAGGTAGTTATTACAGACGGATTATTCAAATGATTGCCATTACAGAAATTATTGATAAAATCCACCTGTCTTTGGAGATAATCAATAGAATCACATAGTGAAACTTTTACATAACTTAATAATTCTGCGACAATTGTACTAATCTTAAACAGTTCATTTTCTTTATCATCGTATTCAACGCCATCTGCATGATTAAACGGTGAGGTTGCGTCAGCTGTTTTTATATAAAAATCATTATCCTCATTTTTATAAATTGAGCACACCCAAATAGTATCGTCATAAAGCCCATCAAACTCAAATACTTGTAAGGTTTCTGTATTGTTTTTTTCAACAAGTTTTGTAGTGATCACTCCATCACAGTCATATTTACGTAAGTAGTTCTGAATATCCTCTAATGTAATTTCTTCTAATTTCTTCATTTCCACAGTATTTTCTCCTACCATCTTATTTCTCTCCTATCACATTAATCTGACAACTTTTCATCACCTCTAAAGCTGCTTTATGCTTCTCCGGTGTAGTTCCAGCGCAACATGACGCATCTACTGTGATCTCTGCCTCCGGATAATAAGTTTTGATAAGAAGAGCATTTGTGATAACGCAGATGTCTGTACACACACCTATGATTTCAATGTTTAAATTGTCTATATCACTGTCTGTCCCAAATATTTCTTCCCAATCCCAGCCTTCATAACCAAAAGTTGACTTTTTACATACCATAAAATTGTTATAATTATTTTTTACAGGATGAATTTCATCTATAACCTCCCACCCTGAAGTTCGATATATACAATGTTCAACAGGAAGTTTTTTACCCTCAGAAGTATTCAAATAATCTGAATTATGTGTATCCATTGTATACACTACATAATCCCCATTATTTTTATATTCTTCAAACTTTTCTTTAATTTTAGGTACAATAGCTTGAGCTTCCGGCGTACCTAGTGAGCCAGTTACAAAATCATTCTGCACATCAACTACAATCAGAACTTTCTTTTTATTTCCCACAAGCATTACCTCCAACAGTCATTCTCCCGAATGGGTACTCTACAACTCTATAGCTACAAAGAATCTCCATTTCTTTAACAACGTCTCCTTTACACATCTCTAATAAGACACCAACTTCTTCTGCTACTTTTTTAATTTCAACTTTTTTCTCTTCTGCTGAACTTAAAGTAATAGTTCTCATTCCTCTAGTATAATCAGAAGTCATATCATAAATATTATTTGGTATTTCAACTTTAAACCCGGCATCTTTTAGATCATTCATGTGTAAAATTAAATCATGAGTATATTCATCTTCTGCAAGCAATTCCATTAATTTAATTTCAGCTTCCTTATCAATCTTTTCAATACTTCTTTTCTCCCAAAGTTCTATAATTGACATATCATTTTCCTTTCTTGTAAAATTATTTAGCTCATTTTCTTTAAAATAAAAATCTCCTTCTTCTGATTCTTCATTGTAATAACTAGAGATATGTATTCTTATATTGTTAGAATAAACTGTTTTTACAACGCCTGTAGCACCTGCAATATCATATTGTTTATATTTTTTAGGCACTATTATTACTTGTACTATATCTCCTACTTGAAACATTTTTTACTCCTTTCTATTTATTAATCCACCCAGAGAGACTCGAACTCTCACGCTATTAAGCATTAGAACCTAAATCTAACGTGTCTGCCAATTCCACCATGGGTGGGTACAACTGGCAGTTCAACTGCCAATTGTTAATAATGAAAGCGACTATTATATTTACTTATTCACTACTTACCAGCCTTGTACAAACTAAGAGCCAAGTATAATCATGCTCATAAACTTTTACCAAGGATTTGATAAATCTTTATTCTTTATGCTTTATTCTTTAATCTTTAAACTGGGATAAACTTTGAATTTTGAATTTTAAGATTTGAGTTTTAATCTTTGAACTTTACAGTACTATGGCTATCTGCCTCATCCAATAATATAATATATTAAGCTTACAGGTCCTATACGACCACGTAATCCTAATCCATTTTGTATTTTATACTATTATCTACTGTATAAGTAATGCTGTGGTTTCTTTATTGTTTTATATATGTCTAACCCAGCTAAAAAGACATATAGATTATAGTTTAAAGTTTTCGATAAGCAGTGAATATATCTTAGTATGTAATTTCTATTTCTGTCAGAGAATTACTTACTGAAAGTGCCGCATCTACTTCAGCAGTGAACTCTGCAATTTCTGTTTCTAAATCCTCCATTTCTTTAAGAACACCAATTGGATCAACAAGTTCCATTGTCTGAGCTTCTATATAAGCTTCTCTAGTTTTTGTAAACTCTTCAGTAGAGGTTTTACCTTCTTTACTGCCATAGAGCCCTACAACATAATTTTCAGCTTTATCTTCCAATTTACCATTCTCAGTTATGATCTGAGCCATAGCAGCATCATACTGTTTTTTGATTTTCTGTTTTAAAAGTTTCTTGAAGTCCATTCCATGATTTTTCATTTCAATAGCTTCAGCTACTGTATACTCTTTATCGGCAACAGTGACTTTAGTTACTGCATTTGAAAGAACTACAGCTCTTTTAATAGCTTCTCTTCTCTTGATTAAATCAGTTGCTTTATCATAAGAAGATTTCATAACTCCTGTGTAAACTTTGATATCCACTCCTTTGACCTTTGTGTTAGAATGCTTATTTGAAATACAAGCTTCTACACTGTTGATTGCTTTTATGATGCGATCATCTAAGATCTTCAGTTCCGCTAATGCTTTATGTACATTCATTTTTTCTGTTGTCATAATAAATACCTCCTGAATTTTAAACTTTAATTTAATTGACTGTGATAAGAGTGGACTCGAACCACCGACCTCACTTTTGCAGTGCGCTCTTTTTCACAACTGAGCTACTTATCACTTTTCATGCATGACCTGTCATACTGCAGTCACAACAGGATTATGTGTTCTTTGATCAGCTCAATTCCCTACATTTTCTTTAAAGCTGAATGTTTGTCTCATTACAAAACATCTCAAAAACTATCTGTCTTTCCAGCGCCATCTGATTCTCACTACCAAATCAGCAACGGCTCTTTACTATTGAAAATTAGAGCTCTCAAAAGTCACTCCTTCGTCAGGAGAAATGGAAACTCTGGGACTCGAACCCAGGACCGACCGGTTATGAGCCGGTTGCTCTAACCAACTGAGCTAAGTTTCCATAGTGGGTGAACTTTGAAAACACCCACATATAAAAACGTAACAACTATAATGATTGATTTGTAATCATGTCAGCTACATGAATGATCGTCATCATTCTCAGACCCTCTCTCTTTCCATCACCCTCGCTAACGCAATTACTTTTTGCTTCATACTAACTACACGTACCATACTTGTACAGTCCTCTCCACTCCACTTCCTCATTAGCACAAAGCACATCTATATAAATGTTTCGTACATCCAAACCATTGCTACCAATGTACTGTGTTCCCTTTTTTGAACAGGTTCCAGTTATTAAACCATCCAAATTTTCACTTAAGTTTTATCTATGTTCGCCATGAACATAAGTAGGTATACCTTAGTTCTATTGGTTACCTCTTTGGCCTTCAGAGCTAACTTAGAACTACGGGGTAGATGGGATTCGAACCCATGAATGCAGCAGTCAAAGTGCTGTGCCTTACCGCTTGGCCACTACCCTCTATAGATACCTATGAAGGTATCTATATATAGATTATTTACACTGTATAATGCAATTCTCTACTTTTTGTTCTTACAAAAGTCATATATGCTGGTTTCATTTCTTTGATGATCTTTTCATCTTCCTCATCATTGTAGTAATTATCATTTTCTAATTTAATATCATTTCCAGATACATAAATGATGCCTTTCTTATGATCAAACTCACAATCAAGAACCTTACAAGAAGCATCTACATAAGTTCCTTTAAAGCAGAATTCCGGTTCAATCCTTGCACTCTTATCAAAGAAATCAATGGTCAATTTTGTGGTTGCCTCAGAACCATCTTCAAGATGTAGAGTGACTTCATATATAATACTGTTTAAATTAATAATATTTAGATCTTTGATTGCTGTCTCAAAAGGTTCTCCAAAGTTTAATTCAAATGCAATTGCTCTTAAGCAGTCATAGTTTAAATCCACTTTGTGAGCAAAAGAAATTACTTTTTCAATTTCGCTGTAATACTGTTTATCCAATTTGTCTTCTAAGTATTCTGTAATTTCAACATCTGACGGATACTCAAATCTAAAATGATAGTGGAATCTTCCAGGTCTGTTTACTAAATAACTATTTAACGAGTTGAGGTCATTACAAGTAATCACAAACATTTTCTTCCCTTGAGACAATCCATCAAACAATGTAAGCATTTCTGTTTGAGGATCTGCCATGCCATCAGCAGCTTTAATACTGCCAAATGTTTTATCAAATTCATCAAACAGTATCATTACTTCCTGTTCAATTTCTTCTATGAAACTTGCAATTCCAGGAATATACGTGTCTACAATGATAACTGGTAAACCAACTTTTGTTGCTTCCACAGCCAATGTCTTTGCAAACAATGATTTGCCGATTCCTTTATTGCCTGACAGGATAACGCCAAGGTTCTTTTCTGCTTTTGGAAAAGCCTTAAGAACTTTTTCAACCTTACTCATATGTACTCCGTAGGTTTTTTCTTTGATTTCTATGTCTGCATATTTTTCTAAAAAGAAACCAGAATTCTTTTGAAACCTCACGACATAATTCTGAGCCGGAAGCTTGTCGAAAGTTTCTAATGAATCGTCGTAAGTTCTAAATGTGTTTCCTACCTTAATAATTCTCATTTTTTATTCTCCTGTTTTATATCATTGTTTATATCGAAAATCAATGCCCTTTAACATCTGCTTCATGTAATAACATCACATCTGAAAACATCTGTTTTCCAATTAAATACTTATCTTTATTCTTTGCCTTGTTTGATTGCGACCATGATAAATAGGGATGCATATGATAATAAATCAAATTTGCTGTATAAAAAGCATCATATATATCTTTTCCTGTAAGTGCACCGGAAAAATCAAAACATGTTAAACATTCATAAGCTCCAACACAATGATGTTGATAATAGTGACAGTAATCATCCTCTTCACCTTTTCCATTAATTCTTGATTTAGTGAAAAGCTTTCCAATATCATGGAGACTGGCCGCCACCCATAAATTTTTTTCTTCTCTAGGTACTCCTTCTGAAACCTTTTTCAGATGTTCATAAAGAGTAAGAGAATGATGTGGATTCTCTTGATCGAAGTCACGAGCCATATCTATTAATTCTTTTATATCTTTATGATCATCTTGTACAACTCTAATTTCATTGAACCCTTCATGGTACATTGGTGGAGAAAATACTTTCCTCATTCTTGTAATCACTTCGTCTGGAACTGAATTTTCCCTTTTTGAGTTATCCTTTAAACATTTTTCATACGTTTTCAAAAACATAATACATGTTTTATAAACATGTTTAGGAACTCCTTTTAAAAAATGCACTCTTCTTTTCTTTACCAAATTAGTAGCATCATAAATAACCGAATGCATTTTCAAATCTTCCAGTATTCTACGATGCAGTTCTTCAAATACTTTACTGTTGTCTGCGTCATCATAATTATCTCCATACATTTCTTCTCTGAGTTTATCAGAAGAGTGCACTATATAATCAGGATGAGTTTCTGAATACTCTTTAGCCCATGTACTTTTACCGGAAGCAGGTAAACCTACCAGCATAATTAATTCATTCATTATGTAATCTCCTCTATTTCTTTGCAAATCTTCTCTGCTATTTCTTTAGATATGTACTTCTGATTAAAAAACTCTTGTCCAATATCTGATCTAATTCGATATTTTTGATTATCTAAATTAGGCCTCCCTTCCCCGTTTACAATTTGAGGTAATGAAGCTGTCTGAAGATAATCTATATAATATAGATCTTCTTTTATACTTCTTCGTTTCTCTCTAATTGCTTTTTTTATTTTATAGGCCCAATATCCAGAAGTAACATTCAGTTTATTAAATTCTATATAGTGATCAAGATCCTGAGATATAAGATCCAGTTCCTTTAGCTGTTTTTCTAAAGGTTTTCTATTACCTAATATTTCTTTAATAGGCAATATGCTGTCATCTATTTTCTTTTTATAATCACCAATCTCTACAAGAGATTTATTCTGCTGTACAAAACCAACTCTCTCATCAACTGATGTTACTTTCCAAGGGGCGTATATGCTTAAATTTTTAGGAATTGTTGATATCCTGTTTAAAGCTTTCGGTACATTGTCAAACTTCTGAGCAGATTTTAAATCCACCACATGAGGAGGACTTCCATGTTTAAACACCAAATAATTTCCAGGATATTTTTCACTTTCTAAAACATATCTCATTTTCCTCTTCCTTTTGTGATATATGTATTATAACATACTCCGTATTCTGTGTCAACAAGTTTTTTACAAACTTGTTTATTGCTTGAAACTGTTCTCCTTTCTCTTAACTTGCTCTAAGTATACCATAGTCATTCTACCTTGTCAACACTTTTTTTACAAACTTGTTTAAAAATTCTTTTTCTGAAATTATCGGGATACCAAGCTGCATAGCTTTCACATTCTTGCTACTCTTTGACAATGTATCATTATTAATAAGGTAGTTAGTTTTTTTAGTTACTGATCCTGTGACTTTACCTCCAAGAGACTCTATTTTCTCTACTAGAGCTGCTCTATTGGCAAACTCGGTGAGTGTCCCAGTAATACAGAATATTGCCCCATTCAAAACATCTTTTACCGTCTCCTGAGAAATTTCTTCAAACTGGAATTCCGCAGCAAGCTCAGTTATGTATCTTTGATTTTCTTCAAAATAATTTTTCAAAGAAGAAGCTTTCGCAAAACCAAAGTCTTCCAAACATGTAAAATCATACTGAGAATCCATATCTTTAATAAAGCTATCAAAAGCTGTTTTTAACCCTTTTTCTCTTGCTCTCTTCTCTTCAACAATGTTTAGCTGCTTACTAACACTTCGACCGATTAAAGGTATGGACAGCCCATAAAGGAATTTAGGCAGAGTTGTCTTGCGGCATTTTTCTATTGATTCCAGGATTTTATCAACCTTTTTTGCTCCTAGCCCTTGTAATGTCACTAACATTCCCCGGCAGTCTTTTAGATAAAATAAGTCTAAAGGCCCTTTAATAAATTCTTTCTCTATTAATAGACTCAGAGTAGATTTAGAAAGCCCTGTAATATCATGTGCTTCTTTGCTTACAAAAGTACATAATTCACCAAGAAGTTTCCCTTTACATTCAAGGTTCATGCACTGAAGCTCTTCTGTCTCATTTTCACCTGTAATTTTTACATGACCACCACAAATAGGGCACTTGTCAGGCACAGTAAACAATTTATCACTGTTTCTGGTCAGATTCTCTGCAATCTGCGGAATGATCATATTTGCTTTATATACAGTGATCGTATCTCCTACTGACAGTTCATAACTTTTGAAAATACTCACATTATGTAAGCTAGCTCTTTCAACAATAGTATCATCTATTTCAACCGGATCAAAAACTGCCACAGGTGTCAACTGTCCAGTCTTTCCCATGCTCCATTCCACATCTCTAATTACTGTTTCAAACTTATCATCTGCAAATTTATATGCCAATTGTGATCGAACATGATGTGATGTGTTTCCTAAGCTTTCACTATAATCAATATCATCATATGAAAATACGATTCCATCAATAGGAACATCTTTTTCTCTTGCGGTTTTTCTAAGTTCTTTAATATTCTCTTCAATATTATCAACTTTTACCCAAGGGACCACTTCAAATCCTAACAGATCTAATATCTGTAATCTTTTCATGAAACTATTTCCATCTATTCCACGAACGGCCTTCCAAGCAATGAACTTGATTTTTCTTTCTTTTGTAACGGAGTTATCAAGCTGTCTAACAGAGCCAGCAGTTAAATTTCTGATATTCTTAATACCATTATCTTTAATATATTTTTCTAATTCTTCACCAAAAAGTCCCTTTCTTTCTCCATCTTTTTTCAGATCAATATCTTTTAGCTCTTTAAGATAAGTATAATGATGGATTTCCATGACAGCTTCTCCATCAACTACTACTTCATCTTTATAAGGAATTTCCTTTGGAAGATTTACAAAACTGTTTGCTGTATGTAAAACATTCTCTCCGATGATTCCATTCCCTCTAGTTTCTGCAGCAACCAATTTACCATCTATATATTTTACTGAAATAGTAAGCCCATCCATTTTTAGCATGGCTAATCCTGGCAAACCATTCATAAAACTTTCAACTTCATTTATATCCTTTGTTTTGTCTAAGGACAACATTGGATGATCATGTTCGACTTTTTCTAACTCACTAACTGTTTCTGAGCCAACATTGATAGTGGGACTGTTGGCTAAAATAATACCTGTAACTTTCTCAAGTTCTTTAAGTCGATCATATTTTTTATCATATTCATAATCAGAAATTAGAGAAGTATCTTCCATATAATACGCATGAGCATATATATTTAATTCTTCCACTAATTCACGCATTTCTTTTAAAAGCACTCTTCTTCCTCCATTTTATACAATATAACATAATCTTTACCATGAACAAATTTTTCCCCTTCTCCAACTGGAACCTCTTCATAAAGCTTCGGCTCCAGTCTTATGTAGGAATCTCCGGTTTCTACTCTTACAACATCTCCCTCTTCATATATATTTTCAATTACAAAGTTCATCCACCCCATTTCCATGCCATTTATGTGACAAATTAATCCAATTCTCTCCTCAGTTCCAAAACATTCATAAAGTCTCTCTAACACTGCAATCCCTCCAATGTTCGAACGCTTGTTCGCTTATTATGTTTAAATATTACCACACACAGCAAATTAAGTCAATCTATGTGTGGTATTATCTATTATAAATAACTATAAAATTTATTTTTAAGAGTTCCTTTGCCATAAGAACTTATATTATAATTTGAACTAACCATTTCAACATACTGGCTTTCAAAGATATCTTCCTTAGAAACATTATATTTCTTCATTATTTCTCTAAACTGCTCTACAATTCCGGCTGTATAGAGTCGAGGAATAGTCAGATACGGAATATTAAGCTCTTTTCTAAGCGCAATTAACCTATTTGTCAGTCTTAGATTTAAAGCTTCTAATGAATCACTACGTGTATTATTCCTGGAGTTAACAATATTCCCCTTCATACTTAATAAAGAAGCAGTTCCAGTAAAAGATATATACTCCTCCTCTTGTGAACTAACTTTAGCCAAGTCTACCAGCGTCTCTGACAAAGTTTTTTCCTCTCCGTTTTCGAAAGTAAGGATATTACCATTCAACTTACTTATTTTAGCTCTTAAAAGCTCACCGGGGGCTTCTGTTCTTACTCCTTCAAACAAAGCCAGAATTAAAAATTTATCAGAATAGTTTCTAATTTTAGAAATATCCTTTAAAACCTGTTCTCTGCTGGGACACACCGCTCTCTCCTTATTAAGATATTTCTGTAGACTTTCAATTTCCATATTTATTTCATCATAGTGATTTATGTTGTCTATAGATATGTTGCAGGAACAACACCAGTCAGCATATTTCCGTAAAACACTTATATTTTTCCTTAAGGCATTTATTGATGAGGCTGCAAATGTAGACAACAATTTATCTATTTCAGAAAAAGTAAAATCACATAAGTCCTTGTTAAGTAAGTCCTCATAGTCTTCCGTTTTGTTAAAAAGAGCTTTCGCACTTTGTGGAGTTTGTCCGAGATCTTCTACTACATGTCGCAGATATTCTTTCTTCCGTTCTTCATTATACATAATCACACCTCCTCAAATAAAGCTTTTATTTTATTTACTTTCATGTTTGTAACACTATTAATAATCGGCACATCTTTTCCTAATGCACTTTCTATTTTTTCTGCACATTCATATGCATCCTTTGAGATAGATGAACCATATAACACTACTGGCATAGTGGTGTCATCAAATACAACATCTGGATTATTCTCTTGAACTATCTTCAAAATATTTATGATAAATACCGCAGTTTTGATACACTGACTCCGGTTCATATTTTTAGTTTTAAGAATAAACTCCAATAATGAAAACAAAGTAGCTCTGTCTATTTCTCCTCTATGTGCTCTTTCAATTTTACCTCTTACTGGACTATCCAATGTGTTGTTTAGTTTGTCAATAATTATATTAGTAGGAGACGACTTATCCATAGAAGCTAAGTAACTTTTAGAAATCTTATTTCTCTTATCTTCCTGCTCAATATACTGACATGCTTTGTCTTCTGTAAAATTCATGATATTCAGAATAAAATTAAACTGAAAATCAGGATTCTTAATTTTCGTGTTTATTGCAGCTCTAAACCGGTGAAAACCATCAATGATATCAAATTTACCAGAATTAAGTATCAATTCTGATCCAACAATATCAAAATCTACCTCTGGATCATCAACATTGAGATTAAGAGTTAAAGCATTAGGTACAAATTCTCCCTTGCTCATTAAACCTTCAATAGCTTTTACTGATGAAGAAACTATATCAATTGTATATGATACATCTTGTCCTCTACGTCTCTGTTTAAGTTGACGCTGAGTCCTTGGATTGTATATTATAAGCTGGTTATCATAAAACTCTTTTAGTAAATCAATACTTATTTTTGTCACCCATTGATCTTCAGCTATCTCTATCACTGGACTTATTCTTATTGGATAAATATTTGTTTTTAAATAATCTGCCTTTAGGCTCGAAAATCTTACTATTTCCTTATCAGAAAAATATGTTTTCATTTCCATATTTGTCCTAAAAACATTATTAAACGCATCAATAAGCCAATACATTTCATTGTCTGGAATTTCATCTTTGCTTTTTGCTCCAATGATATACTGCATATATTCAATATCTGAATATTCATATTTTTTCATAAGAAATTTTTGTACTTCTCTCTTGTAATATGAATTTTTCTGGATTTGAGAAAAATACTTATCCAGTATCTCATACAGGTTTTCACTTCTTAACATTTTGCAACCTCCTTTCTTGTATTATATCATTGTTTAGAACTTATTTCAATAAACTATTTACATATTTAGCAGCTTCAGCATTAATAGGCTTTCGAACGATGTATCTTTGTGTCGTGTCAGGTCGAGAATGATTCATTAATTGCTGTACATATGCAATGTCTCCTGTCTGATCATATAATAATGTAGCAAAAGTACTTCTAAATTTATGAGGAGTAATATGTTTTTCAAAATCTGCGGTATATGCCTTAACTAAATCTCTCACTGATTTGTCAGTGATTCTTGTTCGTCTGTTAGAAATAAAAAGAGCATTACAATCTCTTTTATTCAAAAGTTCTGCACGTTTTATTACCCAATTTCTTAAAATATCCATACTATCATCATCAAGTTCACATTCATAAGTGTTTCTGCGCTTATCAGTAACCCTAATAATCTTCTGATCCCAGAATATGTCTTCCATATTAAGTTCTGTAAGCGCAGTAACACGAATACCAGTTACCATAAGAAGAGTAAATATAGCAAGGTTTCTTTCCTTCCATGCTTCTCTTCTTGCGTTGGCCCTTTTTGTACCAATAGAATTATCATTTATTCTTTCAACAACTTTTTTCAACTCTGCAGCTGTCATTGCAACCTGTTTAAGCGGATCTTTTACAGAAACTCTTTTTATGCCACAATCAAAAGGGTTCTCTGAAATCATTTTCCTACTTAACAAATAATCAGCAAATGATTTTAATGCCGTATAAGTAGTTGCTTTAGCACTATCTGAACTGTATCCTCCATCTCTTCCTCTTAAACAAGAGAGATAAGAGTTTACATTGTCAATAGTCATCGCTCCATTACAATCTTCTATTGACTCTATAAACCCGTTTTCTTTCAAATAGTTCATAAACCTAACAGCCGTCATAGTATAATTTTGCGCAGTAAGATATTCGCATGAATTGAATAGACCATTATAATAACCAGTGAAATATTGTGGCTTATCCCTAAGCAATGCTCTCATCTTGCTTTCTGATTTATATTTATGTTCTTCTCTTCCTTTCATGCAATTCACCTCACCATCTAAATTTGTGGTCTAATCCACTTCCACTAATTCCATGTTTATTTCTTTGTTCAAGGATTTCTTTTCTTACTTTTTCATGCTTTGAATGAAAATAAGCTGCTGCTACCGCCCACATTGTTATCAGTAGACTCAAACCAGAAAGTCCAGCCATTAACAGTACAAATGATATTATTCCTAATATAACTATAGTCTTTGCATCAGACTCGTCCCAAACATCTACATGCTTTGCTGCCTTGGAATCAGGATCACTTGTTTCTCCCCATGTCCATGGATTCGGCAAAGGTATTGGCTCATAGTCATCTCTCACTACAGCAATAGGGAATGGATAAGCTTCTTCCATTTCAAAATCTAATGAGTCTACTTCTACTCGGACAGTACAATTGGGATGATAGTTCCAAACCTTATTCCCAGTTCTTACTACTTGAAAAGTTCCTTGCTGACCGGGCCTCAGTGCTTTTTCTGTCAGCTCAACTTCTTCATGTATAGGATATAGATTGAACCCGTATTTTTCATCCCAATTGTTTTTATTGTCTTCAGTAACTTTGAGCAATAATAAACCTGTATTTTGTTTTGCGTCTGTCATTTGTACCGGAGGCCATTTAGCATATTCATGCGCACTTTCATAAATTTCTTCCAATGTTTTGCCAGGTACTCTATATGTCCAACCTGGCTTCATATCTCTTACTTTAACTTTCTTTCCCAAATTCACCTTACCTTTCCTTAGTACAAAAAGATGGTTATTTACAGTTTATAGTATTTATGTAGTTTTTTCAATAGGTCTCCATCCTACAACACACTTATCTGTCCAATTTCTCCATTCATAATTTCCATATTTTCCTTTAACCATTATATCTTTTCTTATAGCTCCATCTTTTAAAAGAATTTCTACTTCCTTATACAGTTCAGGAAAGTCTCCCCATTCTGTGTGCCAACTCGTATTTTTACCTTCTCTACCTTTCAATTCTATTTAGCATTTATTTCTTATAGGGCTCACTGTTATATTTCCATGCTGTTATTTCTACTCTAACTTCATCGTCGGTTAACGACCAATACCAATCTCCATCATTTCTATACGCAAATGCATCACAATAAGGCTCATGATCGTTATATCCAATATATGTTACTTGTACATCTTCCATATCATCTGGTAATAAACCAGTACTAATGGGAGTCCAACTATTATTTTTCATATTATTCTCCTATGTAACTAACCCAAACTCTTTAATAAGTCTCTGCACAACCATCCGGTTACATTTCTTATAAGCAATAGACAATGTTTTCTTTACACCTTCTTTCTTATAAATTGAATGTCCACCAGTACAATGATCTAGTTCCCAGCCATTCTTTAGAATGATTCTCTCAACTTCTCTTCTGTTATAAGTTTTCATATTTCACCTTCTTTCATTTAAATATCCATTCAATAATAACTCTTGCTATAACTCCTATTAAAAAATACTGCAATTTTATCCCCTTATTTTTATTTGTATTATAAGAAATATCCAACTGTTTTATCCTTTGTCTTTCCCCAAATAGATTCGTACAGATACTCTACCGTACTAGGTGCAATTCCATGATAGTTACACAATTCTTTAAATACTTCATATTTTGGTCTGGCATCAATATCTTCAATTACTTCTCCTAATGAAGTTTCGGCATAGTTGGTGGCGCACCCATACATCGGAAGCGGCTCATATATGCTCTTCAATTCTTTATAGACTTCATCACTATATTTATGAATATCATCATTTAACCCAGCAGAATCTGATTTATCAAGTTCCTTTTCTTTATCTCCTATAATTTCGCTTGCCTTGAACTGAATAACATTGCACATATGCCACTGATAATCATCGTCAACACACGAATCAAACGAATTAACTTCAAATACATCATCGTCAGTTATGTCAATATTAAAATCATTAGCCATTTTAGCTGCTGAATCTAACATATGATTTTTACATTCTTCCAAAGTGCCAATCTTCTCTACATAGAATCCAACACCTTCGTAAGCATGATGATAAATACAAAGATAATCTCCATCTTTTATTTCAATTTCATGAATAGTGTTAACATAGAATTCTCCATCTCCGTATGAATAATCAATTCGCATGATCTGGTCGTCGGATCCGTCTACATTTTTATATTCAAGCTCACTTATTACTTCTTCTCGGCTTTCCTCTGTAATACTGACTAAGTTGTCTATAACCCATTTATGAGCCGCAAAAGCAGCTTCAAAAAAGTAAAAATATGGTTCTCTATAATGTTCACTATCCAATGTACATAGTAAATATATCTTCATTTTTCACCTCCACTGTTTCCTTCTTTTACTTTGCATCTTCCAACCAGACACTTTGGATTCTTTCTCATAATCCCATGGATTTATTTTTCTTTTTGGTTTTATAGGCTTGAGAGTAATACCATATTCATTTCTTATTTCTACAATCTCTTCTGGTGTAATACTTTTACGCTGATCCGGCACTGTTGAAGCCCAATGAATATTCCATCCATGATGTTTATGATATGTACGATAGTATTTCTTTTTATATTTCTTAGTAAGCTGATGAAAGTCTCGTACATTACCATAATCATCCATGATCAAATATCTGTGATATTCGTGTGGGTAATACATAAAATCCCAATCGTTATCCGTTCTAACATATTCACTATCAAAATAGTTGAATGAATGGTAAAAATTAATACTTCTTGTGCTGTATGGGAACTTCAACTTAAAGTATGTATACAGCTCTTTAGTCCCCTCTACATATCCTACATATTCCCATGGAAGCCATTTATATATGCTATAGTCGCAATGCCATTCTGTACGCTTTGTACGCTGCATATAAATATGGTATTCTCTCATAACTACCCTCCTATCAGCCCCTCTCAAGAAGAGAGAGGCTATTTTTTATATGGCACAAAGAAATCTATGAGTATCTTTTTCATACTTATATATTTTCCTTGTGAGGAAATCTTCTTTAGGTGTCGCCTCTTCCAACGTATCCTGTAAGATTATTGATAAGTCTACCGCATCAACAGCATCTGCTTTATGTACCATTACCTCATGTACACTGGTAAACACTAAATACAAATCTGAATCCAGTACATCAGCAAAGCGTTCAGCCACACCGGGATAAAATATAGCTACCGCACCGTTTGTTTTCTTTGCTGTAGTTAGACAATTTCCAATAAGATCTTGGCTAATTGCTTCTTCTGTACCAGGACTCATAAACTCTTCTCCTTCATATTCCGGATTAAAGAGCATCTGATCCCATCTGTAAATTCTCGGTGGATACATACGTTCTGTGTTTCTTAATGCTTCTTCCAGAATATTGTCTTCACTTAAGGTCAAACCATCTTCCTTCCATTTCTCTACTACAGATTTAAAAATCTTAGTGCTCATAATGTTTCCATCACATTCAGACACCTTCATATATAATACCTGAGCAATATCACCTATTCTTTTATAAACAGCATTACTCAATTCTTTAGAATTATCATCATAATTAAGCAGCCTTATAAAAAGAGAGCCTTTAACAGTTTCATAGTTCCAAATTTTCTTTGTTTTTTCATAAGAATTTTGTCCTTGTAACTGTCTAATGTCTCTTACAGTACTATCAAGAATAGTGTCAAATGATGCTCCATTTAAGAATTCTCTAAAAAGCTCTTTTGTATGTATTCCACAGATCTCATAGGCATCATCATGCTCTGCAAACTTCACCAGCAGTCTGTCTCCTGTCGGAGAAAATCTATCTCCATCTTTTGAAAATTCTATATTCTCAATAGGAATATTGATAGCTGCACTTATTTTATTTTTAAGTTCTTCCACAAACATTTCATAGTTCATCATAACTAATCCCTCTCTTTCTTAACCCATATGGTTACATGAATATTCCGACATTTCGCTTAACTTTTTAACTATAAAATCTGGTATATAGCCACATTCTGAACAAATACAAATCTTTCCTAAGATATACAAACATGCTTGATCTCTTGGAATTTCTTTTCCCATAAACTGTTGTTTAGTTTCTTGGCATTCCTCTTTATAACAGTATTCATTATCTGGACAGCTATCGCAGTCATACTTTATATTTTCAATCCAGGGGAAATACCAATCTAATATATCTGACTCAATTCCGTTGCCATTGTCTCCTGAGCATTCTATCATTTGTGTGCTGAAATCAAGAGGAACATACGGATCATTGCAGGAAAAGTCTCTTATATAAAAAGGTGCATGAACTCCAATTTCCATTCTAGGAATCCAAAAATTGACATAGTCTTTGTATGTTTCACAGTTGATCCAATCAATTACTCCCGGTAATTCTTCATAATGGTCAAGGCCAAACATCAATCTCAACTGAGTGTCAGCAATTTTTGTACAGTCCCACGATTTCTTTGAGTGTAAATATTTACCTCTTTTTTCAGTAATAACTTCAAACACATCAGGATAATATTCTTCTACATAGCTATACATTTCAGAGCAAGATTTATAATATTGTTTATAAAATTCTTTTATTTCTTGATATACCGAATCAATAGTTACTGTGTTGTCGTTTGCTTTACCAATAATAAAACTTGAAGAACTACTATTGGTTACAAACCCGTTACGAATCTTCAATGGTATCACCTCTTCCTATATCATATGCTCTTTTACAGTACTTCCAATCATTACATAATGATCCATCCATTTTCTTATAGCAACCTTTACACAGGTATTCTCTATTTTCTATGATTTTATTGAATCGCTCATAGTTTGCATAGAATTCTTTCCGGTAGGTTCCATCTTCATCTTCAATAGTGCCTATATAGCCACCATCTGCTTCATCAAGAATGTCTGAATTAAAATATGGATACAGAAAGTCATAAATATCTTGCCCTAAGTCATCACCTAGGTACATGTATCCTTTCATACAGAAGCTGGCAGTCAAGAACCACACTCCCTCTGAAAATTCTAATGTGTAAGTCGGATATAAAGCTCTATAATGATTCATCCATTTAGACTCTTTTAATTCTCTATGCTGTAACAGTGGTTTTATATCTCTATCACAGCTCCGCTCGCTTGCAAGTACAGATAAATCATGTAACAGTTCATCTGGAAGATTCCTCTTTAATGCAAAAATCAGCCTTCCCTCATAATAATTCCCCATTTTTCCACATCCTTTCGAACACATAAATAGAATTCTCTGTTTCTACTGTTACCTCAGTTACTTTTACTGTAATATGTATCACATGGCTTGTATATAACACCATTCCTTTAAGAGAGGTTCCGTCAGTGTCGCATACGTAGTTAATAATCATAGGAGCATCTCCAATAATTTTAGTTACATCAAGATCTACAATTCGTCCAATTCTCAAAGGATACCTCCCATCAGTTCTTTTGGTTCCTCTTACGCCGCAACTACCAGAATGTAGTATTTCTTTTATTTTATATTGTGTGTCCTTTTTGCGTAGTGTTTTCATATAGTCTCCTTAATGATGACTAATAGCAGCAAGACAACAATTCATATTCGGTGCAACATGATGTTCAAGGGTTGAATACCTAAGACCATCCTCGTCTGAATAATTAATCTCTACAAATACAGAGTACCCTTGCATATCTTCCTCTAACTCAGACACCCTATCTGTTATTGCTTTATTGAGCTTATTCTGAAACTCTTTCGTTTCTCGTATTTCGAACTTCTTATCATAAGGTACATCAAGTCTATACTCTAAATCCCAGAGAGTATCATAATAAATTTCTTTTGAATACCCTTCCAAAGCTTCATCTTTAGTCAATTTTGTAGCTCTCATTACATCTTCCAGGACCTCATCAAAATATTCTTTGAGATCTTCTGCTTCCAGTTCTTTTTTGATATTCTCTTCGCTTGTGAAACCAAGAATGAAACTACTACTGCTGCTATTAGTTACGAATCCTTTTCTAATCTTCATGATCAATCCTCCCATTCGACATCTTCTCTAGCTACACCAATTAATAATAAAAACTTTTCCATGTCAAAATTATCCATAAGAGTATAGCCATGAATTTCATATTTAGTTTCTCTGATGTCCCATTCATCATAAAATGTTTCCATTTCTAATTCTTTTGCAACCTTAATATGATTTTTAATCTTTTCAATCTGATCGTCTGTTAAATCACTCTTAGCAATAGTAAAACTGGATGAGGAACTATTAGTTACAAAACCTATTCTTAACTTCATACGTCCTCCTCTATAATTCTGTAATTACGTTCTTGTGCATAAGTTTTTGTATGAGCATTACATGTAGCACAAACATAGACTTCTTTATTCATTCCATTAAAGTTTATCTGGCTTAAATCTCGTGCTTTTGCTTCTGCTTCAAAATTATTCTGTGCTTTTATGGCTACATATTCTTTGATATAAGTATCTATACACACCAGATAATACTCTTTAGGCTCTTCTGAAACTTCTTCATACATGGCACTAAGTTCATCAGTATCAAAATCTATTGTTTTACTCTCTGGATCACAGTGGATATAACCTTTCTTTTTCCCTGTGAAATGGACAACACCATCCTGAGGCAACCGCTGCAGAGCTTCAATCATCTCTGCAACAGTTGTTCCCTCACACCTCACTCTCTTGTTAATATCTAACATATGGCTCCTCCTTACTCTGTCACTTTAATGACGTAGATTTTATTTCCACGTTTAGCGTATTTAATAACTTCTTTTTCACTTTCTTCATTGAGTCTCTTACAGCAATTCATTACTGCAGAAGCTCTTCTTTTAGCTTCAGCCTCATCATCGTACTCAAAGCACATGTTGGCTCTACTTGTTTTCATAAACTCAACAATAGCTCTTCCCTCTTCTGAAGTAACAAGACCTCTTCTGTTTGCTCCTAACTCCTCAACCTGTACATCATAGCTCATTTTCATAATTTTAGTTCTCCTTTTCTTGTTTATTTAAAATTAATAATTTTAACGAATTTAGCGGCACCATAAAACATCTATTGACAGGATTAACATTCTCCATTACTGGATAGTAGACATTCACCCAATCATTTATTTGTTTTTCTCCAGTTAATGTAAAAATTCTATTTTCCCATCCTGGAGTAAAAGTGTTTTTCATAATAACTTGCAAACCTTTTTTATTCGGAATCATATTATAAACCCGTTCGCTTTCCAACAAAGTTAATTGGTTTACCAGTAACCTTGTTAATGCCATGTCCTACTACTTCTAAAACATAATCTTCCCAGTAGTCACCTTTTTTCCAGTAGTCGGTATCTTCTTCATAGTAACCCTCAATATGCTTAACGACAAATTCTACAGTTCCTTTGAAATCTTTAATCCAAGTAACCGTCCATTTATTTTTTAAATGATCTTTATAATATGGATTATATTTCAGGACTTCATCTAATAAAAATACTGACACTAAACCAGCATCTGCACAAAACTCACCAATAGCTTCTTTTGTATCACTGTCAAAAGTAGTACAACTCCAATCTCCATAGAGAGTATCTCTTGTCATATAGTGAGTTATTCCAAGTGCTTCCATATTCTCTCCGTAGGCACATGTTGCCCAATCATCATCTTCTTTCATGATATAACAAGGATCTGTGATAATAATATCTCCATCAAATTCCATTGGCTCTCCATCTAAATATGCATCAATCCAATTTTTCTTGGTGTATTTATAAAACAACTCTTCAATTCCTGTAAGTTCTGATAATTCTTTATATTCTTCATAAGTTTTTGTAGAATCATCCACATATTTCATAATAAGTACCATGTTTAATTCTTGTATTGCAGTAGTATAACAAGGAGATTCGAGACAATCCATGATTTTCTCAAATTCCTTATCATCTAAATGCAGCTTGTTCCTAAGTATTTTTTCAATCTCAGGCCGGACACTTTCACATTCTTTTGTTTTCTGTTCTAACCAAGCTTTATCCATTCTTCTTTCCTCCTTCAATTTGGTTCATCATAGCTGAGTCCTGCACTTTCCACATATTCATTTAATGCTAAAAACATATCTTCTTCCAACTCTTCTTTCCATCTGTTACTCCACCAATCCACATCTGCTCCAGTCCCAATATATTCAATAGGCTCCCAATCATTCTCCGTTTTTAAACAAGTAAAATATTCAATAGTCGGTTTATATGTTGGTATTTCGTTAAACATTCCGAGAACAGAAATGTTTACTTCAATATCAACATACCCTATCTCTAACACAGCTTCACCTATGAGAGGACCATTATCGAGATCAATTTCTAAATGCTCTTCTCTTATATTCCTTATTAGAAATTGGATTCCGTTGAGTCTAAAACAGTAATCTGAACGCTGTTTAGCTTCTTCAAATGTCATATCAACACCTCGAATATAGTTCAATTTCTATATGAATATACTTACCCATGTTTCCTTCTAAGATTTTTAACAGATCATGACCACCACATTTGAATTCTTCTTCAGTCCAAAGATATCCAGTATAATCACTATACCTATGATAATATTCAGACTCAGTGATTCCTTCCATTGATACAATCTTTGTCTCATCAATGTGATCCATATCAATAGGTGTATCTCCTGTAAGCATTTGAATACTTGCATATCTGTCAAGCCACCCGCATCGACTTTCCATTTCTTTTGAAAAAGCAAATCCATTATTAGATACAACAATTTCTTCACCAGAAAATCTTTTTACTTTCTGAATATTTTGTATTCCAATAATGCTATCAGCAACATCTCCTGTGTTTACCCACCCTACTTTTCCATTGAGAATGATAGTATCCTCTAATTTATACCCTTCTTTCATGTCTATAATTCTCCTTTCTTTTCTCTATAGTATTCCTCAAATTGTGTTCTCCATATATAATAGAGTAATACTTCAAAGCTTCTAATAATGGAACCGGATTTCCATCTAAGAAATATCCATAACCATTACCGCATTTGTGTTGAGGATTTATAAAACTTATTTGACAGATACTGCAGTACGGAGACTTACAACAGAATTCTCTTAACTTGAAATATATTTCATATCTATCCATGTCTTCTCCTATAAATTAATGTGCTTAAAGGAAGTTCTAACATCTGGCTATTCCAACAATATCTTGCTTCTTTTATATGATAAAGCTTATCTTCATGCCTATAGAATGTATCATGTATCGTAATTTTTTGATCACACAATTTTTTCATTTGCTTATTAAAACCGCAGATGACATTCGGCATTCCACTAGAGTTATTAGAACCATATTCTTCCATTAAACGAGCAAACGATTTTACTTTATATTGCCCGCCAAGTTTAAGAAATTTAAGTTTATCTGTATTCATTGTTCATCCTCTCATATAGTTTTCTAAACTTTACAAAATCTTCTTGTTTACCTCCATTGTCAGGATGAGCTTTAATCATTGCATAGTGAATAGCTTCTTTTATGTCTGGTGTAGTGGGCTTTGGTGTATCAGATTTCATTAATAGCTTTGTATAATCTTGACATATGCTGGAATAACTTAAACGTTGGATCTTGTACTTTATTTTTAGTTCTTCCACTTCCATTTTCAACTTTATAATTTTGCTTATACAACAAAACAAAACTATTAATATTATTATAAACGCTGGTGTTAGCATAAATCTTTCTCCTCTTTTGTGCACAAGACAATTTCTCTTGTGATCGGACATCCACCTAGACAATCACACTGACGGCTACAATCTCTACAAGAATTCCTGAAATGGCTTCTGAAATCATCGAACACATCTGAATCCCATGCTTCCTGAATAGTGTGTTCATTAAGATCAACTGCCCACTTAAGTTCCTGATTGTCAAAGCTACATGGCAGCATTTTCATATCTGACGTAATGTAACCAGAAAATCTTGCTCCTTCACACGGTTCCAGAGTAGAATTTAAAATCTCTTCTGTAAAATTCAACAGTCCAGGCACAGAACATGAATCAAATCCAATCTGAAATTTATAATCATGTTTATCAATCAAAGAGAAAAATTCTTTGACTCTTTCATCATCAGGAGACAATACATTTGCCTGAGTTCCTAAACCTACTGGCTTATGCAACAAGAAAATTACTGCATTGATACCATCAGGAAAATCTTCCTGCTGCAAATGTTCAATAGCTTCATCAATAGAATTCCGTCCAAGGACATAATGAATATTGGTAGTAACTCCTGCAGATACTAACATATCAATCGCTTTCTGTGTATATTCACTTCTATACCAAGAAATAGCTACGGCTCCGCAATATTCTTTACATAAGGAAACAATTTTTTCATTGAATCCTAAACCGGAACTTGTAAAGTTTGGCACAATCCCTTGTGAACAACAATACTTAAGGATTTCTTCAAAATCTTCATGCTGGTCTACATCTCCTCTGCCGCCAAGAGCAAACTGAAATGTTTTCCCTTTACATTCATCTACTATTCTCTTGAAATTTTCAAGGGACATATTAGGCTCCTGTGTGTGTAATCCATTCTGATAACACTGAACTCCTGACTGAATACACAAACCAGATGCCCCATGAACACAATGTCCCATAACACCAATATCTAACAAAGCAGGAAAATTTCTCATAAATGGTTCCTTTCCTGTTGTCAAATCATCAGACCGGATATAGAATCCTGTCTCCGGATTAAATGTTTCTACAAAATTGTTTTTCTTGTCGTAATATTTATACATGAGTTTTTCTCCTTTGAATTATTTGTGCCAATAAACCGGCAGATGTAAGCATTTCTTCATCCCAGTAATAATGTTTTATTTCATCATTTAATTCCTTATTATTAGTTTCTAAATCGTAAGTAACACGAAAAATACCAGATCTTACATTCTTAATTGTAAAAATCATCCCACAAAACCAATTCATTTCTCTAGTAAATGATGATGGTGTCTTTATGCTACCGCAAGAATTAAGTCCATATTCTTTTTCCATTTGTTCCCAAGATTTAACTCTTACTTTCTGTCCTACTTTATACATTCCTGTCTCCTTGTGATTAACATTGATAAGTCTCCTTTTTCAAACATCTCACTTGTAAAAGTCCACGGAATTGCAGTCATTGTATAATAATAGGTATTACCAAGATTTTTTATAGTATCTATTCGTAATTTTTTCCCACAATATTTCTTCATTTCTCCCACAAAACTGCAATAATTGTTACATCGAATAACACCATAATAATTAACACCAAATTCTTTAACCATATCATTCCATTGTCGAATCTGGACAATGTCTCCTACTTTGTATCGCTTCATATAAATCTCCTAATGGTGTGATCATGTCTGTAGACCACATATATCTACCGTTATCTTCTTCGATTCTAAAAACATTGTCGTATATAAAATATGAAACAGTTATAGTAGTTCCACAAAATCTACACATGTCTTTAACAAAAAATGCCAAACATGGTATATATATTTCATCCCCAGTTTGAGCGGTTCCAAACTCTCTTTCCATATCATCCCAAGAACGAACTTTATACTTTTGTCCTACTTTCATTTCTCACCTCAATCATTCTTTTCAAGCCAGGTACGACCAACATATTCTCAGTAAACAAAAATTGCTCTGAAGTGTTTATACTTTTTCCTTGGTATACTCCTTCATAAAGAGGATCTTTTCTAATTATACGTATCTTATTTCCACATAAAACCTTCATCCTAGATAAAAATAATATGTCTCCAAAATCTAAGGCTCCACGAAAACCACCATTAGAAGCTTTTTTAAGCTCCTCCCAAGTTTTTAAATAATATGTTTTCCCTATTTTTAGCATAGTCTTTACCCAACCATCATGACATCAACTGCATTCTTAAATTTTCTCAGCATTTCCGGATTAGAAGAAATGATTTTCTTTCTTCTTGCTCCTACTTTGCCATGTTTGTTAATATAACGAACTTCTAAATTATGCCAATTGATCGGACTCATTTCTCCCATCTTTTTATATACTTTTCTGTATGTAACCATTCCTCCGTTGCTCTTATCTCCATATTTTTCTACGAGAGGAGCAATAATAGAATCTGTTGCATCCTGATTACAGATTGATTTATATTTTTCATAGAGATCTCCTAACGCAGCACTGAAGATAGATCTCAAAGTATCATTGGCATAGACAACATCATAAGTACTAAATTTACTTACTGGATTACACTTTTCTTTGTAATCTTTCACTTCCTGATCCCAACAGATACCGTAATTTTTATTCATATACTTATATACAGTTTTCATTACAGAGCCACGATCAGAAAATTTGTCACAAGTGGTAAGAGCATCAATCATCTGGTACATATCATTTTTCCATTTTTTACCTGGATCCTCTACTTTCTTTACTGGAAGAGGTGTCGTAACAGCTTTCTCTTGAACCATCATAGAAGCTAAACGCCCCATATCTTCAAAGATTTTATCTACTTTTCTTTCTAGTACTTCAATTTTGTCATTAAAATCCGGAAGCTGTAACTGAATAACATTTGGATTATTAACTTTTTTCTCAAGGAAAGCTGCTGCCAGTACATCTTTTGCCTTGAGTTGATATGCTACAAGTTTTTCTGCTATTCCCGGCATTTCTTTTTTCATAGTTGGAGTAATTGAGATTTTAGCCAACCATAATGGCAGATAGTCTAACTGTAAGCACATAACATTCTGATTCCCGCCATTGGTAAGGAGGGTAAAATTTTGTACCCCCTTTGAAATTACTGAATCCGTCTGCATTTTTCTTCTTTCATATTTAATCCGGTTATCATCTAAACCGATAGCTTCACATACCCAACGAGCACCAACCCAAATATTTCCATCAGGATCCTGTGCTGCTTTAAGAATATCTCCGTTAAACTCTACTTCTTTTGCTATTAATTTATCCATAATGATTTCTTCTCCATTAATATAAATTTGTTAGTGGTCCATTCTGTACAACTATTGATTTTCCTATTTTAGCCGTTAGATTTTCCATCATCTCTTACTTCCAGGTTCTTTAAATCTTCAATACTCCAGGGTTCTTCATCTTCCCATTTAATAAAACTAAAGATATCACCAAAAATATCTGCCGATATCTGATAACTACCTCTTAAGCTCCAATAACAACTCCATCGTACTGGCTTTTCAGTGTACACATAAAGTTTATTGTTCCTATCTCTTGCAATATATTTACTTTTTGGTAAAAGCAGATTAAGAAAATTCTTTGGCAAATTTTCCTTATTTTTCATAAAAATCACCTCAATAAAAAATTTCTTTAACTCTTCCCCAAAACATAATTGAATTATCAATATCTATGCCCCATTGCTCCTCATGTGAAGAACATGTACTCTCATACTCATACACCGGGAAACCAACTGTAACATCTGTTACCTCAATAACTTTTCCTACTGATGTAGGCCCTTTATCTTCCTGATGGTAGTAAACTATCCCTGTGAGGAATTCTATTACTGTTTCTTTATACTTTGGATTGCACCAGACATATACCCTATTGCCTGAATCATTTTCTATTCTCCAGATAACGTCTTTGTACTCTCTTGCGTTGTTGCACAGTTTTAGCCATGCCATTGCATAGCTTTCTGTTGTAGGTGCTGTAAAATCAGCTGTAATCATTACAGCCTTTTTCCGCTCAATAGATAATTTCTCTTTTAACATAGTTATCCCTCTTTTCTTTTTAATATCATATTTCTTAATGCACTAACTATTTCTTTGCACTGGTAATCACGATTATAAAAATAAGCGGAAGAATTATAATATACTTTACACTCTTCATTAAAGCGTAATCTTGTTGAGAAAGAACAAAATATATTGGTTAAAGCATTTCCATCTGCCCATGTGAAACCTTGCTTTTGAGCTTCTTTGGTTAACGCTATATATTCTGCTTTATTATTCACCAAAACAGTACAACATTTCAAATCTATCATTTACGTTTTCTTTCTGACCATTATGAGTCTCCGCAATCCTCCAACTAGAGCCATGCATTTAGGATAATCTCGTGCACATCTGCCACGGCTAGAACCCCAATATGTTTCATATCTCCTACTAAATTCTAATCTCGTTGGAAACTCACAAAAGACTCTATTTAAAGGGGCCCCACTCGCCCATCTAAAGCCTTGTTTCTTAGCAATTTTAGCCACAGCTATATATTCTTCTACATTGTTAACCAATACTGTACTATCTCTCAGATCAATCATAACTTTCCCTTCTGTCTTATAATTATCAATTCTTGTAATCTACTCATCAAATTTTTACAATGATAGTCACAATATTTTTCATGATATCCCCCAAATGTGACCCTTCCTCTTTTATCAAAAAACAATCTTGTTGGAAATGTACAGTAGATATAATCTAAAGAGTCTCCAGAATTCCACTCACATCCTTGTTCTTTCGCAATCTGAATTACTTTTTCATATTCTTTTTCATCTTTAACTCCCACAATACAGTCTCTAAGTTCAATCATTTCCACCCCCAACCTTTCCAGATAAGCATTTTCTTCAAATTTTTACATTTGATGAAGCTTGGTGTATACTCTTTTGTCTCTTCACAATAGCCGAACCATCTGCCTGATATATCTTGATGAAGTTCATATATTTTCATGAGGTCACCTCCCTTGTCATTACTAAATATCTCAAACTATTTGCCGGAAGTAACATTGCATTGTTAAAATACCATGATACTTCTTCATCATCTATTGATAAGAAATATTCATCTAATACAAGATCTGTAATTTTAGTTACTACACAAATTTTTCCACAAAGTTTATACATGTGGCTGTTAAAAAATAATCTTCCCATTGAATTTTCATAATGGTAATACCACCCGCTAACTAAATTTTTTCTAATCACTACTCTGTCTCCGACTTTATATCTCATGATTTTCCTTTCTAATTTCTACAAGTCTACTTAAATTTCCTACTGGAATAAGTGATGATCTGTACCAGTATCCTTCTGGAGTACCAGATAGATAGTAACCTGTATAACTTATTCTATTGATTCTATAAACTTTTCCGAGATACTTCACCCCTATCTCATGAACTGCTAGGTTACGTTTTACACGAACCCAATCTCCAACTTTTAATTCTTTTTTCTCTTGCATATAAGTCCCCCTAAACACTGAACAGGTTCTAACATTATGTCACTGAAAACCCACTCGCATGTTTCATCTCCTAGTGCTAGTCTATAGTTAACATAGCCAGGATAAAATGATGAAACTTTATCTATGATTTTATATGCATGGCCACAGAATTTTTGCATGGCAATGTTAAAAAACAAATATTCATTATCACTACCATCATAATAATATCTTGTATTACCTTTCAAATTACTTCTAACTCTTACTATGTCTCCTATTTTATATTTCTCTTGCATATCAAGCTCCTTAACCCATCAACAAGTATCAACATTGCATCGTTGAACACCCACTTAGATTCCTCTTCTCCTAGAGATAAACTATAAGTTTCACACCCATAATCATCTAAAGATGCTACTATCTCGTACTCCTCTCCACGGAATTTTTCCATTGCTGAAGCAAAATATAACTTTCTGCGTGCCGGATTCGAATAAGGATATTCTAACCCACCAACTAAATCTGTCCGGACCATGACTCTATCTCCAACTTTATATTTCATGTTTCCTCCTCTTATCAATTAGTACAGTTAGTCCTTTGTAAGGAATGAATTCCTCTGCTGGAAACCAATAATCACTAGCTTCTTCTAACTCATAAGCTTTTCTTTCAAAAGTTTTAGAAGTTAGTTCTATAATTGATTTTATGGTACATATATTTCCTAATAAATAATTTATATCTACGCCCCATAGAATACGAGGAGTATTAGATCTAAAAATTACTTTATCTCCTCTCTTCATATTGCCTTCTTTCATGGATAGCTAAAAATAAAGTACCTTCTGCAGGAATAAACATATCCAACTTAAAAATATATCCTGATTCTTTAACACAACAATAAGCCTCAAAACCTCTAGGGTTATTTATGGATATTATAGTCATAATTTTTCCTTTAACTTCTTCCACAGGAATACACCATATGCATCCATGCAATCTAGGATCAACTATTACTTTATCTCCAACTTTCATCTTATTCCTCCAATATAAAATCAAGTACTTCTACAATACCCATACCTGATATATCTAATAGTTTCATTTCCTTTGAAGCATACTGTACAATACAAATCCCGTCCTTGATTGTGCAGCTTATTATGCTTCTCTTTTTTAATAACTTATCTAATTCCATAATAGCTCCTTGATAATTCTCTTGGGGAGTCGAACCCCAAGAGAACTGTTTATTTTATTGTTTACTCAGCATCTGGAAGATAGAACTTTTTGATTCTATCCTCTCCTACAGCTTCGACAGCAGCCATTGCTACCTCATGAGAGCTGAAGTAAATACCATCTGTAATTTTTCTTCTGCTCCATGTGGAATCAACTTTCTCTGTCTCTCTGTTCCAGCAGAGTTTGTATTTTCTCTGAGAGTGATCATCCCAATCAATCTCATCGTTGTGATCAATAGCGAAGCGTTTAAGCTCTGCTACAATCATCAGATACTCAGCAGCTGCGTCTCTCTCTTCCTCAGTCTTGAAGCAGTTACCTACTGCAAGTCTCATTACATCTTTCTGGTTCTCTGCTGTGAATACTCCACCGTCTTTCTTTCCTGTACCCCACAGATAGAAGTACTGCTCACCTTCTGTTGGCTCCCAATGTTTCTGTACTGTCTCTGGTGCATCAACCATTCCCTGAAGTGCTCCGATGAGTTCTTTAAGCTCGTCCTGTCCAAGTGCTGCCATAATTTTTGTAATAATAGTTGTGTTCATCATAATCATAATCTCCTATTCTTGTTTGAAATTTGTTTTTTGTTGTTTGTTTTAATCTTTACCCATATTCAGTTGTAATTTTTCTATATTCAGTTGTAATTTATATGAAAACCTCTTAGTGGGCTAGAGGTCAATCATATACTTTGGCATAAACATTCCTCCTTTACTGTGATTTTATATCAATAATGTCACAAGCAGAATAATACTGATAATGACTTAAAGCCATACCAATTGCTTCCATTTCATTTATTGCGAGGATTTCACAACAGATTTCATTTCCGCTGTAAGTCTGAAGATAAATATGGAAGAATTTCTTTGCCTTCTCCTCTTTCGAGAATATATAAGTACAATCATCTGTATAAGCTGTTGTGTAATCAGTGCTAATAGGTGATGCTTCTTCATCATAAGCTCTCCACCAGTTTCCATAACCACCATAGGCAGCTTCAATGTACTCAAATGGTTCCTCGCATGGTAAAGCAAGAATCTTTTTCGCTTCTTCAATTGTAGAAAGTAATGCTTCTACATTGATTGTTTCTCTTGTAGTGTGTTCGTCGAAATAACCAGAAGATAAATTGACTGCTGCTACACCGAGTGCCGGAGCAATTGTTGATATATCACTCACAGAACCCCATGCTGTTTTGAAATAACCAGTAGATTCAATGAATTTTTCAAATTCTTGATTATCACAAGAGTAGAATACACAGTCATTGGTCCCTCTTCTATCAATTTCAATGATATAATTTATATCATTGTTTACTATATAGTCACTTACAGCAAACTTCTCAGCTCCTACGCACCCTTTCTCTTCATCCTCTGTAAACAATACAGAACAATGATACTCTTTAATAATTTGCAGAATAGCGTAGATGCCACACCGGTCGTCTCCCCCAATCCCTTGAGGAGAAGACATGATTGCTCCAGTGTATTTGATTTTCTGGACACATTCTTCATGTACTGTATCCATATGAGCAACTAAGAGCACTGGGAAAGTTCCCTTAGCATAGAGGAATCCATCCTCCGATTTAGGTTCATAACCTGCTGTTTCTAACTTAGCTTCCAGGTGACTCTTTAAAGTCATCTGTTTCATTCTCAAAATCTCTTCTAATTCTGTAATTTTATATTTATTTTTACTCATCTCCGGTCTCCTTTTCTTTGCAGTCTGGACAAAGCCCTTTGTCACCATCTTCAATTACATAGAGGCTTCCACACTCTTTACATTCTTTAACTTCTTCGTTAAGGAAATAGTCATCCTCGCTTTCAACATATGTATAATTTGTTCTTAAGCAGTGATCACATACATACTCATCGGTTGATTCCACCCATGTGACATCATCGTTTCTACATAAATCATCACAACAATCACATGTTGTGAAATTTTCATCCCTGCAGTCATTACAGATATGCATATTTAATTCATCATAATAGTTGATATAACTATTGGGCACTCTTTCATCACAGCAATCGCAATAAATAGAGCAATTACAGCAATACCAACTTCCGTCGATAAGGTACATCTCATCTTCGTCATAACGATCACCGCAATCACAACATCTATGAGATCCACTGTCACCATAGTTATCATGACAATCCTCACAAAGAAGAGTGCTTTCCATATCATGCCAATCCCCACATTTTACACAGTAGATATCATGTCCAACTGTCATATGCCTATTATCTACTCTTCCCTTGGGAATCATTTTGACAATCTTACTTACTGAGCACTCACTCTGGCACTCATAATCTCTGTAGTGGGTACCTTCAGAATTAATAACTGAGCAACAAGCAGAGGTGCCGCCTTTCTTTCTCCAAAGGTTAGGAGCCACCAAACAATCAGCGATGATTTTCTGAAGCTGTGCTCTAATTGGAGTATACAGTGAGTTTTTGCCATCGTTACATTGAGGGTAGAGTCTTCCCTGTACAAGGATTCCATCTTTATAATGGAATAACTGACGGATGATTTTCGGCTCGAACTCTAAGTCATTTCCGTCGTACTCTTTATCTACCTGATAGTAAACCATTGTAGTTCCATCAAGGAGATAACTCATAGTTCCGGAACAGTGACAACCTGAGAACCCATTAGGATTGTTTTTATCAAGTGTGTGGCAAGAAGACCAGCTGTTTCCATTGGAGGACAATAGATAATCAACTGGATTAACTGACAGGATAGTGTGCCGAACAACGTCAAGAGGATTGATTGCATCTGAATATTTGGCATACCTCTTTTCAAAATCTGAATAGGTATTAGAAGTAATACCTATAAGTGTACAGATTTTCTTCACTGCTCTTGAGGTTTTCTGACCTGCTGAAATACCTTTAATATCAGGATAGCATTCTTTAATTAAAGAAGCTGTTCGTTCGTCCAAAAGCTGTTCTCTGTAATCTCTCAGTGCAAACAAAGCATCTGTGCGTCTTCCCTTGATAATCATCCAATTAATGAAATTATAAATTTTCTCCTCGTCTGGCTGTCCCTTGATGTTCTGATCAAATGCTACATAGCATTTTTCATCATTCCAATTCGGATGATGTCTTAATAACTCAATCAAAGGTGCCTTGTTATCTGCCCATGTGTTGATAATTTTGTCAATGGCTGAATTACCCCAAGGGATATCATACATATTAAGAACCTTAATCATACCCTGTTTCATTGTTTCCTTATTCATGCTACAAATCCTCCTAAAATTGTTTCATAGAGCTCCTCAGGAATCTGTTCTTTTCCTAAGTACTGTTCAGAGATTTCTCTTGCTCTCTGTACAGCTAAAGTTCCCTTGTCTTTGATTTTTTCGTAGAATGCTTCAACAGTATTCATTACTTTTGATACTGTCTCGTACTCTGTATACAGCTCTTTGTCGTCTGACTGGATCTGTTCAAACACTTCCTGTACTCCATAGGTTACGAAGCATTCTGGACAATAATCATTGACTAAAGATCCGGAAATAATCTTTCCGCAGTGCTTACAAATGGAGAGTTTATAATCTCTCTCATCCAGATCTTTATAGTCACCGTTTTCAAACTTGAATACCTCATACTGGTCAAAGATATAAGCTGCTTCGTAGCTCTTAGCGAGCTCCTCAAACTGAATCAGAACCTCTACAGAATCCTCTTTTTCTTGCGTAAACTTTTTTATTTTCTTGTTTAGAGGTTTCATTTTAAACTTGCTGTCCTCAATGTAGAGAAACTTTGAGTCAAAGTTCTCTGTGATGTCTTCTCCTAAGACATAGTTTTTGAAGAGGAATCCAAGGACAATATCAATGTCCTTAGATTCTACCTCTGATGAAGTGATTCTGTTATCTTTATATAAACTAATAAGTGTTGCCATTTGTTTTCTCCTTTCTTAACTGTAACTGCATTATAAACCAGTTTGTAAAACTTGTCAATACTTTTTACAAACTTGTTTAAGAAATTTTCTTTCCTTTCTCGTTAAACTGTTTTGGTTCACCAAGAGATACAAGATAGTCCTGCAGGTAGAGAGCAAGACTTAATTCAACTCTTTCTGGATAAGCAGCTATTCCTTTTGCTTTAAGTGTACTTGGCTCAGTTCCTCTCATAATAGGCAATACTTTTACTAATCCAATATCTCCGTAGAAGCAATAAATTTTATATAAGTTCCTAATTATCTTGTCACATAATCCATCTCCTGATAAGTTATAACCAGCTTTACAACAAGTAGATATAATACTTTCATAAGCTATCTTACCTTTTGCTTTAATTATCCTGTAAGCGGATGTGTAACTACCAATAGTTCCTGGTTTTCTTACCCCTTTGTTTTCTGCAATGCTTAAATTATATTCATCAACCACTTCCTGCAACGCTACAGCATTCGGTTCACCTAAGATAAGATTTGCCTTATGCATCTGCAGCGGAGTAACTTTTTCAGTATACAAGCTCTGTCTTGTAAAGATACTTGCTTCGAAATGTCTTCTCTCATCTGGATCAGATGGGGCTGAAGTAATAACAACACATTCGAGCTTATCTAAAATACCTTCTGATGCAATAAAACGACCATAGCCATCCACTATGGAAAATGTGCTTTCTTCTGGATGTGGCACTACTAACAAAGCATCCATAATCATATGATCAAAATTGTCATGCATCGCTTTAATTTTTCTATGATTTCGTGTCTCTAACCGCTGATAAGCAGGATCAACAGACATCAGTTCCCTTGGAATTACTGCGCATGCCTTTGTTCCAGAAATTAATAAGTTGCTCATAACTGTGTTGTAAACGATGTTTTCCATTTTGTTTTCCTCTTTTCTTTTTTTATATAATAAAAAAGAGCTGTTTTCACAGCTCTAATTTTATTTCATAGTTTAATAATTGCACTCTATTAAATTAACAAGGTATTCAATACCATGCCCGCACAGAGCAGCCAGAACCTCATCTAAAACATCAAGTTCTCCCTTTGTTTCGCATGATTCAAGGGCTTGAATGATTCCGTAGCCTTTTTCATACTCACTGGTATTCATCATCTCCTTAGTTACTGTGTCACCGAGTTTTTCCTCGGCATAATCAACTCTGTAGAGTCTTTCCTTTGCTGTCTTCATTTTGAAAACCTCCTTGATATGATTAATTCTTTAAGATTTTTTGGATCCTTTGTCCAAATTAAATCTTTATCTTTGTATTTCATTTCATAAGTAAGTCCATTTACAGTTGACTTATATAGAGCTTTTATAGAGCAAATGCCACGAATAGTGCTCAAATTTTCATCGTAATTACTGCCTATCATAAAACCATCAGGTCCAATAATACAAAAATCTTGACTGCCATAATTCGCCGTCTCGCAATCGGTAAGAACAAGATAGCTTCCTGCTGGTGTGACAGCTATCATTCCAGACCGGAGCTTCTTTCTTAAATCAACCATGCTGCCTCCTTTCTATTAGTGTACGGACAGATGAAATAAGTTTCAGGTCTTCAGCATAGCTCCACCAATAATGGAAATTAGGTCCAATAAATCCATTGTGTAATAAAGGATTTTCTTTATAGTAATAAACTAAATATGCTAAGCCATCAATAAATTTTATTTTGCCTACACCGTACTCTTGATGAAAAACTATATCACCTGTTTTCATTGCGTCTCCTTTCTATTAGCTTGCACAAAGACACTGAATGTACAAGAGTAAGTGATCCTTTGAAACATAACCAATAGTGACAATCTGGACCTTTACCACCACCATCATGTAAGCGATTATCTTCTTTATAAAAATAAACTAAATATGGCGTTAAACTATAAATATTAATATCTACTATTCTCCCTACGCCGTAGTCGTGTCGCCACACTATATCACCTATTTCCATTGTTGCCTCCTCTCTATTAATGATGCCAGTGGAGGAGGACACTTCATTATTTTAATGTCGTAATGACTAAACCACCAACCATGGTTGTCTGGACAGGAACCTGGCTCTATTGCACCATCATGTAGGCTATCATTTGCTTTGAAAAAGTACACAAGTTCATTGCCAGGTCTGAGTTTTATAACTTTGCCTAACCCACAAGATGGGTCTTTAATGTAGTCTCCTATCATTTGCCTTGCCTCTTTTCTATAAAATGTCTCAATGGTTTCTTATGCAAGAGCTTGATTTCATCTTTACTATAAACCGTACAGTTTATAACAGCTCTACCATCAATTAAACCATTGTATAAAAACTCATAGGAATGATTATAAGTGACTACATAAGAATAAAACGCTCTACCTTTATACCATATCAGTTTCCCTACTTTTCCGTAAGGGTCGTATACATATATGTTTTGCATTGGCGTATTCCTTCCTTTTAGTAATTAGATCAATCAGCGGTCTCTTCCTGAGGTATTTGATATCTCTTTTGCTATAGCATGATGCGTTAGTTATATATCTTCCTTCATAGTATCCAGAGTAAAACTTTGGATCATGTTTATAATGGTCTACTATGTAGTGAGAGAGCCATAATGATCCGTCATAAAAATTTAATTTACCTAAACCATTAGGTGTCTTTACATAAATATGTCTCACCGTTATTCTCCTTTCCGATTTTATTTACGTGTTTATAATAGCAAACATCCGTTCTCTTGTCAAGCATCTATATAACAGAAACTTCCAGTTCCTGTATCTACAGTACAACAGGCATGCTCGTACTTCATTATCAGACGATTAAATTTCTCTTCTGACATAGGAGTTTTCACTCTGAACGGATGTGCCCAAGGTGAATCCACTTGCATTCTATTAGGAAGCAAATATACAGGATTTCCTGCAATGAGTGCTTTCTGTGCTTCTCTTCTGGTTACCTTCTTTAACATATTGTTCCCTTTCTAAGTAGCATAGTTAAACATCTTGGAGGAAAACGGGTAGCCCTAGGTTTCATGCTACCCCTTTTTGAGTAATTCAAGATGCTTAAATATACTGCTTATGCAGTATATTTTATTTTCTACTTAAAAAATTCTTAGCCACTCATCTCCTATCAATTCCCATGTTGTAGGATTAAGAGCATAGTCTTTAGAATTAAACAGTTCCTCATATCTTTCCTGCATCAGTTCCTTTGTAGGAAAGAACTCTTCTTTTCTTAGGTTCCCTTTGTTGAAACCTGTTTTGAAATAGATTCTAAGTTTATATTTCATAATTAGTCCTCCCTTGTATACTGTACGAAATGTTTAAGTCCACCTGCATAATGAGCTAACACAACTTCGTCATCATAGACATACTTGGTATCATTTGCATCCATAATACAGGATGCAAGGTCATAGAGTTCCCAACAGTCACTAGCATCTGAATACCAAGAGAACATGTTTCCATTGGCACATGTAATAGTAATCAGATCTGTTTCTGAGTCAACAGACTCTACTTCTGTTACAATTCCTGTCAGAGGATAATAACCATCCATTGTCTGTAATCCAGGAATGTCTAGGATTTCGCTTTCTGTACCATCTGTGAAATCTGCTGCTGTTACAGGTGTTGCTACTACTAATAATGCTACTAAGATAAATAATAATTTCTTCATAATGATTTTCCTTTCTATATAACAATAATAAATTTATATATGTCTACATACTGGTCTAACTGATATACAGGTGCCTTATCAAAGATAGGCAACAGTCTATCAATCATATCTTCATATTGCCTTGTGAGTTCTGCTAAGATAGCTTCATACACTACATTGGACAACTCACAGAATTTCAGAGTCATAATCTCTTGAATAGTGTAGACATTATTCAAACAAAACTCCTCCTTTAGATAAAATTCACTATCTCTCTTGCAAGATAGCTATACATAACAGACACTGAAATTCTGTGCCAGTTTCCATTCTGAAACATTAACACAGGAATGTTCATAGGGTCCTTTGGACGTTCAGTACATACAAACTGAAGTCCATTACCTCTAATAAATAAGGCTCCTTTAGGTACTATGTATCCCAAAAGAGCCTCTTTCCGTTGCAGTCGAACGGTTGTATATTTAATTGTCATGATGACTCCTCCAACTTTTCTCTAATCAATGCCCGGATAAAGCCAGCTTTGCTACATTTATGTTCTTTACAATATATATCTAAAGTTTCCGCTTCTTTAATAGGCATTGACAGTTTCACTTGTCTGTAGTTATTATCGAAATATTTTTTACTTGCTCTCTTCTGAGCTTCTGATACTGCCATTTCTTTTCTCCAATAAAAAAGACACCTCTTTCGAGATGTCTTAGTCTGCGCAAAGCACTCCTATTTTAGACCATGAGGCTGGTCCTCTGTCTACTATAGTACACAAGTCTGGATGAAATTCATGCGGCATAAAAATTTTATCAATCCAATTGTCCGCTGCTACTTCATCTATAAAGTAAGTTTCCGTTGTGTATTCTACAGTAGTATACGGTACTCTATGTAATATACTAACGTAATACATATATCACTCTCCTTTTGTCCCTATTTTAGTTCCATCTGGGAAATCAAAGGAACAGTTAAATTCTGCTCCCATACAACGAGCTATTTCTTGAAGTTCATCAAGAGTGAATTTGCCTCTCTGGATTCTTTTAGATATATTCTGTTGAGTTACTCCCAAACGAGCACCAAGTTCCGTTTTGCTCATGTTTGCCTTGGCTAAGGCTGGATTAATAATTCTCTGCATAGGTTTATACCTCCTACAGAGATTATAAATTATCTAGTTCCCTTGTGCAAGTGAAAAGATTCCTGTTTCAGCATTGTAAAAATATCCTTTGCCTTGATATTTTCTCTGACAGAGATTTTGGAATCTTTCCAAAGACATAAAACTTTCACCGATTAATATTGCTCGATCATCTCCAGCACATCCTACATAGTAACTTTCGCCTAGTACCATTGCCAAGCGTTCCATTGCTCCCGGATAGAATAAAGCTATTGCTCCTTCGTCTCCGACAGAAGTAGTCACTATCCACCATGGATAATCTGATTTTCTCATTTCTGTTGTGTAGAATCCTTCATCTTCATAAGGATCACCTGTTAACTTTACACTCATACATTGACCAATGGAGCAAAGAATTCCTGGATACATTTTCTCTAATGACTCAAGATACACTGACTTTCTGTCCTCTGGTGTTTTGAATGAATCATTGCCAGAGAACTGTTTATATAATACTTCTAAGTTCATATTAATACCTTCTTTCTAAATACCATGTTTCGCTTGCGAAGTGGACTAAAGCCCCTTCTTCAGCTGCTTCTATTTCTATTGGTTGTCCTTCGCTCACAACAGCCGATTTGATATAATCATCTACTGTTTTGGATGTGCCATTATTAGACACAACACAAGATACTGTGTCACCTACTGTGAAGCCTTTTCCTTTGTAACTCCAAGTGCGCTTATCAGGAGAAACTATTGAGATACTTCTCCCTGAAACAAAATATACAGTGCCTATCATTGGACGGGTACTGTCTTCTGTAGCTCCTGTAGGTTTTACTACAGCCAATAAAAAAAGGAGTGCTATTAACACTCCTAATAATGAAGGAATTACTACTTCCTTGATTAATTTCTGCTTTACTTTGTCTGCCTTGTTCATAATGATTTCCTCCTAGCTGCAATTTCAGCCGAACGTTTTTCATACATTTCCTTGCTGATAGTCTTTTTAATCCAATATGCTTTGCGAACTTCTTCCCAGATACAGGAAAGTTCGAAGGATGTTTTCGCTTGCGCAATTCTGGTCTTATAATTTTTCATAGTAATTTCCTCCAATCAAAAAGACAACCGGTATTAAACCGATTGCCTTATTTTCCATTTCATATCTATGTTTCGTACAATAAACGATTCATCAATTAAAAAGAAGAAATCTGCATAGTTGAACAGACCAACAATTTCAGCTTCGGTGAACTCTTCTTTTCCTTCTGCTTCCAGAATTTTAACTTCATACGAAGCAATTTCCTTTTTGAGTTCTTTGATTCGTTTACCTAAGAGGTGTGACATTTTTTCATCTATATCTGAGAGAGATTCTCGGATTTTTCTAAGTTCCCATGTTTTGTTTTCCAGAAATTTGATTTCCTTTTCACATACGTCTCTGATCGTGACAACTTCATAAATTGCAGATAAACGTGAGTAGAAAGTTTCTAAAATGAATGCCATATCCTTTGGCTCGTAGTTAAAAGGGAATAATTCCCCTTTCTGATGCCACAATCCATCAACGAATACATAGGTTTCGCTTCCGAAAATCCCTGTCGTTACTGTGAACTCAAGAAGTAAATTGTTAAGAACCTGATTAATTAATTTTTCCATTGTAGTTTCCTCCCTTATGCAAACGTTGTGAATTTGTCACAACGCATTCTCTTCTGGTCTGGTGCTACTCTCTCGTAGCCTTCTACGGGTGTCATAGCTGCTACTTCTCCAGGGTATGCCTGTGCAGCTATAATACTACCGACAATCACAAGGGTTCCATTGGAGAACTGTCTGTTGTAAACAGACTTGATTCTCTCTATTGTTTCTTTACCTTCTTCTGTTCCTACGAACTCTGTCCGGACAAACAGATCAGAAACTTTTCGCTCTTCTGCCTTGGCATTGATCAGCACAGAAGTAGGCACGGTGATTAGTGTACCATCCATGTCCTGTATTGTTACAGGATGTGGAGTTGTGTTCACTACTACTACGTTGTTGCTGAATGCTACGAAGTTGATTCCTTCCAGTTCCTTTGTTTTCTTTTCTAAATTAATCATATTTTCCTCCTGCCTTTTAGAGTGGCATAACTCATATTATTTTTTTGCTTGTGTTTCAACAACATAGACCTTGCCTGGTCTGCACTTAATCTGTTTAATCTTCATGCCATCTCTACGACGTGCTTCTGGCGTGTCGGTGTAACCTTCGAAGCTATTAAAGCCCACCGGCGGTAATCTGTGACCTTCGGAATACTTGACAGGTAAACCATGACCGAATACAGGTTTGGAATCTTCTTCCCATGAGATGTTATAGCCCTGACCGTCAACTCGTGCCTGTGAGTAACAGCCGCTTTTTGAGCCATACATAGGTTGTGGATGCTTCTTCTCACGTGGAAGCATGGAAGCTATAGCTCTAGTATCTCTACGACATTTTACAGGTTCTTCACTGATAAAATCAGCAGAGTTCATGAAAGCTATAATGAAATGTCTAATATCTGGATGGTCTTTAGTAGTGGTGTCTACCCATCTGTAGCCATTCCAGACTTTGAGCCGTGACACTCTGTAATGTGGTCTAATACACACGTAAAGTGTGCCATTGACATTACCAAAAAGGCTGTAAAGAGGTAACACATAGTTGTGAAAGTTAGTGCCAAAACCTCTGACCTGTGAACATGGTTTCATAGTTAATTCCTCCTATCATATTGATATGACTACCTACGACCGAAGTCATAGGCAGAGCATATCAGTACGATTAAGCCATACGAGTCTCCATAGATTCCTCTGCTGATACTTTGATAGCGTCATCTACTGGAATACCTAAGTATTCAAGATAAGACAGAATCAGCTGTCTGGATGCTTCGACTTCTTTACCATAGTTACGCTTTAAGCCCTTAGAGCCTGCCTGTAATTTACCCCAGATGAATGCACACAAGTTGTTAGCAACCCATGCTGGTGTAGCACCTAATGTGAAGTTTTTATACATGGAATCATCTGTACCGTCATTGGCAGTATTGAATACTGGTGACATGATGTCTTTACAGAGTTCTTTCACATATTTGAAATCACGCTGTCTATCAGCGTCGAATGACTCAACGTCATTGTAAGTAGCCTGATAGTCTTTAGCATTGACATAGAGTGAATGAAAGCCTGTCAGTGTGAATGTACCGCCTGTCTGGAAGTAAGCCCATACATAGACGGAAGCAATGCGATTGCTAGTAGGCTTAGGGCAGAAACTGTCCTCTGAATATCTTTCAACAAGCTCTGATTTGAAAGTGTCAAGTGCTTCTTTAGCAGACTCAACTTTAGCGTCAAGGTCAGCTTTTTTAGCCTTAGATACTTCACCCTTTTCAAGGGCTTTTGTTCTTGATGCAACAGCTTTAGAATATTTATCAGACAACTGTAAATAGTGCTGTCTGTCGTATTCTAACTGTACATCTTCACCAAACCGCTGTACATTGACAACCTGTTTTGGTGCAAATAACTCTTTCTCATTCTTTCCTGTGATTGTAATTTTAAAAGTTTTGTTTGACATAATAATTTCCTCCTGTGGATTTATTTTATTGTTTATCACTTAAAAAAATATATAGTTAGTCCGTAGACTGTTAATAAGCATATGTAATATAGACAGCACTCTTGCGCTCTATTACTAGAGATTCCAGACAATCCCATCAAGGTGAAAGTTTGGACGTGGCAAGCTACCCATCAAGGTGTAGACGCACTAACTATATATGATTTCAAGGAACGTACTCTTGCATCATGCAAGGCAATATGGTATAATAGTTACAATAACTGTTTAGGGTTTAGGGGGCAAAAGCCCCCTATGGCTCAAGGTATTCTCTATAGTCACGGTATGAAGCAAAAAGCATATACCGCTGGATAGAGTCCACCCATCCCATGAACCCATCTGGAACGTCAAAACCTTTAAGGTTCATGTAATCACCTCCTATTCAGTTATCTCTGCCCTTGTTAGCGCAAGGGCTTTTTTGTTACTCAACAAGTTGTGCTCTTGTTGATGATTGTACTTTACCACAACTGTTTGGTTGTGTCAAGTACTTTTTAAAACTTTTTGAAAAAGTTTTATTTACTGTTTTAGGAATTTTTCTGTGGATTCCAGAACCACTGTTTGAACTTGTCGACCGCCTTTCCTTATCGACACGCTTATCATACTACTGTTACAGTAGGTTGTCAATACTTTTTTTGAAAATATTTTTATTTACACGTTTACGAAAGCCTGCAAACCCGCATAAATACAGGCTTTTTGGCATGAAAAAAAGTTTTTTCGTGAAAAATTACTTCCTATTAAAGCGAAAAATAAAGGTCGTCAGGAGCAGGCAGATTGCATACATAGTGTAATACATAGTTGTTAGAATATTTAGAATAGATTAAATATTTAGAATAGTTTAAATATTCAGAATAGAGTGTTAATTAGTAAAGTTTAATCAATTATATCTGCAATACGTGATTTAATGAAAGTTGCTACTGCAATATTGTTAGAATCGCAATATTGTTTGAGTTTTTCGTATTCGTCAATACGCAATGCGACACCTATACGTTTTAAGTTCTTTTTATCCCACTCTTTTACATATTTCTTGTTATATTCATAATTTGACATAAATCATAGCCTCTTTTCTATTCAATTTGTTGAGTTGTATATACAATTAAACTTCTAGTAAAAATTATTAGATAATTCAGTGCATAAGAAAACAATTGTCTGAAACATTGAATTTTAAAGCAAAATTGTATTCACAATCTTAAAAACACTATGGCTCGAGCAGAGAAAACAGACACAATTCAATACAATTCGTTATATTGACTGAATACTCTGATTACTTTAGTACTGTAAAATTCTGTAGTGTTATCACTGTAAAATTTTTCAATTGTAAAATTTCAATACTATAAAATTTTGCTACGGTACGAATGCTACACACTGATTTATTAAAGTATACTAGGGCTATCCACTTTTACACTGTGGAGCCTTGAAAACAGGGCATTTGTAAAACGATACATCTTACCATTGCGTATTCCATAGCATTCCTACTACTTCAGTCAGAAACAGTCAAAATCAGCCCGAACTGTTCATATCTGCCCACTAAAGGTTTGAAAATAAGCATTTTCGCACGTTTCAGACCGAGGGTACTTATGCCAAATTTTCCTTAAAAATGCAGTGTTTTCGGGGGATGCAGAGCTTTTTTGACACCAAGTTCAGATTTCGGATCCATGTTCCCAGTTTCTCCGATCATCACATCTCTCTCACTCGATTTCCAGATCAGAGTTTCTTCCTTATTATATATGTTTTCCTGATTCACCTGTTTTTATTTTTCTAAACAAGTTTGTAAAATTCTGTTGACATTTTTCGTAGCCAGTGCTATAATACACTTATCCCGAAAGGGATAGAAATCACAGGAGGCACATATGAACGACATTACTTTTATTGGAGTCAATCTTACTCAAGAACTCCAGAAACAACTTGATTCTCACAAATCAGCCATTCTATCTACTGCACCTCCAGATGCAGTAAAAGGCTACAATCTAGGTGTACAAAACACTCTTCTACTCTTAGACTCACTTCTCTCATCTTTCGAATCCAACGAATTCCTGATCAATACTACAGATTCCCACTTAACTGAGTATGACTATGATGAGCTTGAAGCTTTAACCCGTAAACAAGTTTATAAATCATAAGGAGCATTTTATATGAAGACTTTTACTAATACACACACATTACTATACCACACTAATGATTCAATTTCAATCCCTCTCAGATACTCTATCATTGAAGGCACCACATGGTTCATCGGTAAAGATGTTGCAGCTATCTGTGGTTACAAAGACACCTGGCGAGCTATAAAATACCATGTTTCACCTGAAAATACCGATCATACTATTTTTAATTCCCGTAAACTTATCATCATTAACTACGCAGGTTTCAAAGAAATAGATCCTACCGAAGAACATCTAAACTGGTTTATAAATCATCTTTCAGAAGCGTCTACGCCAACAGAAGCCCCAACAGTGTTCAATCATCCAGAATTTGGTGAGCTGAGAACTGTTGAAATCTCAGGGGAACCATGGTTCGTAGGTAAGGATGTAGCTGTAGCATTGGGATATTCAGATACCACACAAGCTATTAGAAAGAATATTTCTGATGAAGATAAGATGACCCGTCCCGGAGACGCCCCATCTATTATAGACAGTTTTGGAAGAACTCAACATCCCGTTTGGATCAACGAATCCGGTCTCTACTCCCTTATTCTCAGCAGTAAGCTTCCATCAGCGAAAGAGTTTAAGCACTGGGTTACTTCAGAAGTACTTCCCTCCATTCGTAAGACAGGGGGCTACGTTAACCCATCACAGTCCGACCTTTTCCTAGACACCTATCTCCCATTTGCGGATCAGAACACTCGACTTCTTTTTAAAACTACTCTTGATACTATCCAGCAACAGAACAATACAATTCAGCAGCAGAATCACACTATTTCACATCAGGAAGACATCATTCGTAATCTTACATCAGACATTCCATTAGCAGATAAACGTCAGATCCTCAATAGAATTGTACGCTTCGGAGGAAGTCCTCATACACGTTGGCCATTCCTCTACAGAGAGTTCGACAATAAGTTTCATATGAATACTAAAGTACAGCTTGAACATTACAATGAGACACATAAGCCTAAGCTACAGAACCGTTTAGATTACATAGAGCACATTGGTATGTTCAATGATCTAGCTGAAATAGCATGTGTAATCTTCGGTCCAGACATTGAGAAACTGTCTGCTCAGTATTATGAAATCTGTAAGTAAATTTTGATTTTACAGTGAGAGGCTTACAACTTTACAGTGAGCCTCTTACAAAAGAAATTTGATCCATATACTCAAATAAACCCATTATTTAGGAGGTAAGAAACTTGATCGACACCACAAAAATTTTACCCGGTCAGGAATTTAAGAACATGCAGGAACTGTCAGTAGCTCTTACTGGTCAGAAGATGCCTGCCGGAAACAGATATGTTGTCAGAGTCAATGAGATGAAGAAATATTTTTCATGGGATAAGGTGCCTGGTTCCAACAGAATTATTATTACTGACATTTTTCCTGAACCTGTCACAAAACCCAGGAAGAAATGTAAAAAAAGAATAGCAACACCAAGAGAATATTATCCTCAGGGTAAATACAATTCTATGATTTATGCCAATTTAACTACGTTAGAACTCAACCATAAATATTCTCTTTCAGAACTATTTGAGGAGTTGGGTATGACCAGTTGCAGATTCACGCGTCCAAAGTATTACTTAGATTGTGTAAATACAACTAACCTTTCACTTTCAACTTATAGATATTTTTTTAATAAATTGAACAATTTATTGAGTAAAACTTTATATACTACTCTTACTAATTTTAAAAAGCGAGAATGTATTTCTTATCATATGGAATATAGATACACTTTCAAACAAGGATATGAAGAAATAGACATACCTACAGAAGCTATAGAAGCGCTCAAAGAACAGGCGCTGCAGGAAACTTCATATAAAGATGAATGGTCTGTTTTACATAGTTCTGATTCTCAGAAGTATACTCAATATATTTTAGATAAATTGTCTATATATGGAATCAAAAAATATACTAAATGTTATGTGTTCACTTCTATTAAACCATTTAATAATCTTCCTGAGCCGAGTTTGTCTGAAATGAATGCTTTAACAATCGAGAAGCTTTATAAATTTAGCAATAAGTTTGATCAAGTTAATCAGAAAAAGATTCAATCCATCATAAACACCAGTATTTTAAGTCGGTAGACCGGAAGGCGAAGCCTGAGGTCTGAACACATGAAAGTTTTTTCAGCGCTACTTTCTACACTCGGCGGTTAAGCGCCTCGCCTAAAGCAGCTGCTTCTGAAAAAATTTTGCGTTCAGACGTTGATTGTTTTTGTTGGTGAAAAGTTTCCACCAAAATAAAAATTGTACATATATCTTTATATATAAAAAATATTTGTACCTTTTTTTATTAAGTAGAAAAAATATTATTCGAAGTTGAACGAATGAGCGAAGCGAGTGAGAGAAAACTATAAGACCCTCATGGCTCGCATAAGTTAAAGAAAGGAATGATTACAATAGCAAAGCAGAAAAAATGTAAAAGATACTTATTCAAGCTCCACAGTGAACGTCTTCGTAGATCACGCTGGAAGCTAGAATATCCATTAGAGGAAGCTCTAAACACAGAAGACATTATTTCTCTGTCTGATAGCCAGATTCTCAGATTCATTGATGAACTCAACGGAGACACCAGTGAAGCCAGAGAAGAAGAAGCTTCTTATATAAAGAAAGAAATCAAGCGTCTCAAAAAATCTGATTCTTCTAAGAAAGATACTCTCATAGCAAATCTCTATAAAAGATTCTATAATCTTCAATTTGTTCCAGATTACATGTGTCTGATCATTGATAAAATGTCTGATTATAACAGAGCCAATAAAGGCTTTTCTATCAATGGAATAAAATATCACAGACTCCTAGGCACCAACGGGGGTGTAAAGAATTCTACTATTGTTTATGTCTCTGAAAGACTATATCCCCAGCTCTATGAGCGTCTCTGTTGCGGCAGGAACCTAGAACAAAAATTTGTGCCAGCTAAACTTGAAGCGTACCAAGCACTGATCTGTTCCGGTAGTATTCCAGTAAGTATGCCGAAAGGGATCATAGTCGTTCCTGATTGTATCACTCATTTCACAGAAGACATTATTCGTGTAGATGACTCTCAGTCTGATGAACCAATAGTAGAGTTCCTCAAGGATCAAGAAATAGAGCTTACGGAATCAGACGGTTACGGAATCATGCTTCCATCACTCTCTTACCGTTGGGCAAGAGAGCTTGACGAAGAAGAAGATTTTTTATCTGGCTGTAATCTCAGAGGACTTCCATGGACAAAGGGCATGGTTTTCACAATGGATTACTTAGCTTTTGGGGAATCTATAGCGAAAAACTTCTATATAAAAGATGCCTGGGGAGATATGAGAGATATCAGAGAGTCTGAACTGATTATTACTACTTCTATGCTTAAATTATGGGATTCCTACTCTTCTTTCGAAGATTACTGGTCCAATATAGAAAAATATCATTATCAAATATCTATAGCCAAGACTGCTCCTGCAAGACTTGATGAGTACAGAAGCACAAATTACCAGTTCCTGCAGAATTACCACCTTACACCGGAAGAAGTAACTGAATTGGTCCGTCCTACAGTAGAAGAAATTCAAGAAATCCTTGGATTAGATTACAGGAAGTCACTCCTATTTCTGAGAGGAACAAATCTTACAGAAGATTCCTATATTGATGAAGAACCGTATATCAATGCTCTCATGATTGAGCCACAGATGATTCATGATCCTTACATCAGAGACAGAATCTACAATATGATAAAGAAAAAAATCAGACAGGCCAAGATTGGTGTACTCAAAGTAAGGGGTAACTTTGCCATCATTGGAGGGGATCCGTATAGCTTGATGCAGAGTATCTTTGGTTTACCGGTCACAGGATTACTCCATGCTGGGGAATGCTGGCATAAACATTGGCTTGATCGAGAAGTCAGCGAGGTCTGCTGCTTCAGAGCACCTATGACAAGCAAATACAATGTGCGTAAGCTTAAGATAGTAGGGACTCCTGATATGACTTATTGGTATAGATATATAAACACATGTATGTTGTTAAACTCATGGGATAGTACTAAGGAAGCTCTTAATGGAGCTGATTGTGATAAAACTCTGTCACCTTATACAGCGATGTATATGTAAAACTCGGTGAACTTACAAATGTAAGGTGTCCGGAAGTACCGGGCTAACAGTGGAACTCTTATTGGAAAAATAGATTATAAAAAAGAAGGTGAGAACAATAGAAGAAAGAATTTTAAATGTAAAAGGTATTGATTACATAGTTCGTGAAGATGGAAAAATATTTAGTACTCATAATCGTGGTAGAGCGAAATATCATCAGGAAATAAAACAACGTATGAATTCAGATGGGTACATGTGTATTACTGTCGGTAAAACAGGAAACAGAACAGTTGCCAGTGTTCATAGATTAGTAGCAAAAGCATTTATCCCTAATCCTTTAAATTTACCGGAAGTAAATCATAAAGATTACAATCGCACAAACAACAGTGTAGATAACTTAGAATGGTGTTCACATAAAGAAAATATTGACTATACTCTCGCTGCTGGCAGACATGCTTCGCAGACGTTAGATTATAGTGGCAAGAAAAATCCCAACTACGGAAACACCACACTCAGTCAGAAGTACAAAGCTGATCCTGCATATTCAAAAGAAAAACAATCTCGTCCCGGAGGACAGAATGGAAGAGCTATTCCAGTATGTTTGTTAGATAAAGACAAAAATGTAATAGCAACTTTTCCATACATGCAGTTATGCGCAGAATATGTGTTGAAACAACTGCACTCTTCTTCATCTCCGGCAGGTCTAGCAGGAAGAATCCCATATTATATAGAAACAGGTAACATATATAAACACACATACTATTTTTCCAAAGACAATACTGTGCTAAGTCTCAATAATGAGAAAAGTTCAACGACTATCGAAAGCATAGCTTAAGAGAAATACTTAAGTAAAGAAGCAAGTAGAGTACCTTGTGAGTGGAATCCTCGCAGGGGAAGTGCCGAGCATCTGTATCTTGGTGATAGAGCTACAGATGAAGATATAGTCTAGTCCTTATGGAAACATAAGGTGTTAAGTCGGGAGACTTAATGTTTACTACTAACAATACTATCTTATTAAAACATACAGAAAACCTACCGCCAATCTATTGCATCCAACGTAAAGGAAACAAGGTAGTTCCGACTGAGACAGATATGATACAAGCTAATAAAGGTTCTTTCGGTGATGCGATTGGTCCTATTACTAATGTTATCACTTCACAGATATGCTTACAGGCAAGGTTCCCGAAAGACAGTGAGGAATATAAAGTCTTAGACTACAGGATATTGTGTGGGCAGCTGTTCCAACAGAACTCTATTGATAAAGCTAAAGGAATCATCGCTAAACCTATGCCAAAACATTGGTATGACAATAGCTACAACCGTATAGAAGAAACAGATACACCAGAAGAAATATCTAAGAAGGAATTCAATCAGAGAATTTGTGCAGATAAGAAGCCGTACTTCTTCATCTACAACTACCCTACTCTTATGAAAGAATACAAAGACTACATCAAAACATCAGATGCCGTGAGCAGGTCCAGATTTAATATTCCGCTGGAAGAGCTGCTGTCATCACAAGAGTTGACTGAAGAACAGGCAGAGTTTCTTAAATTCTATAAAGAATTCTATCCAGTCAATGCAGAAACCTGTGTAGTCAATGAACTCTGTTGGGAAATTGAGAAAACACTGGCTGATGTAAAAGAAAGTAAGGTACCGTTTGACAGTTCTATTCTGAAGTCAGATGCCACCTACACAAATAAGGATAAGGCTTTTATAAAACGTATCTATGATAAATATAACAAAACTTATGCAAACAGAATGAGCCGCCATAGCTCTGTGTATGAAGATACTTCTTTAGCTCCTATTGGAATGACTTTTGAATCAGAGTGTGCAGAATATGTTCCAGACGCAGAAAAGCTTTGTAACATTCTGGTTGATTTGGGATATAACACAAAAAAGGGTAAGACTTTCGTCTGGGAGATGTCCGGAGATACTATTATTGATAACCTTCTTTCTCGGACAGATGGTTATGCGCAGTTTCCTGTAAAGGATCCAGACGGTGATATAGAGTTTTGCGGCGAACACTTCTCAATGAAAAAAGTAAAAATGAAAGGCGAAGAATAATGGATTTAATACTCAATGAAAAACAATATATAGAAAAAATGTTAGAACTCGGTGATTGTAGTCCTAAAGATTTAGGAGCAAACATAGCTCTTCTAACTAGATATATGTATCAGGAAAAGTATACTCAGAAAGAAATTTATAATGGTATAGAAGAATTTGCTTCCAAAGTAGATTCTGATTTTGATATCAATAACTGGTACTCATTTATAGACAAATGTATTGGTAAAGCTAAGAAGAGAGATCTGTTGAGCATTGATTATATACCTATTACGCAGAAAGAGTTAGATACTATCAAGGAAATCAAGAATCCTGCCAGGGAAAGACTTGCATTCACTCTTTTAGTCATTGCCAAGTTTAACAATCTAAAATCAGAAACCAATAATAACTGGATCAATTATTCTATGGACGTATATTTCAACCTTGCCAGAGTAACTTGTAAAGTAGATGATCGCCCGTACATGATTTATGACTTAAAGGAATTGGGGTTAGTTGAAGTGAGTAAAAAGATAACTCGCTTCAATATAAGAATCACATTTGTTGATAATGAGTCTGATCCGGTGCTTAAAATTACAGATATGCGTGAGTTGGGCTATCAGTATCAGAACTTAGGTCCGAAGTCTAAGATAAAACTGTGTAAACGCTGCGGAAAGCCGTATAAAGTGAAATATTCTAAAGGCGGTTCGCCTTATTGCACCGATTGCCAGAATAAAAGTGCCAAGGATGAAACAAAACTTATTACGTGTGATTGTTGCGGTAAAGAATTTATTGCAGTATCCAAAAATAATCGTTCTGTACTTTGTTCCGAATGTCAACAAAAAAATGATCGAAAAAATCATAGGAAGCGTCAGGCCCGCTATATGGCGCAAAAATGACGCTATCAAATTAAACCAATGTCTCCGCAAATGCGCTCTACAGGCGTGTTTGCGAGATTTCGTTGATTGAGTATATATGAAAGGGAAGGTATAAGGATGAAAAACAATAATAGACTTTATTTTGCCAGACAGAAATTTTTAGGAAAATGTCCTGTCTGTGGGAAAACATTGAAAAAAGTAGATGGAGTAAATATCCTCCGCTGTGACAACGCAGCCTGTACCGGAGTGACTGTGAGAAGAAATGGGGAGTCTTCTCAGGAACCTTACTACAGGATGCTGAATGACAGGGGTATGGAAATCTACGAACATCTATTTAATAAAAAATAAATTATAGAAAGAGTTGATTATTATTAAACCGATTTCTAAGAAAGAAATTGAAAAACTAATGGACAAAGGTATCATTAGAAACACGCACAAAGGTTACATTAACAAAAAAGGATATCATGTAGGATATTATAAGACCTCAGGCAACAACAGATATATTGAGGACTACTATGCTGATAAAGCAAAATCACTGTAAAGGAGTGCCTAACTATTACTAAATTTTATGATACCAATGCTCTCCTGAATCTCCAGGAGGCAGCATTCAAAGAAAGATTCTTCATCTCTGATGAAACTCTTAGAGAAATCGAAAATATCAAAACATCCTCTCGGAAAGATGAGGATATCAAATACAAAGCTAGACATATAGCTCGTCTTTTAGATCAGAATCATGATCGGTATTCCATAGTAAATTACAATTTTGAAATGGAAAAACAATTGTTAAATTTCGAATTGGATCCAGTTAGACCAGACAACAGGATTGTTTTTAGTGCTTATACTCTATCTAAAGTTCAGGATATTGAATTCATTTCAGATGATTTGTGCTGCAAAAATATTGCAAGGAAAGTCTTTAACCTGCCAGTGTACGGAATCGTAGAGCCTACTAACGAGATATATAAAGGATATAAAGTAATTAAAGGTGATACTAATGCTATCAATCAGGCTATGGCTGAACTAGATTATTCAACTTGGCATATCAATGAATATCTCATTATTGAAAATACCGATGACGGCACTACTAAAGAAATGCGCTATGATGGTCAGGGGTTTGTGGCACTAAAACTGCCATCTTCCAAATTTATTAAAGCAAAAAACTCTTTACAACGTTGTGCATTAGATATCTTGAATAACCCAGATATTACTATCGCTGCTATTCTCGGTGGTTACGGCAGCGGAAAAACTTATCTTTCTATGCAAATGGCACTATACAATGTAAAGGAGAAAGGCAGAAATAGTAAAATCTTAGGTGTACGAGAAGTTTCTGGTGAAGGTAAAGAGATCGGATTCCTTCCAGGCGACATGGAAGATAAAGTTGGGAGATTCTTTGAACCACTCTCTCAGTCTCTTAATGGCGGAGAGTTTGAATTACAGAGTTTGAAAGTATCTGGTGTGTTAGATACTAATGTACCGTTCTTTATGAAAGGTACTACTTATAATGACACTGTTATTCTCTGTGATGAAGCAGAAGATTTATCAGAAAGTCAAATTAAACTTATTGGTACACGACTCGGAGAGAACAGTAAAATTTATCTTGCAGGTGATTACAAACAATCTCTGTTAAGTAAAACGATTAATAATCCTCTCATTAAAATGTGCAATGAATTTAAAGGAAATGAAAAATTTGGATGTATCTATCTTGGAGAAGATGTGCGATCAGAAACCAGTAAACTCTTCGCTGATCTTTTCGAAAAGGATCACTTCTAAAAATATAAGGATTACAAGGAGAAACATATGGAAGAATTATTTGATTTTCCAATTATGAAAAGTGGAGTAGATGAATTAGTTGCTGATATCATCAAAAGCAACTATGACAATCGTAGATTAATCATTAACGATGAAATCAATAACAATCTATTAGAGTCCATCTGTTTATATATTTTGAAATATAATCAGGAAGATAAAGATGTTCCTGAAGATAAAAGAAAGCCTATTTGGATTATTTTAAATTCAGTAGGTGGAGTCGTAAACTTCGGAATGGGACTCATTGATTGTATTAAACATAGTATCACACCTGTTTATTGCTTAATAATTGGAATGGCTGCAAGTATGGCAAGTTATATTCCAATGGTCTGTGATAAATCATATATCTTTCCTAATAGTACAATTTGTATTCATGACGGACAAACCGGTATTATGCAGACTTCCAGAAAAGCAAATGACATCATGAATTTTTATAATAAATGTGATGAAAGATTAGCCGAACTTGTATATGCCAATACTTCTATTACCAAAGATTTTTTAGACGGTATTGCTGATCGAGAATATTATATGTTCCCAGAAGAAGCTAAAGAATTGGGAATTGTTGATACTATTGTTGGCGTTGACTGCCCTATTGATGAAATATTATGAAATATTCCAAAAAAGAATTGATTGCTAAGGTTTCAGAAAAAACAGGCTATCAAGAAGAAAATATAGCTGAAATATATGAAGCTTTAGAAGAAACTGTGTATGATTTACTCCTGTCAGCAAATGAACATAAGGATGTAGAAATTCGACTGTTCACAGGATTTGGTATGTTTAGTAAATTAGTACCAAGTCATGAGAAAAAGATGCCTGACGGAGAAATTAAAACAATAGAACCTACTTTAAAATTCTCTGCACGTTACAGTGCTCGCTGGAGGAAAGATAATATTAAAGAGTACAGAGAAGCTTTAAAATTGTGGGAAAGAGTGAAAGGAAGAAAAGGATGAATGGAGTAGAAATTAAAACAACAACTACTACCCAGATGAAAATCAAGAAGGCTACAATTGATGAACAGGGAGCTGTTTACGTAGATGGCGAGGTAGTTGATCTTATCAATGCACTAAAGAATACATTTGAAGGCTGTATTTTTGATTTAGCTGTCACAGAAAAAACAGAGGTCCCTGTAGAGGACTGATGTTGAGTGTCCTGTGGTATATATTGCATTGAGAATAAAATAAATCACAAAAAGTATGTTGGTCAATCTATTGATATTAAATCACGATGGACTCAGCATAGACATACAAGTTCTTTAGTAAGAGATACATTTCTTTATAGAGCAATGGATAAATACGGTGTTGAGAACTTTGATTTTTATATACTTGAAGAATGCCAACCTGACGAGTTAGATATTAAAGAAATTTATTGGATAGCTACATTAGATACATATAATTATGGGTATAATATGACTCTTGGTGGATCAGGCTTGGCAGGTTACAAAGCTTATAATAGAAATTGTATTCCTAAAAATTTTGGAATGCTTTCTAATGGTGTAGACGAAACTGTACCTATTATAAAGTTAGATACTAACTATGAAGTGTTAGAGTATTATGTAAGCGTACAGGACTGTGCCAGAGCTAATGGCATAGCTTCCACAAACATTTCTAAAACTGCATCAGGGAAAAACAATACATGTCATGGATATATTTTTATGTATTTCAATGACATTAAGGATATGACCACTGATGAAATTATTTCTTATAGATTACATCAAAGAAAGAATTATAAAGATTCTACCCTAAAATCTATAGATCGAATCTCCTCTTCTGGAGAAATTATCAATAATTATGAAAGTATTAGTCAAGCAGCTAAAGAATTAAATTTAGATCCATCTTCTATAAGCAAGGTGTGTAAAGGAAAACTAAAACAAACTCACGGCTATAAATTTAGATATGCCGTAGTAAATAATAAAGAATAAAAGGAGAAATAATTATTATGACAAAAGCAGAAGTTATTACAAAAGTAGCAGAAACAACAGGAATCACAAAGAAAGATACTGGAGCAATGGTTGACGCATTTCTTCAGGTTATCACTAATGAACTGGCAAGCGGAGGAAAAGTAGCATTCACAGGATTCGGTTCTTTCTCAGTTGTTGAAAGAGCTGCTAGAGAGTGTCGTAATCCGCAGACGGGAGAAACTATGATGACAGAAGCTCATCTTGCACCTAAATTCAAAGCCGGAAAAGCATTAAAAGATGCAGTGAAATAAATATTAAATTGCTGACCTGGTGAATTCCAGGTTGGCGATTTGTCCGGTTAGTCTAGCGGTTAAGACACTGCGCTTTCAATGCAGTAACATGGGTTCAATTCCCGTACCGGATGTTTGTATATTTGAGAGTTGTGGGTAATCTCAAATGTCATTTTCCGTATAGTTGTTTCTTTGGGGAGAACTGGGACTCCCCCCCCTCCTATTCTGCAAAGTAAATTCACAAGGTGTGGAACCGACCTGCTAAGTCGTGTGATCCGACAGGATTGAGTTTCGATTACTCTGCTTTGCGTTACAAGATATGTAGATTACAGCCCACCTCCTGTGGGAATTCGTAGGTGAAAATCCTACCATGTAACTCTTGGTTATGTGATTGTAGCATATCATGAATATAAAGATAACCGGATTGATTCCGGTTGAAAGGCAGGATTACTCTCCTGCCTTTTATTTTGCTGCATGTCCGGGTTGGTGAGGAAGCGGTCTTGAAAACCGTTGGTCCGAAAGGGCTTGCAGGTTCGAATCCTGTGTGCAGCGTTGTGACTATGGCAGACTTGGCAATGCAGCGGATTGTGGTTCCGCCTTATATGGGTTCGAATCCCATTAGTCACCTTTATTTGCGCCTTTCGTATAATTGGTAGTACAACCGGCTCCAACCCGGTTAGTCAGAGTTCAAGTCTTTGGGGGCGTGTTAGGTAAGTTCCAGATACCTTGTAGCGAAAAAATCTGGCGGGATTTAGTCAGGACGAGACGCGGCTAAGTTTTTTAATAATTTTACCGAAAATTATATGGAAAGTTAAGGTTCCAACAGAATATATGACCTCCACTTATGGTTATATATTCGATAAGGGTAGCTGCCCATCTTAACACAAGGGAGAGTAGCCTAGCGGCGAAGGCAAGGGACTGTAAATCCCCCACAAAGAAACATCGAAGGTTCGAGTCCTTCTTCTCCCATGAGGTTGACAAATTAAATCAAAATTCCATAAAACAAGTAGATAAGTTTTACTATGAGATGTGTATACGCATGGATTAGGTTTATTAGAAGGTTTTGTCTCTGATTGCAACAGATAATGAGCCTTTTGAGTCTACAAATACCGCAGGTTACGTAGGATCGGTTCCTCGGAGCTTTCATAGGGCTTGTAGATGGGTTCAACTCCCATACCTGCTATTACTAAGATACTTCGGTATCTTTTTTTAATTGGATAAAAAGGAGGTGCTCTAGTGGCACAAGAAGTTGAAAAAAAGCCTGTACCAAGAGCAAAACCTAAAGCACCTGCTCAAAAAGTTATTGATCGTGCTATTGATGAAGCTCTCTATGAAGTAGGGCGTACTAAATTTACATGTAATATGTGTGGAAAGCTGAAGGATGCTTCCGACTTTTATAAAAGTACAGATCCTCTATGTACTACTGGTGTGACAAGAATATGTAAAATGTGTGCAGCAAAGTTGGCATATTCCGAAGATTTAAAAGGCAATAAGAAAGCCCCTGATGAACAGAGTGTCCAGTTAGCGCTCAGATATTTAGACAAACCTTTCTTTCAAAAGCTTTATGATGAATCTATTCTTGAAGCTGCTAACACTATGTCTGGTCGGCCCAAAAATAATACCTGGACTAGTTATATAAAAAATATATCTATGCCACAATATAATACATTAACTTGGAAAGATGGTGATTGTGGCAATAGTTCTACTCTTCTACCGTCTATTGGGTCTGTAGATAACTCTGATGAAGTAAAAAAAATGTATAAAACCAATAAAAGAACTGTTATTTCAGCTCTTGGTTATGATCCATTCGAATCTGCTGCTGATGCAGATAAACCATTAATGTATGGAAAATTAGTAGGTTTCCTCGATGAAAGTACGCAAGACGATGAATTGAAGTTAGGTGCCTGTGTAGAGATTGTACATAGTCTTAACCAATCTGAAAAAATCAATACTGTAATTAATGCTCTGCAGAAAACTCCAGAATCTATTATAAAAAATTCTGCTACTATCAAAGCCCTTGAAGCCACTAAAAAAGACATTATGAAAACTACTCTTGATTTGGCTCGTGATAATGGAATTAGTATTAAGCATAGCAATCATAATACTAAAGGTGCTAATACCTGGACCGGGAAAGTAAAAGAGCTTAAGGAAATGAAGCTTCGTGAACAGGAAGTAAATGCTTTTGATATAGGAACTTCTCAAGGTATGCTTCAGGTTGCGGAAGCCAGTACTGCTGCAATCATGAAACAGTTGGCTTTAGATGAAAATGACTATACTGAAATGATATCTACCCAACGTCAGAAGGTGTTGGAATTAGAAAATAAATGTGATGCTGCGGTTGAAGAAGCACGTATTCTTCGTAGAGAGAACGATGATCTAAAAAATTTCCTCAGAGATAAGAAATTGATTGATGAAAATGATGAGGTGATTGTGGAATGAAACAGACTGATTCTGGTATATGGGTTCCAGATACACCTACTATTTTTGTTAAGCCTACAGAAGAAATCATTTCTCAACGAAAAATGGAAGGAATGCAGAAACTTTCTGAAATTAAACAATGGGGATTAAGAAATCCAACCAAATTTATGGAAAGATTCATAGGCGTTGACCTTCTTGATGTGCAGACCTATACATTTATGAATTCTTGGGATAAGATGTATGCTCTATGGTTATGTACCAGAAATTATGGAAAATCGACATTGCTTGCATTATATTACATGACAAGAGGTATGCTTCTTAATAATTGTAGATGTTATATATGCGCTGGCACCAGTGACCAATCCATAGAAACTTTTGAAAAGATTGTATCTATCGCTAAAAATGAAATTGAGTCATTCACTGGATTAACTGATGTATTCAGGAATGAAGTTGTCATTAATATGACCAATAATGATGGTTTTATAAGAAATCCTGCAGGTTTTACTTATAGATTGTATAATGGTAGCTTCGTTAAAACACTTAACAGTAACGTCAACGCAAAAAGAGGTAAAAAAATATAATACGGTTTTATATAAATAAATCTTAGGAGGAACGTATAATGCCAAACAAAAATTGGGACACTGCTGAAGTGTCTTTTTTAATTGCAAATTATAATACGCTTTCAAATGAAGAAATAGGTATTCACTTAAACAGAAGTACAGGTGCCATAACAGCTAAATGCTGCCAACTTGGATTAAAAAAGAAACAGACTTGGTCAGACAGCGAAATTTCTTATTTAAAAAGTAATTATAATTTTCTTACGCAAGAACAAATAGCCAATTACTTAGGACGCACTAAAAGTGCTGTTAATATAAAGGCTAGTAAATTAGGATTAAAAAAAAGATATGAATATAACCATGATTATTTTGAATGTATAGATTCTGAAGATAAAGCTTATTGGTTAGGTTTTATTTGGGCTGATGGGGCTTTATTTAAAAATGAAAAAGCTAACTCAGGAGAACTGTCCATTGAATTGCAATTACAAGATAAAGAACATTTAAAAAAATTCAATAAAAGTATAGACGGAAATCTACAAGTAAAAGAGAGAACACGATCAAATTGTTTCAGTGGGAAATACAAAGATAATGTATATACTACTTGTTTTATTCGTGTACATAGCATCAAGATCGTCAATGACTTAATTAAATTAGGATGTACTCCAAATAAATCAGCAACTATTGGATTACCAGACTTGCCTGAAAATTTAATGTGGCATTTCATTAGAGGCTACTTCGATGGTGACGGCTGTGTAGTTTATCAAAATCACAAAACCAATGTAAGATGTGACTTCACTTCTATCTCTTCTTCTTTAGTCAACCAACTCAGAACATGGTTATATCAACATGGAATCAATTCATATATTACACATGATAAAAATAAATTAAGATTGTGCATCGCTGGCAGAGACTATAATCTTCTATTCTTATCTAAAATCTATGACAATTCTACAATCTATTTATCTAGGAAATATCAAAAACAACTTCAAATCAGAAATCATATCACTCAACAAAAATCAGCTTAATTGCCTCGTTTATTGGTAACAATAAATTACGAAAGTCAAATGGGAAAGAAAACTGGAAGTGCTGAAATGCGAACCAGACTGGAAGGCTGTATTTAAAAGTACAGTCACAGGCAGAGCATAGAGAATGAACCTGTGAAAACAGAATATAATTTCTCCAAGAGTCCCCATCTCCTTACTAAGGATGAAAAGGTATGCCGAACTTATAAGAAATACAATTATAAGAATTAGAAGATAAAAAGCTTCTAAGATAACATATGAAAAGAGCTGAAGCAGTTTGTTTTGATGAATCTGGTTTCCTGGACGAAGAAGTATTTCAGGTTATTGAACCATATACAGCTCAGGATAAGAACTTTAAAATGGGTGGAAGTGTAAATGTAACTACTCTTCCTAAAGAATTGCCTAATCAATTACTCTACACTTCAAGTGCCAGCACTACTGATTCTTACTTTTATAAAAAGTATAAAGAATACAGTAAAGCTATGATCTGGGGTTCCAAAGACCATTTTGTAGCAGACATCAACTGTGAGATTATGTTTAATGCTACATATAGAGGTAAGATTTATCCAGCATCTCTGTTAACCAAAGAAAAGGTTGACAATGCAATGCGTGAAAATAAAGAAAAAGCTCTTCGTGAGTATTACAATATATTCACTTCTGATGGCGGTGCAGATGCCATCTTCAAACGTTCTATGATAGTAAAAAATTCTACTATCCGTCCCCCAATTATGTTTAATGATACAAAAGACAGACTTTTTGCCTTAGCATATGATCCAGCTAGATCTATGGATAACTCTTTTGTCCTTGTTGGAGAATATTATAAAGATTCTTCAGACAATTGGAGAATGCGTATTGCTAATGGTATTAATTTTATGGATCTTAGTAAAAAGAATAAAACTCCTATGCGTACGCCTGAACAGGTCAAGAAATTGAAACAACTGATCCTTGACTATAACGGTGATGGAGTCGATGACTATACAAACATAAGTAATATCTTTATAGACGCTGGTTCTGGTGGTGCCGGTGTTAATATTGCAGATTATCTTATGGAAGATTGGTATGAAGAAGGACATGAAGGTGAACAGAAATATTTACATAGAGGTCTTATAGATAAAGAACAGTCGTCTGATTATGTCAAAAAATTTCCTAATGCTGTAGATAAAATTAAATTATTACCGCCTACTATGTATAAATCTATTATCTATGAAGCTGCTATTGAAATGATGAGACTTGATCTCATAGATTTCACTGCTGAGTATGATAATAAAGGATATTTAACAATGCTAGATATAGACGAAAAAGAAATGGCAAAAGCAAAAAAAGATTTAATTGCTAAGTATAAAGATAAATCTATGTCTAAAGGTGAATTAGATCGTTTAGTTGAAGAAGAACTTCAAGAAAGAAATTTGGCCTCAACTAAAATTTATAAACTATCTCCTGATGAGGAACTTGGTCTAGTACAGATCGACTCGCTAAAGGAGGAAATGGTTAATATGGTACGAAAGAAACGAGAATCTGGTAAAGATGGCTTTGAACTGTCTACAGAGAAGCAAAACAAATTGCATGATGATCGTTCGTATTGTTTCTCAATGCTCTGTTATGGACTCTCAGAACTTCGTAGAGAACATATTAAAAATAAGAAACGTCCCAAAAAAGAAAATATAGCTGCTGCTATGCCTATTCGTAAAGGTGTAGTAAGAAAAATGTTTAGTTAGGAGGTGAGACATTGGCTATTAAAGAGGAAAAAACAACTCAAGAGATAAAAAATTATGCTCTTAAACAACAGGCATTACAAGAAAAATTCGCTCAAGTAAAGCAAGCTGTACAGCTTATTGATTTAACTAAAACAGAAACAAGAACATTTACTGTATTTAGTAAAGATAAATTACGTCAATATATGCAAAACCCTAAAACCAATGAATCTAACCTTCGTAATTTGAGCAGATTCTTATATAGAGTTTCTCATAATTACAGAAGACTTATCTCCTATCAGGCAGAAATGGTAGATTTAACGGCTCTTAATGTTATACCTCAGATAGATTTTACTGAGGATGCGCATGACGATGAAAAAATAAAGACTAGTTATTTTAATACTTTAGTACAACTTGATAAGATGAATATGCAGTCAGAGATTTTAAAATGCCTATTGATTGCATGGCGTGAAGATACATTTTATGGTTATACATATGAAGATGATTCTGGATTCTTCATTTACCCTCTTGATGGAGATTATTGTAAAGTATCTTCTGTCAATTATGATGGCACTCTTAATTGTGCCTTTGATTTCAGTTATTTCAGAAGTCATACTGCCGACTTAGAATACTGGGATTCTGAATTTAATTCTAAATACAATTCCTTTCAAAGTGACAATACTCTTCGTTGGCAAGAGTTGGATCCAGAAAGAACTTTTGTAATTAAAGTTAACATTGATGATCCAACACTTAATATGCCACCTCTTTCTGGTTTGTTCGAACCACTTATTGATCTTATTGATCTCCAAAGTATTCAGTCGGTAAAAGATGACTTATCAATCTATAAACTTCTGGTTGCAAGATTAGAAACACTTACTAACTCTGACGAACCAGATGATTTCTCAGTAGATATTGATACAGCCATTGAATATTATAATAGACTAGTTGAATCTCTTCCAGATTGTGTATCTGCAGCTATCTCCCCTCTTAAAATTGAACCTATAGAGTTTCAAGGTGACCAGACTCAAGATGTTAATAGAATTGCTACTGCTACTTCGAATTTATTTAAAAATTCTGGTGGTGCACAGATTCTTGATAATGACAAAGTCTCAGGTACGACAGCTTTTACTGCTGCTATTCTTTGTGACACAATGATGGCTATTAAAACTGTCCTTCCACAGATAGAAGAACGAGTTAATAGATATCTTACTTTTGCTATTGGTGATGATCATGCTAGAGTAAAATATTTTGAGGTATCTCCTTATACAAAAGCTTCTAAAAAAGAAGAACTTATGAAATCTGGAGAACGAGGTGTGCCAGTAAAGCTAGCCGTTGCTGCTCTTGATGGTATCTCACCTCTTGAAGCTTTATCTATGGATTATCTTGAGAATACTGTTCTAAAACTTCACGAAACATGGATTCCTTTTAGTACTTCTTTCACATTGAGTGGATCTGCCTCACAGCAAGTTATTGATGGTAAAACAGATGATACAAAAGGTGGAAGACCTCAATCCGACAACCTTACAGATGAAGGTGAAAAAAGTAGAGAATCAGAAAAGTCCAGTGAACAGGAGGGATAATAGATGAACAAACATTTTATCCGAACTGCTGACCAGGAAACAGCAAATATTTTAAAATCTATTGGCTTTCCTCAGGTCGGCTATACTAAAGGTATCTATACATTTGCAAATTGTTCATCTCTTTCTTTTGCAAATGTAAATATAGATATAAACAAGCTAACTTATACCGATATTTATTGTGCAAGTTAGTACTCCTCTTCTATGAGGATAAAAATACACAATAGAAAGGAGGCTAACATGAAGAAAAAAGTACTTACATTAGATGATCTCTATTCTTTTTTTGAACAGAGGAATCAGACAACTGTATTCAGTGCCAAAGAGTCTGGATATAATATTGCAGTTCAGGTTCCGGCAAAATTTGAATTAGAAGATTCTGATGAAGATGATGGTTTTTTACGAACTAAATTCAAAGTAAATCATTTATATGAAAATAGAAATAAATCTTATATATCTGAAGAAGCTCAGTTAGAAGCTTTACCGTCTTTACACTATAGACCAGTTCTGGCCGCTATTACCACTTTATCTGATGGAACTACTGATTTTACTTCTCATGCTATGGAATTTGATGATGAAGGAAACATTACATACATTGAGCAACCTATTGGTGTTTTTGTCAATCCTGAAGGATATCATCTTGAGTATGATAAAGAACATGATAAAACATATGTTATTGCCGATGCGGTAATTTATAACGATTATTGTGCTCCAGCATGTGAAATTATTCAGCGTAAACAAGGAAGTAAAGTAAGTTGTGAATTAAGTATCTCAGAACTCTCTTTTGACACTAAGGACAAAGTGCTTCACTTAGATAAATTCAGATATAATGGTGTGACTTGTTTAGGCACTGATCCTATCACCGAGAAACCCGTTGAAGAAGGTATGGAGGGTGCCAGATTAGATATTGCTGATTTCAGTGAAGAGAATAATAGTCTTTTTACTAATACAGAAGAAAAATTACTAAAGGTTATTCAGTCTTTGCAGGAGACTCTTGCTAAGTTTGAAATTGAAGAACCAACGAAAGCCTGCTAATAAAAAGTCAAGTGTTTTTTTGAAGAAAATTTCAAAAAT